TCCACTAAAACAGACGGTAACGCTGTATCTAGTTCATCTACATTACAAAGTGACATTACATTATATGCTCGATGGACGCAACCTGACGCATATATTAAAGTATATTGGGACCCAAAAGGAGGTACATTTACAAAAACTGATAAAACTAGTACAACAACATCTACTATATATGATTATCATGGAAAAACATTTAAATGTCAACCTTCTGATTTAGGATATAATAACTATCCAACAAAAACAAATTATACATTTAAAACATGGTGTACTAATGCAGGTTTATTATGTTATTCAAACACATTTCCACTTAGTGTAAATAATAAACAAGGAATAGTCTGGGATTTTTATGCAACTTGGGCTGTAACAAATATAACAATTACATGGAATGGTAATGGTGGTACATGGGATGACGGAAAATTATCTCAAACATCTAAAGGAACATATGGGAAAACAATAAATGCATATGGTTCAAATCCTACAAAAACTAATACAACTTCTGAAACATATACGTTTAAAGGCTGGGGTGAAACATCAAGTTCTATAAATACTATAACATTCCCTTATAGTTTGACAAATCCATCAGGTTCAATAACATTATATGCTATATATTCAAATTCAACAAGAAGTTATACAATAGAATGGAAGAGTTACCCTATATATAATTTCTATTCTAAAGATGACCAAACATATGAATCATCAACAACGACAACAGAAAACTATGGTACAAAATACAAAGATATATCTATTCCTACAGGTGTTAAGGTTACTTTATATAATTCAGACAAAACAGAGCAATATAAGTCAAATGGAAGTTGGTATACTACTGAAACTGGTAATATAGTTATTAAAGATAATGACACTACAGTAACAGGTGATACTACATTCTATTTACATTTCAGTACAAATTATAAAGTTATATTAGATTGTAATGGCGGACAAGTATCTAGTTCAGATAAATCAACAAAATGGGAAATTTACGTAACATCATTTAAATATGATGATTATAAACCTGTTAAAACTGATTATACATTTGCAGGATGGAATATAAGAGATACTGACACATCTGGAACATTAACAGGTTCATAGAAAGTTTCAGAAGCAAAAACATATTATGCAACATGGTCTAAAGATTCTGTTACAATTACATGGAGAAATCACACAAATGGTGCTGTGGTAATATGGGCAGATGGTACAGCGGAAGATAAAAAAAGTTCTGTTAAAAAAGGTACAAAATATAATGAATTATCAGCGCCAGCATCATTTGCTGATATTATTGAAGATGCTACGTTCATACGATATACTGCAGCATGGTATACAAAACCATACGGTGGTACTTTAATTTCAAAAACAGAAACAGCAATAACAACTGCGACATATGTATATACATAGTTTACATATGTATCAGCTAAAGTTAGCCTTTATCCAAATGGTGGTTCATTAGTAGTAAGTGATACAACATATACAACCAGTCCATATGTTATATATGTAAAATCAATCAATTTAGGCAGTTATACTCCAACGAGAAGTGGATATAACTTTAAAGGATGGGCAGAAACAAGTTCTGCAACATCAGGTTCAACTTCTACTGTTACAATTAAAACTGCTACACCTTATTATGCCGCATGGAAACAAGTATTTACAGTTACATGGAATCTTAATGGTGGTACATATAATAGTTCAACCACTAATCCTACTCAATCTGTTGAATCCGGTAGTACAGTATCATTCAGTACTTATACACCTACTAAATCTGGATATACATTCCAAGGTTGGGCAGAATCAAATTCTGCAACTTCCGGAAGCACATCAGGTAATTCAGCTGCAATTACATCGAATAAAACATTCTATGCTATATGGAAGTCTGCAGCACTTACACCAATACTTCTTATATTAGCAAGTTAATATAATAATACATAAATTAAAGAACTGTAAATTATCAAAAAGATTTACAGTTCTTTTTTATTTAATAAATATTATACATAATATAAGAATATTAATATATGAAAAAGAATATATATAAGTTATTAAAATTATATGAATCATCGTCCGATCTATTTGATGATGATATTTTAGGAGATGAAGAAAATACAGGCTTAATAGATTAGGAAATATCATCAAAAATAGCATCGAATGATTTAAAACCAGTTATCATAGATTTATTAGGTGTTGATAAGCCTCGTGCATGGAAATATGATAGAGATAAGGATGGAAATCAAATATTAACACATGAAAGTAAAATATCATATGGTATGGATGCATATGGAGAAAAAGTAATGAACCAACTTAAAGCAAAAGGATTTACTGAATATACAGCATCAAATTGTCCATATGCATTTACACATGGCATAGATTATATGAAAGCTCAGAAATTACTTCGTCCAAATTATAATTTTCCTTCACCAGGGCAACCAATGTTTAATGCATATAATGCTGATATTGAAAAGTATACAATTTGGGTATGTCATACATTTCCTAAAATGCCGTCAATTATTCAAGATATATTTAAAAAAGATATGTATTGTCATAAAATATTATTATCTGAAGATGAAGGCATAATTTTTATGGAACATCGATATACAAATGAAGGTAGATATTCATTTAAAGATATTGCAACCATTAAATTAACAGGTAAAGTTATATATGATGAGAAGGATTCTGATGATTAGAAAAATATCATTAAGAATACTAAAGATAGAGAAAAACGATTATCATTTTTAAAAAATAGGTATAAAAAAACAGTAGGTACAGGAATAACGCAATTTATTAAATATTTTGATTTAGATAAAAATAATGAGCCTTATGGAGTTATGTATTTTAACTGGAATAAATCTATTAATGCATCAAAGGTATCAAAGCAATATAAAATACCTGTATTCTTATTATGGTTATTATAGAAAGATATATATCCATTAAATGAATTAGAAAAAGAAGATGATTCTGCTGAATATGAATTAACATCAAAGGGTATAACATTTGATTTTTATGCTATGATAGATACAAGATTTGCAAATAATGAAAATACGGCAAAAGATCCTATAATATTAAGAAATGCAACTCCTAATTCATGTATAACTGTTAAACTATCAGATTATGCTTTAGAACAATATCATGATATTTTCGATTAATAACAATATATAAAAGGAAGATCATCATTGATCTTCCTTTTTAATTTCTAGAATATATACACATTTATTTTCAATTTTCATACTAATAATAGATGTGATAATTTTATCTTCATCTATTTTATTTCCTACACTCAAAAATGGTCCTCCATCTGGATCTATAAAATTAATATCTGTATAATCTGGTTTACAATTAATATCATTATTAAATCCGACTCTCATATAATGAAATATTTCATCTGGTCCATGTAACTGATATTCATGTTCAGATATTTGCTCAAGATAAACACCTTTATAATATCTATTATATAATTCTATTCTTTTCTTAGTTTCCATAAATCTTTTACTAATTTCTGTTATATAATTTATAAATGAAAATTATTAAAATGTTTTATAAAATATATTATATTGATTTACATATTGTAGAAGATATTAAAAAATTATTAGATAAACTTCATAAATTAGGTTATCCAGAAACATACTTATCCGACTTTAGTTTTTGTCCATATCTTATTATTCATAAAGACTTTGAACATAACAAATATCCTGTATATGAAAATATAAATAAAGGATATTTAGATAGTATGATGTCTAAAGTTATTCTTATTGAATGTAAATCATCATCAGAATTAATTGAATATGCTTATGAGTTAACAAAAGATAATAATTCTATAAGCAATGGTCTTTTTTAATGAATTTTAAATATAGGTTCTCTATATAATGATATTTTATTACATGTATTCCAATCAAAATTAGTATTAAACATCAATGGTAATCTAAAAACATTTATATATTCATCATTCATAAATATATCACAGTCTGAAGTTATGATAATATCAAAATTATCTGGAATATTATCATTTAAATATTGAATTGCATCAACATCAAATACACATCCTTGAAATACTATATACTGTGATATATTATTCTTTATTTGATATTCATTCCGTATTTCTTCTAACCATTGTAAATTATCAACAAATGATTTATCTATCATATTATTATCTTTATGTTTATTGTTATTTAACATATTCATAAAGATAATATCATTAAATATTGTTCTATCATCATATATTGGTTCTAATTCTATCTTCTGTATATATGGAATGCATCTAAATAAATTAATGTCTAAAATACCTAATCTATAATTTGTTTGTCTATTATGAAATTTAAATCCATTTAATGATTTAATTTTTAATGTAACATTATAAGGATCATTTACATTATATGAAAAACTATTCCAATATCCATCATGGTATCTTCCTTTTGTCTCATTAAGATATGCTCTCCATACATCATAATTAGTTCCTCTCATATTAAGATATGAATTTTTCTTAAGTTCCGTAATATTATTACCTATTAAATTAGTTAATGATTCAACTCCTGTATCATTAAATACAGAAGATGAATCATCACCAATTAAAATATCATCATCAAAAAGATTATCTATCATTATTTAAAATCATTTTCAAGAGATTTTCTCAATTCACTTAAATCATTAAGATACATGTCCTTAATAGTTGTTTTCTTAATATACTTAAGTTCTTTTTCAATCTCCTTATTCTTCTTAATCAATTCTTTCTTCTCTTCATCAGTTAACTTAGAAATCTGAATTTGTAATACAGTTTCAGGTAAATTATATTTCTTCAAATCATCCTTTACATCTTTTCTCTTTCTATTAGAGATAACTAATTCACCACTGTTAACTAATTCTATAAATTTACAAATATTATTGTTTTCCTCATAACGTTTTTCCATGACAGAAACTAATCTATCTTTCCTATCATTATATTTGTTAAGACGAATATTAACAAAATATTTAATAAGTTCTTCCTTATTGATAAAATGCTTTACTTTCTTATGTTCATCAAGAACATAAAGTAAATCATCTGGTACATATGTATATAATCCAATTTTCTTAAAAAGTTTATCTTTACGTTCTGGTTTCATCTCACGTTCAAGTTGTTTCTTAGGAAATATCAACCAATAATTCAACTTATCATCCTGAGAATAATTCTTCCAATCCTTAAGATACCCTTTTTCTACCATATCATTAAGTTTCTTCTCAAACTTATCAAATCCCATATCATATGGAAGGTCTGTTACCTGAAATATATCATTCTTAATATCTACCTTATATACACCTGAATTCAACCATTTACCAGCATCTTTATCAAATGTAAATCTATCTTCTTCAATACCTCTAACATAAGGTCTAATAATAGTTTCCTTAATATCACCTGTATTCAATACTTCTGTACATGCGTCGATAATATCAATAGGGTTATAAGAAAATGAACTGAATTTATAACCTGGTGCCATACCTTCTGCACGTGCAGTAATAACAGTAGGAATAATAGGCCAATAATTTACTGGTTCAAGATAAGCACCTTCATCAAAAACATATTCAAGAAGATCTTCATCTACTTTATAAAGTTTTGCGTATGGAGATAACTTACAATAAAGATAACGTGGAGCTGAAACAGCTTTTTCATCACGTAACGAACCATGTTGACCAGTTATGGTAATAGGATGCAGGTTATCACGGAACTCTGCAGACATTGTAAACATTGTATTTACCAAACTCGCGTCACCATGTTGATATAATGTTAAATTATAAACATCGCCAACCAAATTCAAATTCTTGATCTCAGACCCATTTTTCATACCTCCATGGAAAGCAGCATGCATAATCTTTCTAGCTCCTACTTTAAATCCATCAAGAAGACTCGGTAATGCTCTTGTAGCAATTACATATTTTGTATAATCCTTATAATCTGTATTTAAAAAATCTGTTATAGTTCTTACTACTTTCTTATTACTATCTTCAATAATATGTGCGTCTAAACCTTTAACTTTCTTTGTTGTTACTTTCATTTATTAAAATTATAGTTTCTTATATTTATAATGTATTTTCTAAATATTGTTTTAATTCATCTAAAGAATAAAAAGTTTTATAATTTAAATTATTATCATATGCGGTTTTTATTTTTAATGGATCTCTTACAGTCCAAACATCTATTGCTGTATTATAAAATTTTGTATTTTTATTTTTCCATTTATTAAGTTTTTCTATATCATTTAAATCATTTTCATTAAATACATGACCACCATGTGTCCAATGATAATTACATTCTATATATAAATTTAATGATTTGACATAAAAGTCACAATAAAATGGATATAATTCGGTTTTATATTGAGTTAATACATTATTAATGCCAAATTTATTTTCTAATAAAGTTTTAGATTCATTTTCAGGTTTTGATGTATTAAATGTACCTCTTAAACGTTTTGTTATATTAGTTTTCTTTTGAATAATATCTCGTTTATTTTCAACTTTATTTTGAATTTCTTCAGACATAAATGGTTTTTCCACTCCATATTTTTCAATATTTGTTTTTCTTACTTTTTCTGGATTAAATACACCACCATATTTTTTTATTTGTGTATCTATTGTTTTTTGATTTATTTGCTTATTTTGTGCTGACCATTCAACACCATAACGAATCAAATTTGTTTTCTTTATTTTATCTTTTACAAAATCTAACTACATTATATTATCAACACCATATTTTTCTAATAATGTTTGTTTACATTTATTTCTATTATTATAATGTGAATCACCATATCTGACAAAAAGAGTCTATTTTGTCTTTTCTCTAATTTCATTCATTTTTAATTTTCGTTTATCCTATATTCTTTTTATAATATTAGGATCTTTCATATATGAATGATCTATTTTATTTTGAAATTCATCGGTTTTCATATATTCGTATTGACATTTACGTGAACATGTTTTCCCATATAACATATTTGAAAGACCATAATATTTTACATATTTTCCACAAATTGGGCATTTAGGTTTTTCTTCTATATTATATTTTATTCTATGAAGTATTTCTTTATAACTACAATTATTAGAATCGTTAAATCTATGTAACAAATATTTTTTTATATCATTATTATTTTCAATTATTTTATTGGATGATGATCTTATTCTATGTGGCATTGTAGTTGATGTGAAAAATAAAGAAATTATATATTCATCATTTATCTATTGTTTTTCTTCCATAATTTTAATTTAATAAAATGTTCCGTTTACATTAACTGACATATCATCGATGTTTATAGATACATATTCTTTCCAAGGACAAATCTTATTTGTTATTTCTTCAGGAATACCTGAATTTTTAAATATATGATATAAATCCATTTGAGGACCATAATCAGAATATAATTTCCTAATATTCATATGTGTTTTATTTCTTCTAATTTTATTAAATCTATTTTTGCCAGAAATATTATGACTATTTGGATTATTAAGAAATTTCTTTGTTTTACGAGGATACTTTCCTTTTTTAAATATATATGAAAGATAATCATTATTATAACCAAAATATCGTGGAAACATAAGGCATCTCATTGTTTCCTTATAGAACAATTTCTTTTGAGAAACACTTACTTTATACATATATTTCTGTTTAAGATATGATCCTAATGCTTGACACATCAATGTTTGATCATTATGATATGACGTCCTCATACTTTGATATTCTTCATTGAATACATCTTTATAAAGCATATCAGCAGCAATTTTACATGCATCATATAACGTATGAATTGGTTGATGTTGCTCTTTATAATACTTTATTACATCATTAAACCAATCTTTTACACAATATTTAGGTGCAATAACATGTTTATCTTTTAAATAATCTGAATACTTATCATACATGATTTTATTATAATCAGAAAAACCATAATACCATGCCATAAATTGATCGAATTTTAAATTACTATCAATATCTTTTTTACTTAAAATACCGGTATCTATATCATCTTCCCTAATTATAAAATCAATATGTGAAACATTTTTATTAATAAAATCAGTTAAAATATTATTTAATATATTAGCTGATTTAGAATTCATACATAACTCTATTAGTTCTATAACTTTATCTTTAGATAAATTATAACCATATAATGGTTCTGGAAAACTATTAATTATTTCTTCTTTTGACATAATAATCTTTATATATTAAAACTTTATATTTTTTAACATCCACCACTCCAATGATGATATGGAGAACCATATGTATTACCACATCCTCCTGATGAATAATCATCATAATATTCTCTTGCTGTTTTTGTAACAGTTTTCTTCTTTTCCTTTTGTTTAACTGCCGTTATTTTTGAAGGAAATAAAGGATCTATAAAAGAATCATCAACATTTTTAAGAATTAAATGTTCTCCTTTATTATCTTGTATTCTAACATAATCATCCATATCAATTACCGGTTGTTTTGGTAATATTTTATACATGAGGTCATTCATTATAGTTCGTTTTTCTTCCTCCTTCTTTTGTTTATAATCTTTAAGTTTTTCTGATAATTCAGAATCATCTATAGAATTAAGAGTATTATCTATATTCTTTATAGCTTCATCTATCTTATTAACAGAATCATAACTTGTAAGTAATTCATTTCTATTTGCATGGGATGCTATATAATCACCTACATATTTTGTTATTGTATCTATAATATTTTTATAATCCATTTTTATTTTTATTTAATTTTATGACCATCTCTGAACAATTTCACCATTTTCATATATTATACAAAAGAAATATTTCTTTGAAAATAATGGTCTTATTAGTATTTTCAATAAATCATTTATTGATGCATGTTGTTTATGTGTTTTATAAAAACAACATCTTTTTATTGTAAAATCTGAATTTGATTTATATCCTAAATATGGTGATAAATCAAAATGTTTATTACTACAACCATAAGCGAATGGTTTAGGTAATTTAAATCCAAATATATCCTCTAATGAAACATAAAGTTCATCATGTTCAAACATTTCTGCTAACTTAAAATGAGAATACCCTAATTTTTCAAAATGTTTAATATTATCAATAAAATCTTCTTTTGAATCTAAATATCCTTTAATAGCATTTAGTGTTAATGAAACTTTATTCTTATATGGAATTTCTTCAAATAATCTATCTCTATTATAAAGTGAAACACTATGTCTTATTTTGTCACCAACTTCTTGATCGTAATGTTGTGGTGATATGATTAAATGATCTATCACTTTTATAATTTCAAAGAATGTTTCCTTTTCTGTCCAGCATGGTATAGGCATTGATGTAATTACAGTAACCGGTAATTTAGCAAATCTTTTTATATTCTTTACCAACTTAAGTAAGTCTTCTATATAAAGCATAGGTTCACCACCAGACACAGTAATTTCATCAATTTTATCTTTTATATTTAAAACAGATAAAAATATCTTATCAATATCTGGTTTTGAATTTCCAACGCCTTTATTAAATGCATCTATACAAAATGGACATTTATTTGAACAATTCTTTGTAAAATGTATTTGTGCTTCATTTAATATTTGATCACAAATATTATTATTTAATTTAAATAATTTTTTCATAATTCATCTTTGACCATAACTAACTATTATTTTTAATTTATATACAAAAATACATTTATTTTATTAATTAGGAAACATAAAGTCTTTACTATTAAAACAAATAAATATAAAAAGTTTTAATATTAAACACAATGTCATTATATAAAGAATTAATGAATGGTATATCATATAGTTTAAAGAAATCATTAAATGAAATGGCAAAACGTATTGACCATAGAACATTAGATAGGAAATTATGGTTAAGTGTTGCGTCAGTTTGTTCAAGAAATAAAGCAACTGAATGTGAGTTGGTAAAACCTATGAAGAAACTTACTAAGGATGATTTACTTAACAGATATGTTGCAGCTTTAATTATTATGAAAAAACCATGTCCAAAAAGTGAAAGGGATATAGATAAAATTAAAGTATTCAAATTATTTGGACACAGAATATTAGATTTGGGTGGAACTATAGAAGAAATTCAATAGCTATATAATATTAATATGGGTATTTCATCTGAACCTGTACAAAAACAACCAGTTTCTAGAAAAACACGTGTAACTGAACCTGTAATTTCAACTCCTAATGTTTCAAAACCACGTGCTAAACGTTCACCTATTAATAAAAAATATATTACAATACTAGATTCACTTATACAACATATACCTGTATCATTATATGATAGCAATGATTTAAAAACCAGTTTTGTTGGTAGTTATAACAAAGCATTTGATAAATGTGAAGTAGATATTGAAAAATATGTAAATAGTTTAGTTAGAAAATCTGGATAGAACTTTGATAAACTTATCAGTTTACTTCAAAATGATATTGTTAATTTTAATAAATTATTTAAAAGTACAAATGATGTATTATTTGAAATTTATGAAAATGTAGGCACTAGAAAAAGAGGTTGGGATACATTTTATCAATATTTAACTATTGATATAAAGGAAAATTCATATGATTGTTTTATTCATAATGAAGCTGCGTCATTCGCACCAGATGCAAGACGACGTGATTTCAATGAAAAATTTGATGGAAATAATTTATTTAAATATAATTTCACTGCATGTAGATATTTTGAAAATAAACCTAATATGATAAAATTATTTTCAAAAGGAGTATTTTTATATATTGTTAAACCTTATGTTAAATATAAACAAACAGGAGATGAATCTGGAAATGCAGAACATAGTGAAGAAACATTAATTAAATATAATATGGATAATAATCCTTCTAATTATTTTGAATGGGTAAAAGAAAATATTAAGCAAATATTAAAGAATAATCCTGATAAATTAATTAATGTTAATTATAATGATTGGAGTGGAGCTATTAAATCATTATATTATAATACCGATGTGCGTAAATTTATTATACAATGTTATTTACAGTCTGGAAGTTCAGATATGAATAAATCTGATGTATTAATTAATTTAACAAAACTTTCACCATCTGATACATATAGGAACAAATATATATCTAATAATGGATATACATATAGAGATTCAGACGATGCAGTTTATACATGTGTTGTTAAAGATTTAAATGCTTTTGGAGAAAAATTGTTTAATATTATCAAAGAAGATATTATAAAAGGTAAATTAATTTAATATATAAAAAGGAAGATACTTATTATTGTATCTTCCTTTTTATTCTTTATAAAATAATCCTTGTCTATTAAATGTATCTATTTCATTTTCAATATCCATCTTTGCACCCAATTGCATTATCCATTCATTTAATGGTATATTATCTTTCAATAATTGATTTATATTACTATAAAATCTCTCACCATTTATATTAATTTGTTTTTGTGTATAATTATCTATACCATTATCATTTGCTTCATTTGTATTAGAAATAAACATAGATGTTGAGAATGTATTATGTAAGTTATTATTAATTACAAAATCTGATGCATAACACCAACAGCATATTATATTTTTTGCATGAACTAAATTTACATTAAATTCATGTAATAAATATTTTTCTTTATTAAAATTTGGAAATAATAAACCTTTTGCTGTACCATGTCCCAAAAATAATATAGTATCATCTTCTGATATAATTGCATTATTAACTATATCTTCATAACCATCTATATCTGGTGTTATTTCTATAAGATGTATATTATCTAATCCTTGCCATGCATTTCTAATAACTTGACAATCTGGATCTAACATATTTGAAAATATAATAGTCATAATTTATTCATTTTAATAATTAATCATATATTTCATGTTTATACGCAGATAATGTATTTTGCATAAGCATTGCAATCGTCATAGGTCCGACTCCTCCAGGTACAGGTGTAATATAACTACATAACGGTGCAACTTCATTATATTTTACATCTCCACATAATCTAAATCCTGACTTTTTTGTATTATCAGGAATTCGTGTTGTACCAACATCAATAACAACTGCATTTTCTTTTATCATATCTGCAGTTACAAATTCAGGTTTACCAAGAGCTACAATTAATATATCTGCATGTTTTGTTATTTCCTTTAAATTCTCAGTATGTGAATGGCATACTGTTACTGTTGAATCTCCATATTGTTTTTGAACCATCAATGTAGACATAGGTTTACCAACAATATTACTACGTCCAATAATAACACAATGTTTTCCTTTTGTTTCAATATTATATCTTTTCAATAATTCAAAAATACCTTTTGGCGTAGCTGATATATAACAAGGTAAACCTATATTTAATCGTCCTACATTAATTGGATGAAAACCATCTACATCCTTTTTATAATCAATTGTTTCAATTATTTTTTGTTCATTAATATGTTTAGGTAATGGAAGTTGAACTATAAAACCATCTACATTCGGATTATTATTTAATAATATAATTTTATTAATTAAATCTTCTTCTGATATATTATCTTCATATTGGTATACTGTACTTTTAAATCCACATGCTTCACAAGCTTTAACTTTATTTCGTACATATGTTTCAGATCCTCCATCATGACCTACTATTATTGCTACAAGATGTGGTTGTCGTCCTCCTTTATTTATAATATTATCAACTTCATTTTTTATTTCTTCTTTAATTTGAGTTGATATTAATTTCCCATCTATAATATTCATTTTTCTAAATTATTTTTATTTCGTTCTAATGGTGAAAATAAAGTTAAAAATGTTATAGATTCTGGATCATACATATCTTTTATTGCTGTCGCCGAATCAGATATGGTTTTACCCGATGTGACTGTATCATCTATAACCAGTATTTTCTTACCATTTAAATACTTACCATATGTTATTTCATCTTTATACAATTTATTAATGCCTAATGATTTTATAATACATTTTCGTAATTCTTGTTGGGGTATAAATTTATAAGAAAAAATACCATCATTACCTTTGTTTTCTTTAGGTTTCATCATATTAGAAATTGCTTCATATAATAAATCATGTATATGTTCCTGCTCATCTTCATTATAATGTGTTTCTAGATAATTAGTATCAAGAAAATTTTCATACACATCATTAGCACCATATTTATAAAAGAAATCCTCATATGATGTTTCATGATTTATAAGTCTCCTTATTCTATATAAAACTTCGGTATTTAATTTATTAGAAGATGGTGTGGTAATAATAACATCAAAATTTTCTTTAAGCTCTTTTGTTACTGAAACAAATCTACGTAATAATGCAAATATGTCATATGATGGATTTTTAAATTTCCATCCTCTTATATCTTTAAGTGCATATATAACAGGATTTCCATCATGTTTATCTTCAGTTTCTTTACGTTTAAATATTGAAATTACCTTATAACCTTCTACTTCATTATATATAGGTTTTGGATTCCATGGATCATTTGTATCTACATAATTCTGATGATTTGGATTAAATGATACAAGTCGTTTTCTTTGATCTATATCTATTCCTTCAAATATATTATCTATACAATTATTTATAGATATTAATATATTTGATTCATTAATATCACTAATATTATATTTCTTTAATATATCTTTAACGGATTCCGATATATTTTCTTTTAATAATTCTTTATTCATAATTTATTTTTTATTTAATTTTATATATTATCACAAAGATACACACATTATTATATAATAAAAAATTCCATATGTTTAAAATTTATTAACATATGGAATTATATAATTAAACTTCATTCTTAAGTAATGATTTTCTCTCTTTTGCAATACCCTTTCCAAACCATGTTTTAATAGTCATATCAGAAAGTTCATCTTTCTTAAAGAAATGAAGAACAGAATTTCTCATCATATCCTTATAATCTTCATTCGTACTTGAACCAAGACCTTTTAAATATGTTATCTTGTATCCTTTCAATGAATTTTCTTTCTTCCTAAATTCATCCATCGTATAAAATTTCTGAACATCGTTTCCTTTAACAGCTTTAATAATAGGTGTAATACATCTACAAATTAAACCTGCATCATAAAGTTCTGGCCATAAATTAAAGAATGTTAAAAGAAGACCTGCGATTTTACTACCATCAAAATCAGCATCTGTTGCTATAACCAATTTACTGAAATTCAATTTCTTCACATCTACAGGTTCACCCCATTGTAAACCGATGATATTAAATAAATCAGACAACTCTTTATTTGCCATAATCTTTGTTGGAGCAAGTCCCATTACATTAAGAATTACTCCTCGTAACATATATGCTGCTTGTGTTTGTGGGTCTCTTGCTGCTCTAAATCCTGCGCGTGCAGAATCACCCTCGAATATCCAAAGCTCTCTATCAGCTGATCTTTTAGAATTTGCATCAATGAATTTATCATTATTACGAATTTTCGCTTTAGCTTGTCTATTAAGTTTTCTTAATGTTTTTTGATCCTCTACTTCACATTTTTGTTTATACCAATCTATTACAATATCTACAATCTCTGATTTCAAAACAGACTTAATAAATGAATCTGGTACCTTAAATGTATACTTATTATCATTTGAAAATCTTTCAACTACTGTTGTCAAACATTCCTTTGTCTGTGAATCATAAGACGGATTATTAACATGGAATGTACAGAACATTGAATATTTTCCATCTACATTCTTTGGTGTAATATCAATTTTTTCTTTTGATAAAAGATATGCAGATACAGCAGAATTAATTTCATTTCTAACCGCTTTGATATGTGTTCCTCTTGAGCATTCAGCACCATTCACAAATCCAACATTAATACCATTATCAGGAAATACCCAAACTTGCATGATAGAATCAGAAAACTTCAACATTTGTTCTGTATCTACATAATCAGAAAATAAATCAATATACTCATCAAATGCACGAAAATGCCATTCAGATTCTCTAACAACATCATTACCATTTGTATATTTAAAATGAACAGTTAAACCTATATTAGCGGCAGCTGCATCAATACAACGTTTTTCTATAATATTAATAAAATCTTCCGAGAACTCATTACCACATTCAAATCTAGAAAAATCAACGTCAAATGTACTTTCTGTAAAATGATCTTTCGTGGTCTTAACTTGTAAATCATCATTCATTTCTCGCATGTTATTCTTCCATGATCTATAATATGAATGTTTCTTATCTGCTGTATATATAGAAAAAAACGTAGAGAATATATTACAAATTTTACTACCAAGACCGTTTGTACCTATTACATCTCTATCTTCTGAATCATCAAAATTACTACTTGTCCTTAGTTGTGAGAATATAAATTCAGGAATATAAATTCCTGCTTCCTTATGTTTAACAACAGGAATACCACCATTATCTCTTACGATTACTCGTCCATGCTTATCAATGGTAACAGACATTTCTGTCAATCCCATATTATCTATTCTTCTATACTCATCACATGAATTTGATATAATCTCATCCAACATCTTTAACAATGCTGGTGTATATTCAACATCAACTAATTTCATCTTTGCATCATCTGATGAATATAAAAACATTTGCTTATTCTCATTCTTTACGGAACCTATATACATACCTGATCTATTCAAGATATGATCTAATTCCGACATACTTTGATACTTACTTTCTAAACTCTTCTTGCTTACCATAAATCTTATTTAATCGAAAAAATCTTTTTATTATATATCTAAAAATGTTAAAAAGTTATTTTTTACACTTATTTTTTATCTATAACATTAGATACCGACATTTTACATAATACTGTATTAATTAATGTTTCTTTATCAGGTATCAGATAATTTAATATATCATAATTAAACTCACTTAAATCTAAATTATTAATATTATTACGTATATATATATTATATCTATATCATTATCAGTTTGTAATGTACCTATTGATTCTTCTATTGCCTACTTTACACTTATTGATATATCTTTAATTAATTCTTTATATAATCTTTCCATATTAATTAAAATATTTTCTTATTTATTAACTTATATTTGTAGTTTATATTTTTTTATTATAATTATTTTATGTATCTTTGTATTAGTTTAAATTAAATAAAGTATTATTAATTTTTTAAAAAACTTATACGTTATGAAGAAATTTATTTTTATGATTATCGCAATGTTTGCGATTACGGTTACAAGTTATGCAAGTAAAAAGGATACTACAGAGATTCATAATCTCCGTGTAGAGAATCAAAAGTTGCAACAGTATATTAATGAATATGGTCCAAAAAATGATGGATATTCATTTGATGATATATCACCAGTAATGGAATATGCATTGGAAACTGGTACAGGCGAAATCCGTGCTTATGGTATTGGTGAATCAAAGAACCAAATGTTTGCACTTAACAAGGCAAAGGCTGCGGCATCTGCAAGTATTCGTCAAAAGATGGAACTTTATATTCGCTATGGCATTGATCAATATAATGATGAATTGGAAACAGATGAAGGATCAACTATCAGTAATAAATCTCGTGAGCAAATCGTAACTGCATGTAAGGGAATCACTGAAGGTATTTCTGTTGTTAAAGTAGCAAAATATTATAATCGTTATAAGAATATGTATCGATTTGAAGTTTGTGTAAAGTATGATAAGGAGAATATTATTGATACAATGAAGAAGCAAGATCGTACGATTCTTAAGAAAGAAAAAGAATTTGAACGTGATATGATGGAAGCATGGGATGAACTTGATAGTTATCAAGCTGATAAAAAGAGAAAAGCATCTGATGATAATGAATCTGTCTCATCAGAAGATTAACTGATAACATTAAATAAAATTAAGTAAAATATAGTTTAACATTAATTATATTATAGGTTATGAAATATATTCTATCTTTCCTTATTTGTATCTTTATGTATACAAATAGTTTTTCACAAGCAATTAGTGAAAAGAATAAAGTAAAACTTCGTAATAAAGTCGTATCAGAATATATAGAAAATGGTGTAACAGGATGTAATGTTTATAAGACATCAAACGGTAATGTTCTTGTTTCCATTATTAAAATTGCAAATAATAGGAATCCTGAATACATTGATAGAATTGCTAATATGAAGGCAACTCGTTCAGTCGTTGAATTTCTAAAAGGTGCTAGGAACCGTTCTTATTCTGTATATAATGTAGAAGATTCAGAATCAAATCTCTATACAGAAAATTCTGATGGAAATAATGATTTGGGTAATTCTGATATAAGTGCATCAACATCAACGAATATGAATGAAAATTCGCATAATTCAGATAGTTATACGTTTACAGATGAAATAGTTCAATCATCTATTGGTGAAGTTAGGAATCTTTCTATGTTAAAGAAGATAACTGAACGAAATACAAATGTTTACATTTATTATATTAAGTTAAAAAAGTAAATTCATTATGAGAAGATTTATTATATTTTTATTTCTTTCTATTATAACAATTAGTTGTTTTGGAAATGATGTTACTATTGTATCAGAGGGAACTGGTAAGAATAAATCAGAAGCAACAATGTCTGCATTAAGATTTGCATTAACAGAAGCATATGGTACATATATATCATCTCGTTCATCTATTGATACAAATGATTTGTTTTCGGATGAAACTGTTATGATTACAAATGGTAATATCAAATCATATAAAGAAATATCATATAATGAATCTTCTCATACTATTAAGTTAAGTGTTGTCGTATCACTTGATAAACTTAATAATTATGTAGAAAATCATGGTTCATCAGTTTCTATTGATGGTTCTAGATTAATTGCTAATAGAGAAATTAAAGCAACGAATAGAGGAAATGCTGATATATCATTTAATCATTTCTTAGAAAAACTTACTGAAACTGCATGTAAAATGTATAATTATTCATTAACTGTAGGTGAACCAAAAGTCGAAGGAAATTTTGTATATCTTAATATTTGTATTAAATGTACAGATAACATAGAACAACAGAAAACCTTTAATAATATATACAATAATTCATTAAGAGATATTTATAAAAAATATGATATGTCTGATGAATATGTAAGGTATCAAGTAAATAATTATCAAGGTATTGTTAATAAACTTAATGTATTTGGGTTTTATAGTTTTATATTAAAAGATAATTTAGGTAATAAAGTAGAATTTATTTGGTCTGATACTGCATTGAGAGAACATACACGTTTGATGTGTTGTGAAAAATATAATAATGGAGCCGGCATTTATTGTAAAAGTTATAATTACTTATGGATGTATAGAAATGGTTCTATTAGAAATGGTAATAATATAAAGTTTACATTAAAATATAAAATTAATGACTTTAAAATGCTAAAAAATATTGAAGTTTTACCAGATTAATTTTTTTATTTAAAACAAAATGTGTATCTTTGTATTATAAAAATAACAATTAAAAATAATAATTTAAAATATAAAAATTATGGTTGTAAATAATTTACCAAATAAGTTTAACGAGTATAAAACTGAATATCCTTATACTGTTGTAAGAGAATGTCCAGATGGTTATTGGTATTATGGAGTTTACAATAATATTGAATATGCATCTCGTGTTGCAACTAGTATAGGTAATGGTCTTGTTGTTGAATCTAAAACAATTGAATAATTATGGATAATCATATTTTAAGTGACTTAAAAAATAAGTTTATTGAAGAAGAATCCTTTCGTCTTAAAGAAAAAAAGATAAAAGAATTACAACATTATAAAGAGCATGGTTTTAAATCATGGGAAGAACTTTTATCATATATAAAAACAGGTAAAACTGTATACAATTATAATGATACATTATCTTGGAATCATAGAACAAATTTGATAAGGTATCATCATCAGACAAGTGATGGTAGTGATTGTAATTTCTGGTATACTAACAGTTATTTTACAGAAGAAGAATTTCTTAGTTGGAAACATGATGTTGATAACCGCTATCCAGAGAATGCACGTAATGAATATGGTTATATTAATGAATGGGTAAGATAAGTTATGAGTAAAAATAAAATTTTAACAGTATATATTGCAAGAGATAATAGAACATATAAAAAAGATGATACAGATCATCTAGAACTATATGGAAAATTGCATATATTTTATGATACTCCTATATGGAATTATGATACATGTAAATGGGAGTTAGCCCGTCAAATTGGTGATGAAGTACCTGGATATATGTTTCCGAACATTAAAGAAAAAGAATGTCGTAAATTTATCTCTTTTTCTAATGATCATCAAAATCAATTATCTACATTATGTGAAATGTATGTTGCAATGAATAAAATGAAGCAAGAAAATGATAATAAAGAAAACAAAGAACAAAATAATGTGCAAATGGTATGATGTATTATCATATTATTTTCAATTAATATTTTATTACATTACATTTATTATACCGTTTCCATTTATGTGGTTATATTGTGTATGTATAGATTTTTATCTAAATAAACCTTATGATCCTAGATATGAATATGAATTTATACCAGAATATGGTGAAGTAACAGATAATTTTGGAAATGTTTATTAAAAATATTTTTTATTTATAATAATTATATGTATCTTTGTATTGTTATTAAATTAATTAAAATACAAAGATTATGGCAGATAAAAAATATTATATTGGTTCTGGTAATTATTTTGGTAAATGTGAAGCAAATAATACATTTTATAATGAGATGTTACCTTTGTTAAAGAAATTAAAAATTGATGAAACAGATATTGATAAAATAGCAAATATCGTTTCTGAAATTTATAATTCAGCATATAATGATGGGTATGATAATGCAGAACATGAAGTCTCTGAATATTATTAAAATAATAATTAATTATGAATATTATAACATTAACTGAGCTTATTAATACATTAATTAATGGTAATGATTATCCATCTGGAATAAATATTACCATCAATAGAAATGAATTAATATATGATAACACATTATCAGTATATAATAATTTATATTATAAGCATCAACATACAGGTGCTTATTTATTTGTACAACATACAGATGATGAGAATTATGTATCAATTCATATTATTCTTCCAAATGAATCACCAAAAACTGACTATTGGAAACATCATTTAGCAGATGATTTTGGAGATAATCCATATGTATGGGATAAACTCGATGATAATTATGAATCAACAGAATTTGATGTAGAATATAAATTCGAAATCACTTAAATGAAACAGATTTTAGAAACAATATATGCAAACAAACATTAATTATACACAAAATATTAATGTTTGTTTGCATAAAATAATAATTATTTTTGATGAAAAAGAAAACAAATACAGAATTATTTCATGAATTAGAAGATGAAATAAAAAAATATGATAATAATATTTTAAAAAATTATCCACAATATAAAATACTTTATTCTTGTAATACTAATTTGAGAGGTATACCTGTAAATGAATGGGAAGTTACATCCATTTCTGTATCATATATAGATGAAAATAGTAGAACTATTTTTTATCCAAAAATAAAAGATAAATTTCGTTATTCTAAAAAAGATATTGAAATATTACAAGATTATTTTAATAATATTAAAAGAGCAAAATATGAAATTTGGTATTATTTATATTCTAAGCAGAAATATGTAGATCTTAAAGGTGAAATTTCATATGGTACTTGTAAATGTGGCATAAAATATACACAAATTAATAATAAAGAATATTCACCAAATAAACAAGATTGCTTAAATTATAAGTGCCAATTTGAAAATAAACAACGTGAATTAAAAAAGAAATATTATGAATATAAAAAAGGATATACACCTTGTGATTATTGTATGAAGCAAGTTCCAACAGATAAGTTAGTTCATAAAACAATTATATCACGTGCAAGAATACAAGGTATTATGAAAGTTGTTTCACAAGAAATGAATTTTTGCTCAGGCGAATGCGCATATTATATGCAATGTTCATTAGAAGGATAACATTAATTTTTATTATTATGAAAGATTTATTGGGTAGAGTAATTAAGATTGGTGATGTTGTCGCTATAGCAGAATCTAAACATGCTGATATAATAGCAGGAGTTGTAACTGGATTTACAAAAATAAAAGTATCAATTAATCCATTTTTTGTTTATAATCAATTTAGTGATACTCTTAAAACAATTTGTACATATGACAAAGAAAAAGGTGGGTATCTTCGTGAACCTAATCAAGTTGTTATAATGAATAAAGAAGACTTCACTATGATGACACAAAATGAATACTATAATATGATTAAGAAAATATCGGAAAATTAATATCATATTCTCTCTGTATCGCATTAAAATATGTTAAGCAATAAACTATAAGGCTTATATAGAAATAATGTGATACAGAGAGAATTTTATTATTTTACATAATTATTTTTTTATTTCAATTAAAATATGTATCTTTGATTTACAATAACAATTAAAAATTATAATTATGATATACGGATATGTTTCAATATATAATTATATTAAATGTGATATAGATACTGATTATCAAGATGAAGCTGTATCAGAAATAAAGAAAGTTCGACTATTTCTTTCAGAAAAAGAAAGAGATGCTTCCGCACAAGCAGAATATATTTCATCTCGTTATAATAATGATATAGAAAAATTTGCTACAAAATCCAAGCAAGGTAATTTAGTTATTCTTGATAGAAAAGAATATTATAGAATGAAAAAAGAAATTGAAGAACTTAAAAAACAACTTAATAAAGAATAATATATAGAAAATAGATGAATATAATGTAAACATTGTAATTAATAATAAAAATCTTAAATTTTATATCATATTCATCCCACATCGCATTATAATATCAAAGATAGTAAAGTATTAAGGTATAGTAAAAATAACGCGATACGGAGCGAATATGAAGCTAATCAAAAATATATAAATTATGGTTAATAATTTTGAACTTATAAAATCAAAACTTCACTTTCGGAATGAACGTTCCTTTTACTTTATTCAGATTCTTAAACGGAAGAAGGAAAATCCTGAAATGAAAGCATATTCAATTCCTATTGAAAGTTTTTATATTTTCAGTGTTGAACAGTTTGAAAAGATTGAACATCGTATCATCGAACTTTGTGACATGCATAATGCACGTGCATATATTAAGATGAATTGTTTGGATGCTGAATCTGTAATGCTTGAACAGATTTCTCTTATTACACAGGAAATTCGTAAAGGGAATTGGAAACATATGAGTAAATCACTTAATTCTGCATGTGGTATATGTGGTAAGCAGGATGGCAATGAAAAATTGTATCTTGTAGATTTAGATAATATTGATATTGGTTCTGATGATTATAATGAAATTGTTTCATATATTAACAATGCTCAACCTATTAATGTAACCAATAAAATTTACATGAGTGTTCCTACAAAAAATGGATGTCATCTTTTAACAACTGGATTTGACATGTCAAAATTTAAACAGACATTTAAATCTATTGATGTTCACAGTGACGGAATTACTTTACTTTATATTTCATAAATTATGGAGAATTATAAAAATTTTAAATCAGAAACTGTAGGTATCCCTGAATTTGATAAAATTAGAAATGAAGGAAGACTTCTTATAGAATATGTCAGGGGCTCTACTTCATATGGTCTTTCAACAGAATCTTCAGATATTGATTCAGGTGGAATTTTTATCTGTTCAATTAAAGAACTTCTTGGATATAATTCATATAAGGAAGAAGTTGCTGATGCAAAGAATGATAACAAATGGTATGAATTAAATAAATTCATTTCACTCCTTGTAAAAGCAAACCCTAATATTCTTGAAGCTTTGTTTGTAGATGATAGATTTATTATAGGCGAAATTCATCCTATTATGAAATATCTACGTGAACATAGAGACATGTTTTTAACTAAACAATGTTTCACTTCATTCTATAAGTATGCAGAATCACAAATTTATAAGGCAAGAGGTCTTAATAAAAAAATTGTAAATCCTATTACAGAACGGAAAACACCCCTTGATTTTACATATACATTTAGAAAACAAGGTTCACAAAATATTGTTAATTTTCTAAAGGAATATGGACTACGTATAGAATATTGTGGTTTGTGTAATATTAATCACATGCGAAATAATTATCACATGTTTTATGATTGGGGTAGACACCTATATGAACATCCTGAAGATAAGGAAATTCTTATTAATTCAAGATTAGAACTTAATTATGATAGAATAAAAAGATTTCCTTCTATTGATGATGAACCTATTATTCATTATAGAGGGTTAACTACTGAAATTGTTTCACATACAACTCAACTTCGTTTATCTTCTATCGATGATAAAGATGATTTACCTATTTGTCAAATATCATATAATGTAGATGGATTTCAAGATCATTGTAGAAGATATAAGGAATACAAAGAATGGGAAAAGAATAGAAACCCTGTGAGATATGAATCGAATCTCAATAAAAACTATGATTGTTATTTAAATAATGAAACAGAATTTTTAACAATAAATGGGTGGAAAAAATATGATGATATATCAAATGATGAATTAATAGCTTCTTTTGATAATAATCATAATATACAATTTGTACCCATTTTAAGCAGATTCTCTGATAGTTATTCGGGTATAATATATACATTTGAAAATAGATATACACGTTTTTCTGTCACAGATAACCATAAAATGTATGTTTCACCAATTCATAGAAATATTTCAACAAATTTCTCTACAAAATATATAAAAGAAAAATCAAATTGGCAATTAATTAAAATTAAAGATTTATTTAATAATAAACGCTCATATTTTCATCAACTTCGTCATTTAAATAATAATAATAAAGATTATAATATAACAGATGATGAATTAATTATATTAGGCGCATTTTTATCAGAAGGTACTTTTGAATATAATAAAAAGCATGAAATTAATGCTATACGTATAGGTCAATATGAGCATAAAGATTTTACAAATATTATTAGAAATATAAAAAGTATTAATATTAAAGAATATAAATCAAATAGAAATAAAAAAAATGATATAGAAATTTCATGGATAATTAGAGATTCAAATATTCTTAATATTTGTAAACAATGTAATGGATATTATTCTTATGAAAAAGAATTACCATCATTTTGTAATAAATTATCAAAACGACAAGTTGATATATTATTAAATATTATGATTTTAGGTGATGGTACAAAAAATAAAAATAAAGGTCATTATGTTTATTATACGTCTTCAAAAAAATTAGCAGATTCATTATATACATTATTAATATGTAATGGATATAATTGTCAATTTTATGGATGTAATGATAATTATTTACATAAAAATGGTTATATACGTAAAGATGGTATTATCTTACCAAAATATCAAATTTTTATATCAAAAAATACAGAATCAACTAATGCAATTCATTTTAATGAAAATGATAAACATTGGCACATTAAAAATGTAATTAATGAAAGAATTGTATGTTTTGAAAATAAAAATCATACGCTTGTAACTAGAAATAATTATAAAGTTGCATTTCATGGAAATTCTAAGAACATGATGCATAGCTTTCGTCTTATTCATATGGCAAAAGAAATTGCATTAGGAAAAGGAATGAAACTCTATAGAACTGAAGATCATTATTTTCTTATGAATATTCGAAACCATAAATATGAATATGATGAATTAATTAAATTAGCAGATAAAGAAAAAGAAGAAATGTATGAAATTATGAAACATTCTTCTATTCCTGATTCTGTTGATGAAACTAAATTAAATGAAATTCTAATTAATTTACGAATGATGCAAATTAAAGAAGAAATGAAATAAGTATGAAAAAAGAGATATGTCATTCAAAAACATATCTCTTTTTCTATATATAATATTTTCAATATTCTAAAATCTAAAAATTAATTTTCTAAAAAGAAAGTAACCAAAGAAAAATCATATTTTCATTAATTAATTAAAAATTGATCCTACAATATTTATCTCTATAAAAACTTACCTTCATTTTCAGAAAAGAAAGTAATCAAAGAAAAGAACCAAAAGAAAATTAAAAATTAATTTTTCTTTATTTAATTTCTTAAATATCTATCATTTCCTTAATATCTTAATATTAATTATACTCGAATTTTTCAAAAAAGTCTACATTTTTAAGAAAAAAGTTTAAATTTTATTAAAAATAATTTATAACTTATTGATAATCAATATAATAATTTTTACTATTTATACAAATTCTAAATAATATTTAATAATTTTAATTATTTAAATAAAAATTAGAATTTCTTTATTTAAATTTCTTAAATATCTTAGATTCTCAAAATACCAGTATTTATTTTACTTACTTTTACGAAAAAAGTCTACATATTTTTAATAATTTTTTCTAATAAAAATTAAACTTTATATTAATATATTAGTATAATATATGTTAATAAAACATAAAATTAGATTAAAATACAAGATGCAATATACAAATTATAGAAATATTAAGAAACTGGGGTTACTTATTATTGCATTTGAGGGTACTGAACATCTTTATAATATCATTTCCGAACTTAGAGAATCTGTTGATTATGTTTCTATTGGATTGTAGAGATTATCTTATCATGGAGATAAGATTTCTGAAATTGATTTACAAGAGATTTTACGATTACGTGACGAAGATAAACTTGTAGATAATATCGTGGAGATTGAACTTGATACAACAAAACCTGCGAGAGAGCAAGAGACTGACAAGAGAAACATGTTAATTCAAGACGCGGAAGATCATGGATGTACACATGCAATAGTTATAGATTCCGATGAATATTATACAAAGAAAGCATTTGAGAATGCATGCAAAATGATTGATGATAATGATTATCCAATTACATATTGTCAATATATAAATTATTATCATGATTACAAACATTTCTTGGTTTATCCATTCAAGGATGGAATGTATGTTCCTTTTGTTACGAGAGTTCAATATAGACATTCATTCGAATGTACAGATTTTCTTTTGCCATCAGATCCTACACGAAGATTTGTAAGACCATATTCAGGAGTTGAAAAAGTTGTTGGTAAAGATGGAAAAGTTCATAAGATTAAGAATTATACAGTAGATTATCATGTATTCAAATGGAATGAGGTGAAGATGCATCATTTGAGTTGGTTACGCGCGGACATCAGAAAGAAACTCGAAATGTGGTCTTCAAAGAAATGCTTTGATAATTATGATGATTTGATTGATAGAGCTGTTGATTCATTTAATAAGTTTGATGAAAATTGTACACAAGCTAAAGCATTGATGTTGTTTAACACTCCTGGTAATTCTGTAGATGTTAAAGCATTTCCAAAACAATATATACATCCAAAAGTTGATTATCGTACAAGGTTAAGAAAAGTTAGAAATCCTAAAAAACTTTTAGTATTATCAATGTGTAGTACAGTTGATCCAATTTATAATAAGTTAGAGGAAACATGTGTAAAGACATGGAAAAATACATATCTTAATAATGAGAACACATTATTAAATGAATCGAATTGGAATCAATATCATAGTAGTAATGAACCTTATATTGATATTGATTTTTGGGTTTATACAGATGCTGAAGAAGGAGAAGATACTCACGTAGATGAAGCTAATAAAATAATTTATATTAAGAGAGAATATAAAGATAAAGATGATGCATTATATCATACATATTCAAAGACAATTTTTGCGTTAAGAGAAATTAAGAAGTTAGAACTTAAATATGATTATTTAATCAGAACAAATAATTCTACATGGATTAATCTCCCTTTATTGAATGAGTTCCTTGCATATCAAGAAGATGATTCACAATTATTCACCGGAAGAATATATGGAAGTTTTTGGTCCGCATTTAATATTTACGCAGGTGGTGAACTTATGGTATTCTCAAGAAGAAATGTTGATATTCTTGATAAGTTATCAGGAGATGATCCTATTAAATTTGAGAAAGCAATATTGGGGTGTGACGATAATTTGATATTCGGTTTATGGAATAAACGTTTGATGAAATTAGGATTAAGAGAATCTGATTATATCCATTCATTTGAAGATGATTTATTCATTTCACCTGAAAATCATAAAGATTATGATTTTGCACATATAGCAATTCAGACTAGGACATACTTTGATAAAGAAAATAATCAAAGAGACAATAAATCTGATATTTTAAAGGAATATTCTCATTTAGAAAACAGAGAGTATTATGATATTGAAAAGATGAAAGATATTCAAAAAGCATGGAATAATAATAATGAATCTCTGAAGACATTATATAATCGTATGATGGAAAAATATTACGATAAATTTATTCATCCGATTAAATATAGTAAACAAGATTGGTTTAAACTTGATGATAAAGCAAAAACATATTGTAAGTTTGAAACAACAATGGATAGAGAAGAAGGACTTGAATATTTAAGGAAGAGACAAAAAGAATGTGGTTATGTAACAACATTAATTTAATTAATAATATAAAGGAATAGAGTATTTTTTATAAATCTCTATTCCTTTTTCTGTTAAATGATGTTAACTAAATAAACTTTTATCATTAATCATTTTCTTTTTTGAAAATAATGATGTATCTTTGTATCGTTAAATTAAAATACATAGATTATATATGCAACATTTATATCAATTCTTGCAGAGTAAGAGATTACCTGTTAGAGAAATATTGAGTTGTAATTGTCAGATAACAACAAAAGTTGACGGCTCTGCATTTCAATATTATAAACATCAAGGAAATGTGTATTATTCGAAGAGACCTAATGCACCGTATATTCCTGGAAAGAATATCATTGATGAGTTTGACCTTATCATGAATAATATGTATAATAATGCATATAATATTCTTGAAAGTAATAAGAATAAAATTCCTGATGATATAGAGATATTAAATTTTGAAGTTTTTGATAGAAATAAAGATAATCATATTATTAAATATAATGGTGAATATAAGAATGATATTGTTCTTTTATCTGGTTATGATATGTTAGGAAATATTGTTCCTTTTGAAACATTGAAGAGTATAGCAGATGATTTAGATATTAGCTGTATAAATCTCCTGTATGACGATTATTTTTCTCAAGAGTATATTTCTTTACTGATGGAAAATAAATGCGATACAGAGAAGATATGGTATCAAATTTCGAGTCTTATAAAAGATAAGATAGATATTGAAAATATAGAAGGCTTTGTATTGACGTTTAATGAACATACGGACATAGAAAATATCAATAGAATATTGAAGATTCAATCTCCGAAATTTCATGAAAATATTATGAAACATTTGGAAGATGAAAAGAAATCAAAACAAGATGTTAATCTTGAATGGATTTATGATATGTTTATTGAATCTGGTAAATATTTTGAAAATATTGATGAACATCCTATTACAAAATTATGTCAAATGTATATGGCAACAGAGATCACAAATGAAGACTTTTCGAACATCGAAAATACTTTGAAAAAAGTTGAGATTTTGAGAAATCAAGAAATAAATATATCACTAATATCCAGATATTACTATATGTTTCCTAATAGTATGGATGATATAGAATATCCTACAATATTGAAATTCCTGTTTCTTGTATTCAGGAACAAACGAGTAAAGACACCATTATGGTGTTCATTAGAATATCAGTTAAATAAAGTTAATCATTTTATAGATAATTATATATTTAATTGATAATATAGACAATTTAATTAATAACGCATATAAAAAATAATTTAGATATGGTAATCGCAATGCAAAATCAGTTTAGTGAGGATTATATGAACAATAATTACGGTATTGATTCAGTTGATGACGACAAGAATTATGTTATCGACGACACAATGAATGTTGATGTAAATCTTGAAGCTTTAAAGCGTGAGGGAATTACAGAAGACGAAATTGACGAAATGTTTAATCTTGATGATGAAGCAATTAATAGTTCTATTAATGCTTTGGATTCTAAGAAGATTAATAAGTTGAAGAAACAAACATCAAAAGCAAAGAAGAAGCTTGAAGATGATATTATTCTTGTAAAGAAGTTTGTAGATAATCCTACACATGATAATTTCAATAAGTTGTGGGAGAGATTTTATTTCGGAGTAAAAGGACATGCATTTAAGTTTATGCATGACTGGGACCTTGCAGATGATATGACACTACAGACATTTACTCGTGCATGGGAGTTCCGTGATAAGTATGATATTGAGAAGGCAAAGTTCTCTACATGGTTGTATACAATTTGTCGTAACTTGTGTCTTGGGGAAATCAATAAGAGAAATAAGGAAAACATTGTTGGTAATGATATTTCTGATATGTTTGATTCTGCTATGTTGACTTCAAGTTCAGCAATGTCTACAAATTCTACACAGTATACAGTAGAGAATGGTGATTTAGTTGCGAATTCAGCAGATGATCTTGTGTTGAAGATGTATGATACTTCTCTTAATGAGATTGAGAAACTCGGCGGCACTTATGCAAAGGTTCTTCGTATGAAACTTGTTGATGACATGAAGATTAGAGAGATTGCAAATCAACTTAATATGAATGAATCAACAGTTAAGAATTATCTATATAAAGGAAAAGAAACACTTGAGTCTATTATGAAGACAAAGCATAAGGGACTTTATGAAATGTATCTTGAATCTGCAGGAGATGAAGCCGCAAAAATGATGTAAGAATCAAAGGATGAAACTAATTGATAATATAAAAGATTGGTGGTATTCATTTAAAGATGACTACCATCAATTTTCAAAAGATAAAATGATTAAGAAAGCATTTCATAAATTAATTCAGAGTGAATCTAATGATCGTGAAAGTTTTTTTAATCAAAGTAATTTACGAGCGACAAATGATTTTTATGAAGTCGTTCAGGTTATTGATATTCCAGAAGAGTATCAAATAAAGGGACAGCAATGGCAAATAATGGATAAGTTAAATGAAAATTCATTTTTTGTCACAAGATATTTAAGAGATGAACTTCAATTAGGTGATAATGTTTCTATTCCTGAATATTATCACATAGAAGACCCATCAAGTGGGAAACCATTTAGTTGCAGGTATCTTGCTGTTTGGAATTATCAACCTGTATTGAAATCAAAAAAGAAAATTTATATTGTTAATACAATAATCGGAACTATTGGAACAACAGTAGTGTCAGGATTAACATGGTTAGCAATAATTTTACTATAATGAAGAAATACAGAAACATTTATTTTTTGAAAAGTATGTGGGCATAGGGTCATGGTTCACGTGATATAGAATATTATGGTACAATGTATAGTTTTTCTAAATAGATAAAAGATTTTGATAAGAAGTTTGATAGAAATCAAGATCTTATTATAAACTGTACAGAATGTATGAAAAATAAAATAGGTAAATTTATTAAAGTGAAGAAATAATCTAAATATTTCTTCACTTTTTACATTATATGTTAAACTATTTTAGTAATATATAGTATAATATAAAAATAAATTTACGTAAATTTATAATGACAAAGAAAAAGATTACAGTTGAAGAAGGAGCAAAACTTGATGAGCTTAAAGAAAAGAAGAATCTACCTTCTACTACAGATAAGAAAGAAGATGAACTTACAAAAGCAGGAGTTCCTGAGTTAACTGAAGAACAGAAAGAGTATGCACGTGTAACAGTTCGTAATGAGTTTAATAAGAAGTTTTCAAAATGGGCTGAGATTGATCCTGTAAATGCAACAGATGATGATATTGCACAAGCAAAGAAAGATTTCGAAGATTGTTTGAATGCAAATAAAAATAAGAAGTATATGCTTGCTACACATGATGATGGACTTGCATTGACAACTGCTAAATTCCTTAAAGATTGGAATGCAAAGTTTAATACATGGGAGAAAGGATCATGGCGTGGACTTATTCAGTTTGATAAAGTAATTACAAAAATTATTACAGAACTTGAAGGTGATAAAAATAAGGATTTTGAGATTGATTATTCTACATTGATTTTCTTGTATCAGAGTATGGGAGACCCTAAGGGAACAGGACTTGATACTGCCAGAGAAATGGCGAAGTTTGAAAATTATAATGAGGAAACAGGAAAGGTATTTGAAGAAGATATTCCTGTAACTTATAGTGGTATTCTTGAGAAAGTAAATCTTGAAGTTAAGAATCTTTCTAATATTGATAAGAAGTTGACAATTCTTAAGGAGAGAGTAAACCTTGCTTATGCAGGTTTGAAGATGAATTTAAAGATTTCTGATATTGAGGAATTTATTGAGTTTCATGAGGCAATTACCGCATCTGCTGCAGATGATGATCCAGAGGTAAAGAAAGCACTTGGTGAAAAGAAATAATTATCATTTATTTTAATATATACATAAAGTATTTTTATTATTTTTATAGGGATTTGATACATGTGAATGTGTTGAATCCCTAATTTGTTTTAACTATGTAATATAAGATATGGTATAGAATATTTCTGTATACATACAAAAAATATTTGAAATATGAGTACTTTTAAAGAATGTACATATAATACTATAAAAAATACAGGTGAATTAATTAATGGAAGATTATTATATTCATGGTTATTAGGTGGGAATATATCACAACCTGTATATTTTGGATTAAAAGATACAGATAATAATTGGAACGGAAATTTAGTATCAAAAGGGACCTCATCATTTTATTTAACATCTGATACAAATGGTTGTACAGCAGAAGTTAAAGATTCTACATATACACCAACTACAGCAGATGCGAATACAGCAAGAGAAATATGGTTAAATATTCCTAAATCAACTGCTTCAAGAACTATAAAATTTAGTTATAATGGAACAACTGTACTTACAGTTATTTAGAATGTAAGAACAACATATAACTTATATATTGTAGAACCATATATATATAATAATATATCAGAAAATGATATATCATCTCCTGTATATTATTTAAGTATGGATAATGAGTATAATGAAGAATATATAGCAAGGTCAGAAGCAAATAATATTAATGTTCAGATGAGTAATTTTAAAGAATATTTGATTTGTATATTGGACGCTGATATGAATACAATAATATCAAGTGATAATTTATTAAGTGGCACATTTAAACTTAGTAATCTTATAAATGATTATAATTTAACACATATACAAGGAGATGTATTTCCTGATACTAGTTATAAAGATTATATTGCATCATTCGCAAGAGGTATGTATGATTCGGAACAAGATTATTATATTAATAATTTATATTAGACAACGGAATATAATGGTTCAACAATATATATATGGAATCCTGCAAATTTAATTATACATGATAATACATTTATATGTGTTGGCGAGTTTTCATTAACTGGTAGTTCATCAAATTATAGACTTGGTAAATATACAATAGAATTATAATAAGACATTTTATGTTTTTTATAGTATAAAAATTAAATAAGAAAGATTTATTTAATTTTATTGTATAATGGAAAATACATCAACGAATACAAGTAATAATACTCAACATGTAACGCAGAAATTGTTTACAGAAATGTTGAGACCACAAACATTGGATCAAGCAATTATAGTTCCGAGAATTAGAGAGGTTCTTCAACACGGGTTGACAACTAATATTTTACTTTCCGGTTCCGCTGGTGCTGGTAAAACTTCCCTAACTCGCATCTTAACTCGCGGATACCAAGTTCTTGAAATTAATGCATCTCTTGAAAATGGTATTGATACCATTAGAGATAAAGTTATTGCATTTGCATCTCAGTCATCTCTTTTTGATGGTGAGGAAAAACTTAAGGTTGTTGTTCTTGAAGAGTGCGATGGTCTTTCTCTTGAAGCTTGGAAAGCTCTTCGTGCAACAATTGAAAAATATCATAAAACTGTTAGGTTTATTGCAAACTGTAATTATATCGATAAGGTACCAGAACCTATTCAATCAAGATTTAATGTTATTATAATTGATCCACTTACAAAAGAAGAAGAAGATTATCTATTTAACGGTTATCTTGAGAGAATTAAATATATTCTTACAAAATTTAGAATTCAATTTACAGAAGAAACAGTAACATCATTTGTAAGAAGTTCATTCCCTGATATGCGTTCACTTCTTAATAAGATCCAAAATCTTTATACAAGAGGATTAAAAGAATTATCAGTTGATATGCTTGCATCTTCTTATGATTGTTCAGAGTTGTTTAAGCTTATAATTGATAAACCGGATCCTGTAAACAATTATAAGAAACTTGTTGCAGATTGGTCAACACGCTCAGATGATGCAGTTCTTGCAATAGGTAAGGATTTTCCTGATTTCATATTGACAACATGTCCACAATATGGTTCAAAACTTCCACTTATTCTTATAGCAACAGCAGAATATAATTCTATGCTTGCAACATCAATAGATAAGTTTGTGACATTGCTTGGACTTGTATTTAAATTGCAGTTAATTATACATCAATAATTTTTAGAATATAAAATAAAAATGTATCTTTGTATTATTAGTTTTATATGAAGATACATTTTTAATTTATAAATATATGGCAACAAATAGTAGTGAAATTCTTACATTTCCTTTTAAGGTAAAGAAGAAATCAGGTAAACCATTTAAATCAATGTTAAAAATAAATACAGCAGTAGGAACAGTTAAAAATGAAAATGATCCTAATAAAAAAGATGCATTTATTTTTAAAGAAGATAATTCTGTTGTGAATGTAGATATGTGTGAAATTATTATGTAATAATAAATTATTAAAAAGTAGACTAACTATTAATATATAAGTATAATATATAAATTATAGTGAATATTTCATTATAAATAAATCATAAAACAAAAATTTAATTTAGAAAAAAGATGAACGATATTTTGACAAGTATTAATGAGGCATTCGCTGGTTTCCAGGCAGATGCAACCGCTCAGGTAGAGAAGGGTAATAAGGCTGCAGGTCAGCGTGCACGTAAGGCATCTCTTGCAATTGAGAAGTTGCTTAAGACATTCCGTAAGGAGTCTATCGAGGCTGCTAAGACAAAGTGATAATTAACATTGTTTAACTTAATAAAGAATTATCTTTACATTATTTAATTAGAAGTAAAGATAATTTTATTATATGCATGATTAGCTAAGTGGTACAGCAGGAAACTTTAAACTTCCAGATCACGGGTTCGATCCCTGTATCATGCACATCTAAATTTAAAATAAAAGTATAAAACTATGGAACTTCAACATTGGTAAGTTACATGTGATCGTGGACCTTAATTTTTGTATATTTTAATTTTATATATTAATCATAAAACTATTATTAAACAAAATTAAAACTATACAAAATTATGAAAACACAAAAAGAAAATGTAATAAGATTTAAGAATTATCTTAAGAAAAGAATATCAGAAAGAAAACAACTTAAATTAATAGCGAACAAATCATCAAAAGATAAAGATTATAATTGGATTAAATCTAGTCATGCTAAATCAGAATTAGAAGAAACATTAGAAGATATACATGCACTGTATATTGCATATTATATTGTAAAACATGATTTAATTAGTCAAGAAAAAGAACTTGATTATATGATAGAATGTTCAAAAACATTTAAGAAACATTATACTGTATATACAACGAAACAATGTTTTTTATCACAATATGGATATGTAAACAAGAAAATAAATGAATATCTAAATAAGTTTGGTTATGAAAGTGAATTTATTAAGTAAATTAAAAATATTTACTAATAAACATAAAGTTATTAATTTTAAATTAGAAACAAATAATAAACTTTATATATTAGTAAGTAATCAATTGAATCCTATATATGGAGCAGTTCAAGGAGGTCATGCAATAGCACAGTTTTTAATTGAGCATCCTAATTCTGAATGGAAAAATAATACTGTTGTTTATCTTTCATGTGATATAGATAATTTTTTAAATAGACAAAAGAAACGTAATCAATTATTAAAAGATGAATTACATAGTGTATTTAAGGAACCAGATTTAAATAATCAAATAACAGCAATAGCATGTTATAAGATACCTCAAAAATATGTAAAGAATTTGAAGTTGTTGAGATAATAAACAATATATAGAGATAATAGATAAGTAAAAATATTCTATTATCTCTTTTTATTTAAATAGAAATAAATAATTAAACTATTAATAGTATTTTTAATTATGAAATTAGTTAACGAGAAAATAGGATATGTGGATGAAAAGCAGTTTAAACTTTCAACTGTAGTGAATGCGATGGTTGAATTTTTAACATCTCCTGATATTCATTGGGATTCTAATTATGAAGTTAAAGGAAAGCCTAATGTAAAGGATATAGATGGATTTGGTTATCATACTTTTACATTTGATTTAGATAATAATAAATTAGGATTTATAAAAATTATTATTGTTAATATAGACAAAGATAAAGTAAAGTCTACATATAAATTCCAAGGATTTTTAGACGATGAAGAAACAGCTTTTTATTCACCTGTTGATTCTACTGTAGATAAGAAGAAAAATAATTGTGGATATATCTATATTAATTATGATATATTTAAAGAATATATTTCAGATAAACAGAAATTAACAGATGAATTAAAGGAATATACATATCATGAGTTAAGACATTATTATGATAATATAATGGGCGTATTCGGTGGACCATTGAAAGAACTTATACATATTACATTGATAGCTGATGAATTTGATATTAATAAACAAACATTCAAGGAGAAGAATAAAGAAGCATTAACTAAACATGATACAACATATAAGTCATTGCAGAATCTTCTTTATGTTTCACAACCAACTGAATTAAATGCTTGGTATCATTCATTCGTTCAACATATGATGGTATATCAGAAGAAGAATCCAAATGCAACAAAAGATGATATTATAAATTATATTACAAAACCTGAATTAAACGGTAATGATTATGCATGTTTCATTTACAGTTATGCTATTGTATATAAGACATTCGGTAATTATGCTAAAGCTATAAACGGTTTGTGTTCACAAGATCCTGTTAAGTTGTATTATTATATAATTAATACATTGAATGAATGTCAACCATCTGATAAGACTATTAAACAGATGAATGATTTATTTGAGAAGAATTATATTGATTATTTCACAGATACTGTTGATTATAAAACATTCGGTATAAAGTTAAGTGCATTCATTAATGATTATTACATGCATTATGTGTATAAGAAAATTGCGCCTAAGTATTTACATACATATAAGAATATGCAGAAGTTTATTTCTACACTTGTTTAAAAATAATTTATATTTAGAAAAATGAAAGCAAAAGATATAGCAAGTTAGTTAGGAAGTTTGGCAGCTGCAGCTTCGTCACAACCAGGAAATTACGATGCTAATGATATAGATACAGATATTCCTGACGAACTTCAAGAGCCGGATCCGATATTCGTTGTTGAGCATGAAGAGGTAATGTCTACAGATACAGCAAAAGCATTAAAATCCGTTAAGTAGATTGTTAATACCATTGTACCTGAAGCATATCAAAATAACCCTATTATAAAAGATAAAATATTACAGGATGCAGATTAGTTAGGACAACTTTATTATCAATAGAGTATGAACAATGTTATGATAAAGGTAATTATGGATACTATATCTAAAGGAGATACATCCGCAAAATTATTTGATTCATATACAAAGTTAATGTCTATCGCGAAGGATTTCAATAAGTAGATTAATGAGATGCAGAATCAATTCAGAAAATATTATATTGATACTTATCTTGATCTTCAACATAAGGAAGATGAAGATCTTATTGCAGAAGATAATGGAGTTAATAGGAAAGCTGTAACGACTTCAAAAGAAGAGCCATAGCAAGTTACATATGAAGAAGTAAAAGAGTCTCATACAGGAGACAATATGGACTTACGAGAGACTTCTACACGTGATACAACAATAAAGGTATAGGATTGGAAAAAAGAAATATATAAAAAGAGATTTGAAGAAAGTAAAAAAGCAGAAGAATAATTGGATATTCTTCTGCTTTAATTTTTATAATTGATAAATTGTACTCATGCCTATAGTTGTTATTTCATCTTTAATTCCATGTACATAAAACTATACAACTAATTGTAATATACCTATTTCTTTCCTACCAGAATTATTTTCTGATATATAATCTGTTATTATACCTCGTTGATTATGTAATATCTTAAAGTCTTTTATCTTTAACATTGAATCTTCAAAATTTTCCGATGATATTTCTTCTATTTCTCCACCAGATCTTTCCAATGTATATCTTATATTATGAATATAATCTCTAATAACATACTCTTCAATACTATCTAATCCTTCTTTAGGTAAATCTTTAACGTCAAACATTAAGTTATATATATTAGTTGTAACAGAAGTACCATATTGTTTAATAGATAATGAATGAATCTACTCATGTTGTATAAGGTCTCTATCAGATTTCTTGTCAATTGTCAACATACATTGTAATTCACCAATTTTTGATTTATGTGATTCTGTTGCTTCCTTTGCAGTAAATTTAACTTTATTTGTTTTTGAAACATTACCTTTCTATGTTAGAAGATTACATGTACATCCTTCTTGTTCGACAATGGTTCCGTCACTATAATAAATTTTATACTTAACAGAAACATTATTAGAGTTATCAGTAGATGCACCAGTTTCATTCATATTATAAATAACAGTTTCACCGTAAGTTGATAATGTATTTAATGGTGAGAACTATGATTCAAATCCCACAATAAATACATCTTTATAATATATGTCACGAGTACCTGTTTCAAATTTACCTACGGTATCTTCTCCTTTATCTACATAAACAAAACCATCTGCTTCATTTATAACTCTATTACCATATACGTCACAACAAATCATATTAGGCGATTGTGAACCTAATAATTCTGGTTTAATAGTTAATATCTTATTTGCAGATTTAAACACAACTTGCTTATCTATTAATCCTTGTTCTGTTTGCCATGTTTCCTAATCTTCTATTATATATGATTTCCAATCCCAATGAACTCTTAACGGAATATCTTTATCATTAAATTTCTATGATAATATATTCTATGAAGAATCTGGTTTTAATATAATATTTCTACCATTTGATATTGTAACAGGTTTATCTTTGAATACATAAAGATTTTCATTTGTATATTGAAGACTTGCGTCTATCCATATATTCTGTAAAAGTTTAGGATCATAATCAAATACCTAGGCGGAATATGTAGTATCGAGATAACTGTCAAATAACAATGGTTTTGGTTCATATGTCACAGAAGTTCTCTATACGACACCTTTATTATATCTGGATGTAAATTCTTCTCCATAACTATTAACACGTAATATATACTACGCTGCACGTAAATGTGCAGGACACATCTTTAATTTATATGGATTAAGTGTCGTTAATTTACCACCAACATTTAATGTACGTTCTGCTTTATTATGATATAACTTATTATTGAATTTCTATAAATCAACTACACCATTTAATGTATATGTAAATGTATTATCTTCATTCTATGATATATTAATAATTCTATATGCTGTTTCATTATCTATCGCATTATTTGTATAATCATTATGAATTTCTGTTTCATCAGTATAACAAATTTTAACAACTTGATTCTCCATGAATCTTTGTTTGGTATCATTTGTAATATGAACATAAGATAAATTATTGGATGTATCAACTGTTAATTCTTTATCTATTGTACTATTACCTTTGGAATCTTCAAACACATATTCATTTGCTGTATATACATATGCGTTCATGGAATTAATGAAGAATGCAGATGAGTTAATAGATGAGTTAACATTTTTATCAATAGATTTCTAATATATATCATCAAATGCTTTTTCATTTAACATGTTTGACTTTTTCTTTACTGTTATGTAAGAATTATTTAAGTCAAACCTATAATAAGATGAATCTATAATAGATGAATCATGCGTATAGAATTTTTCTACCTCAAATGGATATATATCAACTAATATATCTTTTTGAATGCAATCATATATACATAAGCCAACATATGATGAATTTGCTAATATTTCTCTACTTGGACTTTCATCAACCAATATGAATTTATATATATCATTAGTTTTCTATATACTTAAAACCTATTCAGTGAAGTTATTGAATACTATGAAATTACCAGGTTTTGGAGTATCAATAGCATATGATATATTATCATATTCTATAGTGTTAGGTGAATCAACCAAAGGATCAATATCATATATTCTATATGTCTAAGGGTAAATAGGATAATTACCAAACTTGTCTATATCTTTAAATAACTATTCTTGCTCTGTATTTTTTAATTTATCACCTAATGAATTTCTATTATAAAAATCTTTATTATTTACAACTTCTTGTTGATTAAGAATAATATCAAGACTTATAGGCTTTGTAGTAACTGTAGTAGTATCATCACTGTTATTCACGAATATATTATTATAATAATCATATGCGTTTACCGAAACAGTATAATTACCTAATCTGTTTACAGACACATCTACATATCTGTTAGTAGAAACACATTTATCTATTTCCGCATTTGATGTTGCAGTTTTTAATTTTGAACTATCAACAGTATAAATAGGAACTCTATCAGATAAGTAAGTATAATTTACAGTTATTGGTTGTTCACTACTTTCTAATTCTTCTCCGAATACTAATTCACATCCGCATGCCTTACCATTATTAATATTTAAATCTGATTGCTTATTCCTAAATAATATTCTTCCTTCTATAATCTCAAGAATGTAATCACCTGGTAGTAACTCGTCATTATTACCGCATTTATAATTACGGATAATTATCTAAGGTACATTCCATTTATTCTATGATGTATATATGAATTCTGAATCTAAACCATTATAAGTTTTTGAACTTATTTTCTTATTTGTTTTCTATGCCCAATATAATTTATACTTATCATAATTTCTTTCATTTTCCATAGGATATAAGAAAACTTTCTAGAAGTCTTTATATACAGGTTCATCAGTTTCCTACTCATATAAAGCATAATATTCTTTACCATTTTTCTGATCACTCACAACATTAATTGAATATGCAATATTAGTTTTCCAGTCACCGTGACAATACCTTAAATTACCTTGAGTTATTTCAATTATAGGCAATTCAGATTTATCGATTTTAGAAAAATTCTATGTATCATCATAAAATAATATTTCATTATCCTATATAAGAATAGGGTTCTATATATAAGAAGAATCTGTAAATTCAGCTAATGTACCAGATGAAACATCTTTATTTGTTAATACAAACTAATATTCCTATACAGGTACTAATGTTTCTAATGGAGCAGAAACATATATTGACGAATTCAATGTTTCATTATATACTTCATTTATGATAAAATCTTCTATTTCAAAATCATCATAATCTCCTATTGTTAAAGAATCAAATTCATTTAATGAGCATTTCAACATTGCTGACGAATCTCTAAATAAAATATCATTTATACACATATCATCAACAGATGTATCTAAATGTGAAAGAGATGCATCTAATGTATCATTATGATATTCATTATTAGATGAATCTGTTGTTACATTTATATATGGATTATTATGAACAATCTTAGGTGTTACTTTAGCAATAGTTGTAATATCCTACAAATGATGCTATGTAACATATGCCTAATTTTTCATTCTCTCAATGATTATTCCTTCACCACATATATCAGATATATAACAGTTGACACCCAATATATATTTTTCTAACCATTGTTTTACAGAGAATAATTTTGCGAGAATTTCATCCGTTCTGTATTCATATATAGGTTTAGTTATAGGAAGTTGAAAAAATACATCTTGTTTTTCAGTAAATCCAGTGCTCAAATCTTGGTGATGTGTATCTTTATTATATGATGATTTATATAAACCAGATTCAGGTGAAGTTGTTGGATTATCTTTTGCTGGATTATCCAAACGTCTTGTATACATGGTGATTTTTTCACCTGTTTCATCATCTATTTCATTAAGGTGATATATCATGGATAATCTGTTTATCTTCTTATAACGTTCGAACTCACCATATGTAACACCTATTTTCTTTAACTTAGTATTTAACGATTCACCTTTCTATAAATCATATGTCTGTAAAGTTACATATCTATCTTTGTTATTCTAATCCTTTATTTTATACCATTCCTTAAATATTAAGTCGCCATATCCTAAAAATTTGATAGCTCCCATTAATGCTTTATATGTACCAACATAAGGGAATATCTGATCATAATTAATCATAAGTTCTTTAGACTTTGTATTAATTAATGTCCAGTCAACACCCTATTCATCAACATCTTGTTCCTTAAATATATTAGGATATTTAACAGGATCAGGAATTCCAAAATTTCCTAATAATGCTCTAAACCTTTCATCTTCCCCTTCAACTTCAGTTAAGAATGTAAACAAACCTAAAATATACTTTTTCTTTGTTTGTGTATTAACAAGATACATTGCCATTATATTTTGATAACATCCTTCAACCTCTGTTTGAAATCCAACAGAGAAATATATTGGTGTATTTTCAGGTGTTTGATTAAATTGATCATAAAAATTTAATTTAGTATTAACCTCATATGAATCTTCCCATATAATGTTTGCAACAGAATCAGATGATATGAATCTCATTTCAGAATCTTTTTGAAATTCAAATCTCAATGTATAATCAGTGTTTGAATTATCGAAAGTAGGTCTACCATTTCCATCGTTAGTATTAGTAATAATAATAAATGTACTGGCAGCTACAAATTCTGTTGAAACTTTATCCTATTGAATCTATCCAGTATATCTCACACAAGGAAATAAATCATCATAATTAAAATTATTAACAATAAGATAATTAACAAATGTTCTCTAACCTAACATTTTATTATCTTTCTATGTCTCATCATCAAATTCTGCAATAGTTATTAAGTTATTATCTATTTTATAATATATTGCCTTTTCATCTTTAATTTCCTCTGTATTTACATTATCAAATATATAATTAATTGGATAATCCTATGTAATAGTTTCAGATAAAGTATGAAAAGTTAATCTTACCGTATTATATACATAATCTGTTTGTTCTTCAAATTTTTCTTCCCATCTATGCTCATTTCTATTATATATAGTACCAGTGGATTTTGAATAATCAACTTTTTTATTAAATAATATTAATTCTTTAATATTATTTAATTCCTTTGTAATTATAGTTTGTCCTGTTTTATGATTTACAATACTGGTATTTACTGTTATTCCAGCGTTAAATAAGAATAAACCATGTTTATCTATTACTGTTGTTAATGTATGATTACTATCTGCAATATCATACATGAAATGTCCTGATGGTGTTTCAATAAAATACTGCTCTAACTATGCATGCGGAATTATTTCCCATTGAATACTGTATACTTTTTCAACAGGAATTTCATATCCTTTTTCTGTAAAGAAAATTAATTTATCTCTTTCATCTATATTGTTCATCTTTCAATTATCAATTTAAATTTGTAGCATTTTTAGGATATGTATATGCGTATGCCAACTTTATCTGTTTAACCTAATCTATCAAGAATTCAAATAATCTTTCTATTTGTCTGAATATTGTATCATTCATAGGGTTAGCGAATAATTCAGGTGAAATAACATTCTTCAATATATGATGCTTATAATCATAACCTAAATTTTTATAATCATCATACATGTGGTCTTCCTATTCGGTAAATGAATTAATATACTTAAAACGTGGCATATAATAAATATTCCTTTTATTTCATTATTTATTATGAAAAAAGAGAATAACTCATTTCTGAATTACTCTCTTTTAATATTTTATATTTATTATTGTTGGTTTACAATAATACCTAAACATTTCTTTTCATTTATACTAATATCTATCAATGCATATTCATATGGATCATCTGCATTCTTACCAAACATTACATCAATAGATAATTCCCATTTATTACTGTCATAATAAACATACTCTATAATTTCCTATCTGATTGCAGTTAATATTTCTTCTTTATTTAGATTCATTCTAAATAAGTATTTTTCGAGATCACAACCAAACATAGGTGTTCCTAATACTTCTCCAGGTTTTGTACCCAAAACAACTCTTATCTATTGGAGTAATTGAAATACTTCATCCTATGTTTCTACTTTTGGTTCATAATCAAGGTCAGTAGGAAGTTTACAATATAATTCTCTTGTCATAATTATTATGTAATAGTCTTAAAGTTTTCCAATGTTAATTTATTATTCTATGTATATCCTATCAACTACATGTTAAATGCAGATAATGATTCATAAGATTGAACGTCTGAATATTCTACACCATCTGGAGATGTAAATCCACCTCTAATCAATGGTAATATATCTCTGACTTCTTTTGAATTACCATTATAATCTGCATATGTCCGTGTTAATATAATATCACCATAAGAATCAATACCGTAAAATCCTCGCTCACAATATATATTCTCATTTTCTACATCTGCGTCAAACCAAACTTTAACAGAATCAATTCCGTCTATTGCTTCGAATAATGCAGTAATGTCAGATAATGGAATAATATCCTTACGTGTGAAATTAATAAGATAATTTGATAAAGCAGACAAACATGCAGAATATACACTCTATATATTATATCCTTCCCAAATCTTCACCTGTGTATTAACTGCAAATCTTGGTGTCTTTGGTTCAAGAATCTTATTTTCAACTGTAATGATTTTCTACCCTGAATTATCAATTAAGTTAATGATATTATTCTGTTCATCCGTTGATAATGTAAATACAGATTCATCTACAGTGAAATAATTAGAAGATGATGAAATCCGTTTACTTAAATCAGGAATCAATAAAAGATATACAGTATTATCCGCGAGATCAGTATCCTCAATTTGCTATTGCGCGAAATTTCGTTTACTTAAAATATCCTGAAGATTATTATATAATTCCTTCGCTTGATCTGATTGTTCACCATATACAGAAACTGCATCTTGCCAGTCACTGAATGTATTTTTATACATCGTATTATATACATCGTAATTAAGCTATGCCATGTAATTAGCTTGTTTCTATGTATAGCCTTTAATTATTTCTATTGTGGAGAACATATTCATTCTCTTAAAGAAATATCTATAATTAATTTCATTCGCTAATACAAATGATCTAGATGTATGAGGCGCAATTAACTAAGTTAACATTATATCCTCTGATGCCGAACCAAATATAACGTCTGTATCACATTGAACTCTAAAATTATCAGCTAATGAAATTTCAGAACCATCTGTTGCATATCCAACACCTTGTATCTCAAAATATTGATCTTGATCTAGTATTTGTTTTGGTAAGTTTCCACCTGCACCATCTGTTACTACATATTCTACATAAATAGTTGAGCCTTGTGAAGGTGTTTTTCCCATTGCACCATTACCGAATATAACATCAATTCCACCGTTAATACCGGTTTTAACCATACATGCTTTCTAATCAAATCCTGCATCTATAAGAGAATCAACCATATCCCATAATTCACCGTTTACATAAACATTAATAAAATATTCATCAATATCTGCATAATTTCTTTCTGTGAAATTATAAGATTGCCATTTACCACCTGATGCAGTAGCTGCTTGATATTTAACTGTTCCTTGTATAATGGTTGCAGTTATATAATTACCTGCTGTCATTGTGATCTAAGCAGAATCTGCACCAAATAGAATAGTATAAGTTGCACCATTAATTGCACAAAGGAGTTTTGTTCTATTAGGTATGAAACAAACTGTTCCATTCAAATCTTGATTACCGGTGTCATAATAAACTATCTTAACAGCACCACGAGCTGCAATAGCTCTACCAGCATTATGTCCCGCTAATCTTGCCAATCCTCTAATCTAATCAGGTCTATATGCTGTTTTTATATTTAAACCTGTTATAGAATCTTCTATATAATAGAAAATCATTCTACCGAGATGAAGAATTACAGAAAGTAACTATGCGAAAGGTGAAGCCATTGTAAATTGCTACCCTGTAACATTATATGTTTTCTTCACCCATGCAACAGCATCATTCCATAATTGTTCATATTTAAGACGGTTCAGCTTGAATATTTTTATATCATAAATTGATGCCATTTTTATTTAATTTTCTCTAATTTTTCTAATCTTTTTTCAAGTTTTTCTAATGTTTTCTTTAAATCATTATTTTCAGATTCAAGTTTAGAAATTCTCTATTCATGTATTTTCTTCGTCTTTTGAAGATCACCTAATACAAGTGAAATAGCGGCTGAATAGTTAACACGCCAATGATTAAGATCATCCTTATCCATCAAATAAGATAAACCGTGTTTTTCAAGGTCCTGTGCGATAAATCCATATGAAAGTTCAGAAGTATCAAGCCATCGGAATTGAATAACATCCGGTATATAAGTAGATGTATCTATTTCCTAAACATCTGTTTTCAATTCAATATCAGAAGAAGCGTAAAAAGCATTTGCGTAAACATTCTTTCTTGAAACATAAACATTAGTCTCTATATTACCGTCATCCGCGATATATTTTGTTTCGCCAATATCACGTCCATTATAAGATTCCTCTGTAATACCGAGAATATAATATTTCTTATAATCAGCAGTTGTATATGAAAGTGAACCCGCGTTATATGTTTTCCACATTAATTGGTTATTCGCATAATTAAATACAGGGACTTTACCATTTTCCTAAATAGTAGGTTTTAACCATGTAATACCTGGTGTATTTGCACCATATTCATTAGACAGTGAACCCCAAAAAGATATATATCCTGTAGAAGGACATGAGAATACAAGATTATTACCATTATAACCTATACCAGGAAGATCTTGTATTTTTCCAGTTCCTCCTTTCATTCCAAATACAATACCTCCTGACATTTTACCACCAATTAAAGGGAGATATGTAGATGTATTATAATCTTGAAAACTATCAATTTTCGTATTTACTTTATCTATTGAACTGTTAAGCGAATCTAAATTATCGTTTATAGTTGTCTTAATCTCATCTATAACTTCAGTCGCACGAACTGCTGTATCAATCGCATAAAGTGAAACATCCAGGCGATAAAGTCCTGATGCAGTATCAGATTCTATTTTTGTTATATAATAAAATGGAAGTTGCGCTTTATTTAACGCGTCTGATATATTTGATTTTGAAACTGAATTTAACTTATTTCCTACTACCAATAATCTGTTATTAAGAGATGTTCGGTAAACCTGTCCATTATAAGTCTGCTCAAAATATAGAGTCTCTATACATGTCGCCAATGAAATAGGGTTACCATCTCTTGTATATTGTTGTCTAACCTAAGCTGTCTACATTCAAATTATTTTCATTTAACTTATTTATTCATGAAAATATTAATATGTGATTATTATATTATGAAATAAAATAAAAACATGGGATAGTATTATCTTCAGATGGTAGCCAAGTTGCAATGTGTTCATATAAATAATACTTGCCTACCATAGAAGACTCATGTGCTGTATGGTCACAATAAAATAAACTAATAGCTTTATTCCATGGTGTATGAGTTGTTTCACCGCGAACTTTATAAATATTATATTGTCCATACGTCCTATTATCATCATAATAAATAATATTATAATTTTCTCCATATACTATAGTATGTTGATCATATGTATCAATTCTGTTGTCGTCAGGTACTTTACTAATAATCTCACCCAAATTTATTGCGTGTTGAAGTACCATACCATTTATTATAACATCCTCGCTATATGAATTACTTGATATACAAATTAACGCTGATAAATCTACCATTTCTGGATATAACGGTTTTAATGGATTTGTTATATTTTCTTCTGTTACTAATGATATAAAATCTTCTGGACATTGATTAAATATAAAATAATTAGATGTATAACCACTTAATTCTACTGCATACATATACAATTCATTAGTATATTCAATACTAGCTGTTTGATTTATTTTAAATAATGGTGTATTTTTATACGTATATGTAATTATTCTTGAACTCTAACTATCATTTTTAGTTATATTACATACTATTAGTAACGCTGTTCCTTCTGTACTTCCCTATTCATTTATTGTATATGCAGAACAACCATCATAATTAGAACTTATATCATATCTTGTTTGCTTTAAATTACCTTCATAATTTTCATCTTGATCTTCTAATCCAAAATAAAGAGAACTGTCTTGATAAGATAATGTTATATTGGTTTGCTCAGTTTCATCCTTAATTATTGTTATAACATCATTTAATTTTTTATATTTTGACATATTTTAATTTTTATTTTCTGTATCTATAAGTATATCTAAAATACCATATATTATTATACATAACTATTTTATTTAAACATAATTAACAAATTTTTGTATAATATATGTGTTGTTATATTCAAATAATAAATAACAAAAATATTATTTTTAATTTAATGGATAAAGTTTTAATAGGATTTGATTTTTCAATGAATAAACCTGCAGCTACAATATATTTTAAAGGTTAGTATTATCATTATTTCTGGCCATTGAAAGTTACCAATAAAGTATAGAAAATGTATGAAGATGTAAATGTTCATATAATTAACAGAAATATGTCTTCAGTTGATACAAAGAAAGTAGAAAATTCATAGTTGGTTTTGATTCATACTATAAGGTCTACAGATTTAGCAAATCTTATAATCTCTGATATAGATGATTTAATAGAAAATACATTTAATCTTTCAGAATATGAATTATATGTATGTTCAGAAGGTTTATCATATGCATCAAAAGGTGACGCGACACTTAATCTCGCAACATATAAAGGTGTTCTTCTTTCAAAAATATATGAACATTATGGTGATCATCTGTCAAGACTTTATACATATTCACCTATTACTTTAAAGGCAACAGCCGGATGTTCATCAAAAGAGGATCGCGCTGATAAAACAAAGATGATTAAAAAATATATTGCATAGAATAATAATATTAAGTTACGTCTTTGTTTAGCAAATGGTTATATGAAAGCAAAAACAAATTATATTCCTGGTATTGATGATTTAGTCGATTCATATTGGGCATTAAAAACGATGATGTTAAAAGAAAATATATCTTAATTTAATTATGTCCGCAATATTAAATATGACAATCAATAATTCATATGATATGTTTGCTAATTAGAAAGTATCATCAGGAACTGTTGTAACAGAAGAAATGAAATCAGGACAACATAAAACTACAACAGAAATGGTAGATATTAATGCGTATGATTATGGTATCATTGATGTTGGTATGACTTAGTTTGATGATACATTAAATTATACAGATAAAGTTAAACAAGCATAGATAAGAATTGAATTATATAAACAACAACTTCAAGAAGCAAAAAGTTGGATAGAACCTTTATAGACAGAAATAAACAAAGTATAGTCTGAATATGATGATTATAAATCACAATATGATACGGCAAAGAAAGAAAATACAAACGAAGCATTAATAAGTAATCTTAAAAATATTGTATCTAATTATAAAAAACAATTAAAAGATTTATAGTCTTAGTTTGATAAGAATAAAAAAATTACATAGACTCATCCGAAACTTATTACTAATTATACAAATTTCTATAATGATTTGATAAAGTATGGTAGTAAGAAAGCAATAACAAAAATAGATGAGTTTGGTAATGTTGAGCAAGCATAGCAAGTTGATTTAGATAATCTCGACATAAATCAAGCACCGGGTATGTCTATATCAGGAACCATAACAGACGCAGTTACACAATATCTGGAAGTTACCGTATAGTCTTTAATTGCTGGTGGTGCTAGTAATATAATGAGTAGTTTGGGAATTAATTAGGAAACATTAGGTATGGCTAAAACTATACTTAACCTTATGGATTCTGCATTATTCAATATTGTTGGCATCATTAAAATGGTTCCAACAAATATACATATGGTGCCAAGTGCTAAAGTAGCTATGAATAGTATATGTACATCTTTAAAAGATATGTATCAAGCTATATATATTGATTTGGAAAATTAGTATTATGAAACTATTAATGATGCAATTACTAATTTGCCTACAATGTAGGAAATGTTAAAAGAAGCATAGGAAGTTCTCATTAATTCTATATGGTCAATGATAGATATGCAATGTGTTAAATACACAGGGCATACATTCGCTGAACTTTATTTCATGTGCTCAGATTATATTCATTTATATAAGGCATGGAAAGAAGCACGCAAGGAACGTAAACGTTAGAAAAAAGAAAAAGAGGAAGCAGAAAAAGAATCTGGTATATAGCATACATCTGGTGGAACTATACATAAAAAGATAACAGTTGAAACTGATCCAGATCTTATTAAAGAATCTTTAATGGAACAATTAGCACAAGCTTCAGACCTAATATATAATTCATTTATTATTATATAGATAAAAGATGCTATAGATGATATAAAGATGTTAATAAGTTAGTTTAATAATGTTGATTTAGATGTATTATCAGAAGGAATAGATTCATTTGAAGATTTAATGGATATGTTAGTTGAAATGGGTTTGGATAATGATGGTGCTGTTATAACATTAGAGAAAGCAATACAAGAAGGTATAAATCAATTCTCCAGTAATCTAACAAGTTTATAGAATTAGATAACAGCGCAAGCAATCTCATCTGGACTTACTATCGCGTCCACTGTCGCGTCCAGTACATCAATTAGTACAAGTATTAAGGCTGAACATTTATACGACTTTACGAACGATTTAAACACATTTACGATGACTCTTAATATTTACAATGATCCTACAACAAAGAAAGCAAAAAAAGAATTAACAAAAGTTTTATCAAATGCGCATCAAAAAGATGAAACAAAGATCTTTGAAGCATCTGATGTATTGTCTATTATCAATGCTATAGATGAAGGATATGTAATGCAAAAAGATTAGACTTTAAATTTAGTTAATTTTACATTTAAGATTCATTTCGAAATAAAAGGATTTAATAAAACATTAAACGAAACAATAGATGCCGTTAAAATCGCTAATGAAATTGCATAGGAAACTGCAAAGGAGAAAAAGAAAAATGATGCTATTGCATAGTTTGAATTAGGTATAGTTGAAGAAGAATATACAGGAGATCCAACTAAAGCAACGTAGAGACCTACATTCCAATTAGTTCATGAATTATTCTCAATATTAAATGAGATATTTCCATAGTTAAAAATAATAATGAAACTTATAAGGAACTATAAGATTAATAAAGCAAAAGTTGAAGCAAATGCATCTGGTAATCTGCTCGGTATGGTAAAAGTATTAGCCGCAATTAATAAATTATTTAAGAAAGCTAATAAGAATAAAACGAATTTCTATACTGTAAGATCATTAAAATTATATAATTACATAACAAAAAGTATTGTTTATATAGGTTCTGATATAGAAGTTAATATAGATATACCAAATACAAGAAAACTTTATCTTTATTTAAAAAATGCTAATTTAAATTATGATGTAATTAAATAGGATTTACCTACCATTCTTTATATAGATTAGGAGTCTATAAAGGAACAGATGGATGCAATGAAAAAAGATTTAGATAAAGCAAGTAATTATTTTGATGATGCCTCTTTATTTGTTCAATATCCTGATTCGAAATATCCAGATGGAACATTATTAGGTTTAGATAAAGTTGAAGATGCAGATCCAGAAATTTATTATAGTGATTCATCATTACCTTTATATGGAAGTTAGGTCTTAAGATGTTACGGTAAAGATTACGATATATATGAGTAAAATATATTTAGATTATGATTAAATGACGAAAGAAGAAAAAATATATTTGGATGATTTAATAACAAAAGCAATGACGGTCGATACAGATGAGATAGAAGGTTAGCAGACAATAAATCTTAATGATATAAATTTATGTGCTGTTGATTATTCAAAATCTGATATTACATCTGATTATGATGATTTCATGAATATAGATGGAATAACCGATTAGTCCATATTATAGAAAATGTATGACGACAAGGATTTATGGAAATTAATCATAACACCGCCGGAAGAAGTACCTGATATATTATCTGATATTGATACAAGTACAAGAGTTATAATTGAATTTTCAGACGCTACTGTTAAAGATCCAAATCCAGTTGAATATTCTCTTAATATAAAACCAGGAGATACAATAGACAACAATACTATAATAGGGTCTGTTATGTAGGAAGGAAAGATGAAACCAATTAAATCCATATTTGAAAAAGGACATGTAATGAGTAAGAATGATGACACTGAATTTTTCAGATTATATCCTTCTAAATGTGACAGACATATAGTATTGGATAATACATTAATAGGATTGAATGAAGATTATAATGTTGTTAATGATGTTTCAGAAATAAATGCTGAATTTTCAAAGGAAGGTTCATTATATGCTCTTATAACTAATAACTTATGTTAGTCCCTTTTGCCATGCGTATTAGCAAGGAGATATAGAGGGACATATACAAGAACAAAAACCAGAGTATATACAACAGATAGTTTAGGACATTGGGAATATGGAAATTGGTATTTAAATTCTTCTGATGCAAGTTATGATACATTAGGGTTAGATACATCATTAATAGTTGATAGCAGTTTATATAAAGAATATAAAGATAACGCAAAATATGATACATCTTTATTTGTTTTCGATATAACTAATGAGAAATTAAATACTGGTGTTACAATATATGATACGTCCATTATGATGAATCTTCATGAATCACAAGATGTATTTGGTTCATCTATTATCGCAGAGGATGTTACAAAAGCTGACATGAAATCCTGGAGAAAACGTGCAAAGAAAAAACGTAAAAGAAAGAAAGTAAAAAAAGAAATAAAAGATAAAGCATACAGGTAGACAAACAGAATTAAAAATTCTGATAATCCATATGAAGCAATATAGAAAGAAGGGAAACGTTTATTAGATGCAAGAACCAAATATGTTGATGATATTATAAAATTATATAAATCATTAGATACATTGCCATTATGTAAATATGACCCTAATTATACAGATTGTAAATTCCTAGTAAACAACAATATAGACGGTAAAACATATACTGAAGCGAATAGATATGATGATGAATTCTCTTATATACCTATCGGAGATTCGGACCATTATTAGAATTATTATTATAGTTTACTTGGAAATATTAATTTATTATCCGGATCAACAGATACTTATTCATAGGAATATTATAATTTAATAACAGATATTATCAACAAAAGATTAGTAGTAGAATCAAGACATAGTGAAGATCTTATGTATGATTTCATGGATTTATTTAATAAGAATGTTAAATAGTTATTCAATATATATGTGAAGAATTTAACAAATGATATTATAAAAAGAGAATTTAATAAGCTAAAACCATTAATTGCTACTTATGTATAGAATGAAAATAAATCATATAAGGAGTCTATAAGGAAATAGTTCACTGTTGATAATAAAGAGAAATATGGGTAGGAATTAGATGAAGAAGCAATTCAAAATGCAGGTGAAAAATATACAGGAGATAATGAATATAAACAAATATATGATTATATCTCTTCTTTATATTCATATGATTCAGATGAAGACACTGACACACCTAATGAGATTTGTTCATAGTTGGCAACAATGTATACTTATATAAAATCATACGGTGATGGAAGTTCTAATCCATATAAGGATATTAAAGATAAAAATGAACCTTATATATATTTAAAATTAATATAGGAAGAATCAAAGAAAATAAGAGAATTTTGGGATAAAGTTCTAAAAGAATATGAAGATTGTTCATATGATAAATGTTATAATTCACTTATAAATTTATCTGAAAAAATGGATGAATATGCATAGTGGCCAACACCTTAGGATATAACAATAGATAACATATATTATCAACATTATTTGTTTGAGAACATATATCCAAGTGATTTAGATAGTTCAATTAATGACATAAGTATAGGCGATTATAATTTTCCTGATGAAGTTGATTTCCCTGAAATACCAGATGATGTTTCAGTTGATGAAAATTGGGCTATTGATGAAATGAATAAGCATGAGTAGTTACCGCCAGATGACATAAACGCAATAACTTTTAAAGATTTTCCATATTGGAAAAAATATTTTGCGCTAGCTACACTTATATGTATTGTTCCAACATTCTGGAATTGTGGTCTTGATATATTTCCATTTATATAGTGTATACCTTTACCATGTATATTCATTGCTATTAAATCAATATATATACCGATGTTCAATATGATAATGGTATTTGGAATTGCTATACGAGGAATGTACCCATGGCCAATTATTTTATATGTTAACACAAGTGATCAACCTATATCTATATTAACGCCGTTAATTGCTATATTAGATAGATTAAAAAATGTATTTTATGGGAAATTAGATAAGATAGAACAAGTTCCTATATAGTCTTTAGCTAATGCGTATATAGCTAAATTAAATAAGGAAATTAATGATTTGAAAAAAGAAAATATTAAATTAGATAATTTTAAAACAGTTATAAAATCATTGAATGTTCCAAAAGCAGAAAGTATAAAGAGATAGTTTGCGTCTATAGTAGATCCATCAATCGATATGAGACAAAGACTTACAAGATTAGAAACATTATCAAGAAAATCAAAAGCTAATTACATGGCTAAATAATTATCATGGCATATACAAAAGATAAATTTTTTACAGATATTAAAAAGATGAATAAAACAAATGACAAATATGAAGATAAGGCATACGAGTCTATTGTAGAAAATCTGTTTTTATTAAATAAAAGAGGTAAATGGAAAGCAATGGGATTAGATGAATATGATTCAGAATCTAATTCTAAATTAACTTTAATTCCTGGACATATCTATATGTTTAAATATATTACCGATACAGCAACTAAATATAATGACGGACATATTAAGTTTGAATATTATGACACATTACCATTGGTATTATGTACGGGGAATAATAAGAATATTATATCGGGTATTAATCTTAATTTATGTAGTTATGAATTAAGAACATTAATATTGAATGATGTATATAATTTAGATCCTGATTTCTTTAATACTAAAGCATCGGAGCAAGCACATCAAGGTTAGTTGCCAATATCATAGAATATAAGTAAATTCTTCATAAATGATGATGGTTAGACAAAGTTATTAAATTATATTAAAAAGAAATATAACTTATAGAATACAGGATTTATATTCAGAACATATAATATTAAGAAAATAAAAGATATTAGATTTATAGAACCATGGCAATGGCAATATATTCCTTTCTTAAAATATAAACAATCAGTTAAAGAATCTATATTAAATATGATATAGAATATAACAGGGATTAGTAAAATTAAAATATAAAATTAAATATGATTTATTTTATTTCAGGACATAGAGATATAACAAGAGAAGAATTTAAGAAATATTATGAACCTAAAATTCAAAAAGTTCTTAAATACGATAAGGATGCTAAATTTGTGGTTGGTGATTATCAAGGTGTAGATATAATGACTCAAGAATATATTGTATCTTTGGGTTTTTTAAATAGAATAACTGTATATCATATGTTTGATAAACCTAGAAATTTGGCAGATCCATATATACAACGTTCTGGTGGATACAAAGATGATATTGATAGAGATTCTGCGATGACACGTGACAGTGATTTTGATATTGCTTTTGTTCGTGAAGGTAAAGTAAATTCAGGAACAGAACAAAATATAATGAGAAGAGTTAAATTTAGTTAAATAAGGAAAGGATGATTAACTTTATATATGGTTAATCATCCTTTATTTTTAATTTAATGGATACAAATATTTGTTTATGCTATTTAATTGTATATTTGATAAATCATTACTATTACTATAAAAACCAATATCTTTTGGTGTTAATTTATACTATCCTTCTTTTACAATAGATGGACGTCTTAACATTAAAACAACATTATATTGCTCTTCATCATTAAACATCATACGAGGATATATATTATAACATAAATTATATGGCATTTTATCAACATTATTTTTGCCATTAATAACTGATGCAAAATCAAAATCCAATTGTTTAATATATTGTTTATTCTATACAGGATATTTTGTATTATTAGTATTATCTTTTTCGTTACCATTATTTGTGGTATAATAAGGATAGCACCAAGATAATTGATATAATAATGATCTAAATAATAATGATGGTGTATAAGAATCTGTTTTATCAGGTTTATTTACATTATATGTTTTGACTTTGTTTTTACCTAAATCAAAAAACTATAATTCATTCTATGTTTTTACATCGTTTAATGATAATATATCATTTAATGAATACTAACCATTATCTGATGTTTTCGGTAAATATTGATAACCATTACCATATGTTTCAAAATGTCCGTTAAATGGATTATCTGTATCATAATGATAATCTTTTTCATATATATTATTCCATTTCATCATGGATTTCAGTAATTGTTCCGAACGTAATTGTATATCATTATATTGATGTACATATACAGCAGAATTATTACTTAATTGACTATACTGTGACGCCAATAACCTTTTATTATTAAATATAATACTATATTGATCGTTTATTAAACGTGGTAATAATATATTGGAATTATATATAAATCTTAAATAATTTTCTGAAATATCATCTTTATCTTCACATAACCATTTTTTACTATACAATTTATCAGGGATTAAATTATATATATTATTTATGTTCTATGTAAATATTGACATCTTCTATATATTATCCTATAAATATCTACACTTAAATGCAATAGAATTCCAATTTGGTATTCTACCTATATTTTCTTTTGTTCTATTAATTGTTTTTCCCTAAGATATTTCATCATACTTATAAGGTAGAATAGCGATATTAGTAATATCAGAATTTCCAAACCATTTTCTTAATCGTAAATCTTGTTGTAATATTCTATTAGATAATGTACTTTGCTATGCGTATGATGCAATATATGAAATAGGTGCAATAGAGCATTTTAATATATTAGATGTATATAAATAAGACTTATTTACATTTGTATTTTCTAATGGTAATATATGTTCATCAGAAACTATTTCAATTTTATCAATATATTCCTATAACGTAAATGAATACGGTTCAGGATTTTCAGATTCCATGTAAAATCTCAAATGCCATATTCCAGAATTAGCTTCATCTATAGTAAACTCATAATAATCATTTATGATTTCTTTAATATTATTTTTATCTAATAAGTCTTTAGCAGATATATTGAAAATGTCTATACCTGGTTTTATTAAAGTAAATGATATTTTATCTTTAGTCCATTTATATCCTGTTTCATTAGCTTCACTTATAGTAGATGAACCGTCTTTACTATCAATAAAATTATGATTCAAATATAAACGTATTTTTAGATTAGTGTAATATTTCTTATAAAATCCCCAATTATCATCATTAAAATTATCAATCTATATTGAAGTAAATGTTTGAAATTGATTACATAATATACCATTATCATAATTATTAAGTCTCTCTAATGACTCCAAATCATTATATATATGTAACTTTATATCAGGAATAGTTCGTTTTTCTTGATAACCAGAGATAATTCTATTATATGTTACAATATTACTATATACTACATTTTTTTGAGATTCACTTAAATCTGCTGTTTCATTATCAATAGTATTATATTTAAATGTGTATAATACTTGATTAATAGGAATTTCGATAACACTTGAATTATATAAATCTGTTAAAAATTTATTATCAGATATTTTATTAATAACATCTGTAGTTATATCCTATTTTGATGTAATAATACCAGTTATTTTATAAATGCTTGTATCATTATTTAACGTTATCTTGGTATCATTTATTAATGTATCATTTTCATATACACTGAAATTACATACATATGTTAATTTATCTTTTAATTCAACATACATATTATTATCTTCAATATTTATGTTAAATATATCTGTATAATCATATGTTCTTGTTTTATTAACAGCATTAATATTAACAAATGAAGAATTAATATCAAACTCAGATGTATAGTAATTAAAATCGGCTCTTGTAACATTACTAAAATATTTCATACCGGATTTATCACCTACAAATTGATATATTAAATGATGTCTATACCTCTATGAATTTAAATCTGATTTATCTAGCGATATTGTCATTACGGATGAATCATTATAATTATATTGCTTATATTCATATCCTGAATAAAAACTTGTATCAAATAAATTAGAAAATTTATTTTCCTCTTTTGTTTTATCAACGGGACTATTATTATAATTATATACTATTATATCATTATTTGCCGTATGATATTTTTTATAATAAAACTTTGTTTCCGGTAACTATACCTTATCATATGTTAAATATTGTTCAACATCTTCTGTTATTATAATACCTTTTATATTTGTATTAATACAATACTAGTTTAATAAATCTTTATTAACACTTGTATTTAATAATTTATTTGACACATCATTAAGAGTTTGATAATCATATGTATTAATTAATAATTGTTTTATATTTGTATCTTTAATTTCTTTATAATATAAATTATCATAATTTCTTATATAGTTACCTGTAAGGTCTAATGATGGCATTTTAAGTGTTGAAGGATTTTCATCTACAAAAGTACCTCTTATATAATTAGGACCATATTGGTAATGTACACTTGAATCTAAATTATTCATATCATTATAATTCCAATACATATGTGTATATCCATATACATAATTTTCTTTAGATACATCTATATTATTAAAGAAATCATCTACATTCATTATGAATGATAGAGTGCTTGAATCATAATTATCTTCCGTTAACGTATAGCAATTTCCATGTTCATTTAATTTTAAATCTTTATTATATAAAACATTTGAAGCCTCTATGTTACCAATGTTATCTGTTTTTATATATAAATTATCAATATATAATTTCTAATTTGTTTTAAATCCTATATAATTTGTTCCATTTGATATAACATCTAATGAATTTCCTGATGTTTTTAAACTTAATAATTCTTTATTGCCAGCTATATTATGTGTATATTTATGAATATCCTTGCCATTATTTAAATATGTATATGTGGTATCATTTTTTATATTACATTTAATAGGTATTTCAGAATTTTCATCTATTACAACTATATCTTCATTATAGTTATTAATATCCATTACAGATGGCTTATTCTTATTAATATCTGTTATTCTTGTTATAGTCACAGGATAATCATTATATAATTCATTAGCAATAAACATTCCATTCTTTAATTCTCGTGTTGAACCAGAACCAACAATATTTAATTTATGATGTTTGTTTTCATCAACCATAAATGGATGAGTATATGAAATATGCTCTAATAACTATGTGGATGTACATGTTGTTAATTCATCTGTTACTTCTATTATATAATCTATAGATGAATCAACAGAATCTTTATGTCGAATATACAATAAATCTCCAACATTATATTTTGGATTTAATCTTAATTCATCTTTAGCATATGTTATATCATACTCTTTATCATCATAATCAATAGAACTATTTTTTAATGTACTTGTATCAAGATATGTGAAGAATGATTCTAATGTTCCAAAATATATAGAATTTCCAGACTTACCTTGCTTACCTTGCTATCCTGTAACACCTATACCAGGTAATCCATGTTTATATATATAATTTTCCATTTTCATCAATTATTCTTTTTTAATCCTGATATTGTTCGGTCTTTAATATTTACATATGATTCCAATCCATTAATCAAAGACACGGTAACATTAGGTAAATCATTATATTTAACTTTATTGATTAAGTCATTTAATTTTACATAATCATAATTCTATACAATATTATAATCATATATTTTATCATAACATAATCGGAAATCCTAAAATTCTTTATTCTAAAAATGCAATATAGTATTATTTGTTTTATCTTCCAGAATTTTATTAAAACTATTTAGTGAATCCTAATTTTTATAATTCTATGGTACAGATATTTTATATACAACACCATAATATATTACAGATGAATCATTATGTGTATAATTATATATTGATGCGTCTATATTACATGCAACGTTTTTACACATACTTATAAAATCTGTAATATTTTTATTATTAGTTTGTTCTACTGTATATACAGGCGAATAATCATTAGTCTTTACTGTATTTGTATTATTATATTTTGTATAAACATTTGCATCAAGATATATTGGATAATTTGAACTTAACATAAATCCGTTATATTTTTTACTAAACTTTATATCAAGATTCATATCATGTTCGCCACTATACATTGATTTCATACTAATATAATTAACATCCTTATTACCTATATCATCTTTCTGTATTATTGATAATAAACCATTTCCTGTTGTATTATCATTTTGGTCACATATAGTAAGTTTATTTGATCTTAATGAACCATTCGCATCACCAAATAATACTTCTTTAATTACCTTACCTTTCTCATCTGTAATATTTTTATTTTCAAACGTACCTATTTGTGTAATTATTTTTTCTATATCCTAATTGGTTACACTTGTACCGTTTTTTATTACTCTTATTAATTCATTTATATCTTGTAACATAAATACTTTTCCTTCAGGATCAAAGAACTAATCATTATTAACAAATTTTCTGTTTAATAAAATATCTTTTGTCTTTAATGGTAATAATCTTGAAGTAATTTTCTATGCAAATCCAGTGAACTCACCAGGAAGTGTGTATTCACTGAAGAATAAACTACTTCCTGGCGTTCCTTGCTCACCGTCTTTACCTTGTATACCATAAGTGGCAATACCTGGTGCATATGTATCATTATGAAATCTCTAAGAAATCTGCATACTTTTTATCGCTTATAAATTTTAACTGTTGGATATATATTCTTACCAGTTGTTTCATTAATCACAATAGTTAGAGTATTTAAATTTTCTTTTGGTTCTATATTTGTAGAATAATTTTCATACTTATAATATGTGTTTAAATTAGCTGGTTTTTCAGTTACTATATTTATATTTGAATTTGGTTCTGTGTCTTTTGCATAAAGTTCAACTTCAATATTTGACTATGCATTATAATATACTGATAATGTATGATTTATATAATTTTTCTAACCTGTATATTGAGAATCTTTAAAATAATTCCAATTTTCATTAAATGATTCATTATTTATAAAATGATTAAATATTGCGGATGTTAAATTTATAGTTATAACTGTATTACCTTGATTAATATCAGAAATATTATATGAAGAATCTGAATAATTAACAGATAATATGTCATTCGCAGTAGGATAAACAAATTTATTAATTAATATATAATCATTATGAATAACCATACAGTGTGAACCTAAGAATGATTTATCATCAATTCCTGTTTTATGTCCATCAATACTTATATAATCATTTTCATTAAGATATTTACGATAATAATTATTATCCCATGTCGCGCTTAATAATGAACGATTATCTACTAAATAATAATTTTTATTTAATCTCTATAAATTAGTGTCTTCAAATACTTTATTACCTGGATAATTCTGTATTCTATTAATATTTTTTATTTTTGTATTAGATTGCAATAAATCAACATTAAGAATATCTCGTAATTCATCATCTATATAAAAATCAACCATATTATTCGTATTAGGTGTAAACCATCCGTAATTAAATTTAATCTAATTAGGTATTGATAATGTAAATATTAATGGATTATATTCTTCTGTATTATGTATTAATTTAACATCTGCTTTTTCTGGGATAATATATACATCAATATCATTAGTAAATGTATCAACATATCGTTTTAACTTATCCTTCGGTGTTTCTAATGATATTAATTTTGATATATACTTCTTAAAATGTGTTAAATTAGTTCCTGTTATCAATTTCGTGTTAGTTAATAAGTTTGTTTTATCATTTTTATATGATATAATAAACTAATCACTATTAAGAATATTTGATAATTTTATATTGTTAACATTATTTACATTATTTTGTTTCTTTATAGTTAATCCTAATTTATTTTCATTTAATGTTATTAATTTCGGATTTAATACATTTGTTATATTTAAATGCTAACTTATATTTTTTCCTATAGTTGTAGTACGTCTTATAACATTTTCAAGGATCTATTTAGCTGTATGATTATATTCACCATCTGCCTTTGTAATAATATACGCATGACTATTACTTGATATTGAATTTACATGAGTTAATGTACCTGGATAATCAATATACTCATAATTTGTTAATACACCAATATCATTATAATTATTAACAGAAACATATTCATTACAATCAACTGAATTTTCCATATTAAATGAAACAAACTATGGTAAATTAGTTGATAATGTTGTATTTACTATCGGTACATCATACTATGTAAATAATGAAGACCATAAATTATGTTCATCTATTAATGACATTAATTGTTTATGAAAATTATTTTTCTTATGAGCATGAATACCATTATTCATACAGTTAAGTGTCCTGAAATCAATATCATATGGTGCGTTAAGAACTGCATAATCAGCATAACTCTAATATTCATTTGTTGTAACATTCTTTATGTTAGATGTGCCTTCATGTGCATAATCAATATAGAACTAATGATTAATCAATAAGATGAACCTTTCTTTTAACGATATATAAATCTCATTAGTTTTTGATAAATCATAATCGGTTAAAACAAATGCTTCAAACCCTGAATAATCTTCAAGATGAATATAACTATTAACAACCTTTGTATTTAACTTAATATTAAATTTAATACCAGAAAATATAAACTCAAGACTTTTAATATTAGAATTATAATATACAGATGCTGTATCAATATTAGTATTATCTATCAATAATTTTTTAATGGAATGCTGTACAGAACTGTTTAATATACTTTCCTTATATGTAATTGATTCATTATTAATATACAATATATTATCTACTTTATTAGTTACATATTGATTTGTATCATAATCTGCTACATTATAAGTATTTTCACAGAAATTACCATTAAATTCATAATTTTCATTTAATGTATTAACATCTAATATGTTATTATTATCATAATATTGTCCATTAGATTTCCATAAACATTGTACAGATGGAACAATAGGATATAATAATTCACTATTACCTGTATTATTAGGATTTGCAAAATAATTATTTGATTTTAATTCTGGAATTACAGTATCATAATTATATTCCTAATATTTTTGTTTGTCTGCTATTTTTAATTTAGTATTTTCTATAACAGATATTGAATTCAAATTATTTACGTTTATAGTTGTACTTATATATGCTGTTTTAGAAGGTGTTATTATAAATGTCGTTCCTTTAGACACATTTACTTTATTGAATTTAAGTTTACCATCTAAAACTTCATACATCACTCCATGTTGTATTCTATAATCCGTTTCATCTGTTGCAATAGTTTCACCTGCCGGAATATCAATATATAAATTATCCTCATTATGTAATGTTCTGCTTAAATCAATAGTTGTATCTATATCTTTAATATTAGTAATACCCATTATAGCAACTGCGATTTCTGTAGGTTTATACAAATGAATCTTATTAGTTATTAATAACGAAGGATTAATAGTAGAAATCATGCATGTATTTACATCATATGGATTTGTTATTACACATAAATCCTATGTTTTATTAATAAACTACTATTGATTATCTAAACTATAATTCTTATAATTATCTGGTTCCCATACGTTATTTCTCAAATATCCATTTGTAATATTAAATACATTAACTGTATCATAAATACCATTTGTGTTATAAATTAATGGATACTTAATTTTATTAACTAAGTCACTAATATCTGTATTAACAGAATATGTATAATTAAGTTCTTTTGTAGATTTAAACTTAACAACATTATTGTAACGCCAACCTAATGTTTCAAAACAATAATTGGAGAATGCACAATAATAATTATCAAAATAATCTGATTGATTTGTCAATGCATGCATTTCATAAGTTATATTACTATTAAAATATGAAATAGTATCATCTTTAATATTAACAGGATCTTCTGATTCAACATAACAATGTAAATCACTTATATTATTTAAATAATTATGTTCAAAATTATTATCTATATTCTTTATCCAATCATTTTCATTATCATCCGGTTGTATATCATTTTCAATATATTTAATACCATTATGTTTAATAAATGAAATACTGTTATTATATTCTTTATTTGTTGTATATAATGATGATACAAGACCATTTACTTTATCAAATCCAAAATAATCATAATGAAAATCATCAAACTTTGGTGTTAATATATGTTGAACATACATATTATCATATGATGAAATTATAGAAATACTCTTATCATTATAAGATCCAACTTTAATTATATTAGTATTAAATTTCTCAATACATTTTATAATACGATTAATCTGTACATCTAATGTTGCAGTTATATCATTATATTCCAAATCCTATGAATAAAATGAAATTCTATAGAAATAAGTATTTTCAGAATATCTACATTTCTATTTGGTAACATATGGATTTATATTATAATCAGTCTCTAATAATCTATCATCATTTGATGCAATTATTTCATATACAATATGTTCAGTTGTAAACTTATTCGTTTCATATGTATTACCAGCATTAGTAACAGAAGATTTAATAGGATAATCCTATGCAATAAATTTAATATGTTCACCACATTCAATAGGTTTATTGAAATGTAATATTATAAAACTTTTATCAGTATCTTTATCTATCTTAATTTCTGATGAATCTAATGACATTAAATTTGAGTCTGGAGTATTAGTGACATAATTCTTAAAGAAATTCTTTAAATCAATATCAGTCTAAACTCTACCCACATTATTATTTGTTATTGCGAAGAATAATCTATCATAATATTTCTTATCGAATATTACTTTATAAATATTCTCATCTCCTTTATAAATATCACCATTTTCATCATATTTAGTTAATACTGTATTTCCTGTACTATTCTTAGAAGAAACAACATAACCATAATTAATGAAATCATTTGCAGTTAAATATAATCCAAAATAACGATGCATAGAATATTCTTCCATATCATTATCATCAAACATAAACTCAAGGTTTATAATATTGGAATATATAAGATTATGTCTTTCAAAACCAGCAATAATATAATTATTAAACATTTCTTGTTTATTAGCTATATCTGAATTTAATATTTTAGATCCAAAATATGTTGTCTCTGACTAATTAACAAGAATGCCTCTATCTACTGATATACCTTTCCATATATTATTGCCTTGTCTATAATAAGGAGAATTCTAATTATAATCCTGTTCAATAAATTGCAAATAACATTGTCCATAATTAGACAACATATTCTTATAATTATTAAGGTATTGTCCAATAGATGTTGTTGTTCTTAAATCAAATGTCTTTATAACCTTTGATTCTTTAATTAATTTCTTTAATTTTTCTGTATCATTAATTCCTTCACCTGAATATGTCTCTTCATTAAATATATCATCATATCTGAATATCGCGAAGAATTCTGGTACATTATTTCCTATATGTAATGGCGCGAGAATCTTCATATTTTCAGAATAAAGACTATCTGTATTTGTTTCTGCACCATATTCATACATTGTTTCATATTGATCTTTATAATCAGTATAAACCTTATGTGCTTTCAGAGAATTTTCTGGTAATCCAAATAAATTTTTAATAGGAATTTTACTGAATACCTTTTTTATATCTCTTGGATAATTACCATCAGATGAAATAGGGTATTTACGAACATTCTTATTATTTAATACAGCATTAGCTTTAAATGTATCAAGATATAAGTTATAATCTTTATCTACAACTAATTTAATATTTCCAGATAACTTTGGATTTGCTCTTAATAACATTGATGAATGATGTTGTGTATTAAGTTCATAACCTTTATTATCATAATTTGTTAGATGCTTTTCATTTTCATCATTAGTAACTATTAATCGTCCGTTTATTTTATTGCTAGATTTATCAGTAATAGTTAAAACAATATCTTCTGATGAGCTAATAGGATAATCATCATCTAAACTTATTGTAAATATACCAGGTTCTATCCTATTTTCAAATATAATATTATTATCTGTTTTATTTATGAAATCATTAATATGAACACCATTAATTCTTAAATAATTTTTCAAAGCATTATTCTATAATGTTATAATATAATTTGAAGGAGTTTCTGCTTTTGCACGAATATTACTTCCATATACAGATATTTTACTTATAACAGACTATGTATTAATATCAGATAGTTTTTTATCTTTTAAAACTATCATATCAGGTACTTGTTCTTTTAATTTATCCTAATCAATTATCAACTAATCTGTAATTTTGTCAACATATGAAATTTCTAAATTTGCTTCAATATCTGTTAAACTTTTATCGGATACTTCTTTTTCTGTATTTGTATAATCATATACATCTGTTAAATAAATATAATTTCCAGATAAAATAGGATATACACCATATCTAGGAATTTGTTTTGTTAAAGGATTCGCACATTCTTTTGTTTCAATACTATGTCCGTCTTCATCTATGTCTATTTCATAATTATATAATTTTTCATTATTGTTTATATCGTCATTACCAGTTGCTATTTCATACTTAGGTTTATCTTCATCCGTATTTATTAATACATAACGATGATATATAGCTCTATAAGAACTGTCTATACAACTTATACTCTTTTCACCTAATGTTATTAATTTTGTGTTATCAACTATATCATCATTATTAGGATAATCGTTATTATCTTGGACAGGTACACTATAAATTATAGTATCTTTATTATTAATAGTAGTATCATTATACTTATTACATATACGATTACTAAAATTATACATTTCTTTATAATCATTGAAGAATTCGGTTTCATCCTAATCAAAAAACACGCTTGAATCAAATCGATTATATATTCTATATGAATTATTATGTGTACAAAAATTCTTGATTATAAAATCATTAATACTAAAGCTATAATTTTCAGCATTATTATGATATATTTTTATATTAGTTCTATATGTCTTAAAAGGCTCTTTATCATTATTAAACGTAAATGAGCCGTTAATATTAAAAGTATAAAAATCATTCTATGCATCCTTATCAACTTTAGTCGTAATATTTCTATCTTTAATATAAGTATTATATACAGTAGGAGACCAGATAAAAACAGGTTTATAATATATAAATTTTAATGGTACTGATTTTTGTTTATATCCTAAATAAGCATTCTAAGAAACAACACATTCTGTATATGCACTAACAGACAATAATGATTTAGGATCTGTATATATTGCACTAATTTGAAACCTTAATACATTTCGGTCTTCCTATATAAAATTATCAGGTACATACAATAAATTGGTATGTGGTATTAATGTATTATTATCTGTATTATAATCAAATGCTGGTAATAATAATGTATTGTTATTAAGTTTATCATCTTTCCATTTTGGTAAAGTTATATCCTTAATTGCCTCTTGTAATTTCTGCTCTTCTATATTAATTTTATTATTATTATATAAAATTACGGGTTTAATAATTAATTTAAATGGAAAGTCACCTATATTTTTATCATATAAATTCCAATTAGTTAATGAATCATTAATATGTGATTTATTATCGCTCCAATATATTTTAACATTAATCTTATAATTTGCAACATAATGATCATCAATATAACCTCCATTAAAATTTGAATTAAATGCACTTGGTAAATCATTACCAATATTTACAAATGTACCTTCATCATATGTAGAATCGTCAGAATGAAATAATAAATCACTAAATATATTATTTGCTATATTTTTATTAACATTAATATTATTTAATGGGAATATATTTCCATAAATTATTTTATTTGAATTTTTCTCTGAATTCTTTCCATAAAAAGGTAATTTATCAAATTTTGCTGTTAATTCCATTTTAACAGGATATGGTAAATCACTATTTATATTTTCTTTATCTTTAAACTAAAACGAATCAGGGTCATATACATATCCTAATTTATCTGTATTCATGACAGGAATTGGATATTCTACATCTTCATACCCATTTATTAAAACAGATGAATTAATAACAACATCTCTCTTATTTGGTGTTAACTTAAATAAATATTTCTTTTCTTTTGCCATTTGTATCCTTAAATCAAATTCGTTTCATTATTTATTAGATGAAAAAAGAGATATTACTTTTTATATTGAAGTAATATCTCTTTTCATTAAAATTATTTTTATTTAATCATCTTCTGAAACACTAATATCATAATTAATATAATTAATACTTGCAATATCTCCAAGATAACCAACGCTATCAAACTCTTTATCGATAGTATCAACTTTATCCTATAATGATATAGAAGTAATTACTTTTGTTCCTGATGATTCATCTGTATTCTCATACGCAATGTTCTTCGCTATATGTTTAAAATACAAACCATTAACTGAATTACTATTAGGTATTGTATCATCAAGATGCGAAGTAACTCCAGACGAACTTAATGTATTATTAATAGCGATAGTTAACGCATCATCATTTACATCCTTAATTAAATCTGCAATTTCATTTGTTGATGAAAGATTATCAGGAAATGATATAATAATAGAATTAGACCAATCTGATCTTAAAGGATTTGTTGGATAACCTGCTTCTGATATTGATCTTACTTTAATCTCTACACGTTCACCTTTCTAGATAGGTATATCTATTTGATTAATGTTAACTTCCGTGGAATCTGCGACATTCTCAACAACCCATTTATAGCCGTTACCATCATTTACTTTTGTCTTCATCTATGACTATGATATATTCCAATCAGAGAATGTACCTGTAACGCTTGAACCTGTATTCTAATCATTATATGTAAATGTATTTAATAATACAGGTGTATTATCTTCTTTAACATAACGATATGCAATATCAAATCCTATAATTTCTTCTTGTAATTCAGAATTTCCTATACGTGTTTTCTATACAGGGATAGAAAAGAAACCTCTGATTCTATATTTAGGATCTGTTAATAAGGCACCATTTGAACGAACTTCAGACTAAAACGCAGAAACATTACTTGAATAACTAGACTATGCATTCTATAATTCCAATGTTTGTGTGTTTATTTGCTCCTGTTTCGCGTTATAATCACTGATGTTAGTAATATTCTATAACTCTGATTTTAAGTCCGCTATGGCAGATTTAAGGCTATCTATCTTTGTCTTATCATCTGCAATAAGAGCTGCTGTATTCTTAATAGTTGTTGTGTCAATTGCCGCATTAATTTGTGTGTTAACCTATACGACTCTCATATCGGATTCTGATAATGTTGGTGCATTTGGTTTCTAACCACTCCAAGCGGTAACAGTTCTCTCCTTAGCCTCATCAATCATCTTTGCACCCCAATCAACTACATAATTACTGTAATATTCAGATAATGAAGTTGTTGATACATTACCATTATTATCTTCATATAAAAGATTATCAGTATCAACTCTAATCGGTGTTGACCATGTATCTCCTTGAAGATTATATGCTTCTGAAATACCTTTTACATATATAATATCATATTCATGTGCACCAACTCTTACAGAAATAACTTTACTTCTGAATGGATCTTCATAATAATTAAGTGTCGCATAAACACCTGGCAAAGTCGCTCCTGTAATTCTCTTTAATCTTACCTTACTTGAATTCTGGTTAATCGCTATAATCTCAAATATTGAATCACTATATGATAACTAATCTCTAATAGATAACACATTATTTTTCCCCTAATCTATACCTTCGTTTGATATTGTAGAATATGTTATATTATCCAATGTATACCAAACATTACCGTTAATAATATCTGGATCCTATATAATCTAGAAAATTCCTGATTTAGTATTTCTTACTAATGGTAGTTGAACAATCTCTTCATCTTCAGAATATGAAATATTATTATTAGCTAATAATGATTTCAATGAAAGATAATCCATACCAGATGTTATTTGATTATTATTCCACAATGTTGTAGCTGAATCATCATTAGAATTAAGAATTACCCTTACAACCTTAACTCTATCTGCATCATCTTCTATCTATCCTGTTAAATTAATATCGACCGTTAATCCTGGAAACATTAAGTCTTCAAAGAACCAATTAGTATCTAATTTAAATGTAGATGGATCTTGTAAACCTGCAATCTATGTCGGTGTCTAAGGAATCGAGCTCAACTTAATAGTTCTTCTTGAACCATCGTTAAGATTAATTGTTCCTTTACCGGTTGAAAGTGAATTAAGCGAATCTTCAACAGCTTTCAACCTATTAACAATCGAAGCATAACTTGGTAATTGATATTTAGAATTTGTTCCCTATGTATCTTGATATTCATAAGTTACGAATGTATCATTAGTTGTTAAAGATCTTTGCATAGCGGATAATAATGAAAGTTCATTAGTTTGCTATGCAATAGTCTTACGCATATTCTCTGCAAAACTGTTTATATTATTTGTACTCATCTTATATTATCCGTTATTTATTTTCTAATTCTTGTATTCTATTATTTAAATCTTGTATATATTTAATCATTAATGGTATCAATGACTCATAATTGACAAATGTTGTTCCTCTCTCATTATCATTTGTTTCATCACCTGTTCTATATACTAACTTATCAAATCCAAATCCTTGTAATATATACTATGGTAAATCAATACTTGGATATACATTATTGTTATATGTATAATAATTAACCTAAATACCGTTTATAATATCATTTATATTACCATTATCTGTTGTCCATTCACCTAATGCAGTATCAGCTTGTGATTCAACATTAAATATAGGTTTATAAACAGAAGGAACATTATAAGTATATTCATCATTCAAAATTTTTATTGGAGGCGTATAAGATGAACCTTGATATATAGATGTATTGATAAAATCATTTTTTAAATTATTAAGTTGAATCTTAATAACATTATTGCCATCGCTTGTAGTTGAATCTGTAGACGTGTCTGTAATAGGTAATATAACATTTGTCTTTACATTCTATGCAATAATACCAGATGTTTTTGAGCCATTAAGGTAACCATCTAATTTAGTTTCTAGTTCCTCTAATTTTTGTTTATTTTCATCTGTTAACTTAAGTGTTGTCATATAAGCATCTTGAATAGCCATTGTTGACTAAACATTAGTATTCATCACATCAATAGCTCTGTTAAGATTACTAACAACATCAGAAAAATCAACACTATTAATAGAAGACATTGTTGTATTATCCTATATCATCGCATCTGTATTATCATATACAGATAAAGTCTTTATATTAACACGGAATGAATAACTATTACCAAAGAAATTTGCCTTATTAGGACCTCCAAATGATTTCTTCTTAGTTAATGTAGGAATCTTAATACCTTCTGCTGTACTTTTTGGTGAATCTAAAAATACAATACCAAAAAGATTTATTGCATATGCTGATTTCGTAGTATCATTCTAATCATAAACACTATAATAAAGAAGAATTGCATTAAAACCAAATTCACATGGTTTTGATGTAATATCACAGAATTGATCTTTAAACTAATTATTAGCATCAATATTTACATCATCATAAGAATTAATCTATATTTGATTATTTTTGTCATTACAAAAGTTTCTACAGGCAGTTTGTATCTATGTAATATCCTTTACTATTTCATATGCGTCATTCAACTGATAATTTGAATTATTAACATTATCATATCTAGGTTTTGTATCACTTAATATTTTTAATGTATCTACATTATTTGTTCTTCCTTGTAAATGTTCATTATCACCACAATTATATGTATGCCCATATATATAATTAGTTTCTGCTGAATCCTAAACCTATTTAAAAAATACAGGACCATTACCATAACTAGTTGGAATATTAACATAAGTTTCATTAAACATACCAAATTCTGTACTTAATGAATTACCTGCATCTATTGCTCCAAAACATTGAACAGTCCTTGTTTTATAATTGCCGTTATCTCCTTTTTCTCTATAATAAACGTCATTATTCTTTTGATTTCTCTCTAATGTTAATAAATTATTAATATGTCTATTCTCAAATGATTTTAACCAATGAAAGAAACAACGCTCAGTAACTGTATGGTATTCTTGATAATTATACTTATCATCATTTAATAATCTTGTTTCAAGATTCATCATATAATTCTATAAATCAGTTGCAATTGCTATTGATTCCTATTTAAGATCTGTATTACCAAACATTCTTGGAAGATTAAGTAAAGCATAATGTGACATTGCAACACCTGTTGCTCGACTATTTAAATTCAAACCAATATCTTCATTAGCAGATGGGAAAACATATAATGTTGCACCGTTATCTCTCAACGGTCTTAATAAAGGTGTTCTAATCATTTTCTTTAAAAATTAATTTTATTTTCTCTCTATCATAATATCATCTGCTGAACGAACTGAATAATCTAATACATCCCAAGATGATCCATATTCATCATCATTGGCAATACATTTCAATGTAATTCTATTTAATTCATCCTTTGATATTCTTAAAAATTTATTTTCTTCCCTTGATAATACAACTCTATAAAATGCTTTTGATTTACTATCATTAAATCTTAATTTAACTATAGAACCAGGAATTCCATTTATAGAAGCAGTATGTTCATCATTTATAGTAACCGTATGATTGTAATCATAATAAGTATATATAAATCCAGATTTAATATCATTGTATTGATATTTTGGTAAATTCATTCTTTTTAACTAAATAGCAGTTGCAAACAGCATACTCTAATCAAAAGTAAATGACTAAGGTTCATTCAAACTCTACTCAGATGATTTACTTGCGCCATATAAACCAATATAACCTTGTTCATCAGAATAACTATTACTAAACTATTTCTTTAAACTATCAACACTACTTATAATCTATTCTAATGTATCAGCCAATGACTAAACGGTTCCATTTCCTAATTCAACACCAATAGCGCCAGAATTATGTGCATACTTATTCATATCTGAATTAATTTTATCATATGGTACAGTTTTTAATAAGCCACCATCATTATATAAATAACGTCCATTTAATGCATCATGGTTTATACCTTCATTATTACTACCACCAGATCTAATAATCTATTCAAGACTTTTTGTATCTTCAACTGAAAACTATTTAGCTGTTATTTTATTAAATACACCAGTATTAGCCTTTACATAAGATTTCTAATCATCTGTATTATCTATATTAACTTTAATACATTGTTTATTACTATCATATATATTATCTATATAATCAGATATTGATTGATTATTCTCATTAATAATTCTTGGAAGCTAACCAATCATTGTTCTTATAGATATATCATTTAATTTCTCTTTTAAACTCATCTATATCAAATAAAGATTTTATTTACTTATTTATTTAGAGAAAATCATACATGTCAAAATTAAATTGATTATTTAAAATAAATTAAATAAAACTTTATTATATTATATATTTTACTAAACTTTTCTAATAATGTTTATCTATATATAAAATAAAAAAATGATATAATAAAGAAAAAATTCTAAATTACATCATCTATATTAATTTCAAAAATATTTTACATTTTCCAAGGATCTACCTTTCTAAAAATATTATTTAATAAAAAATTGATCCTACAATATTTATCTCTATAAAAAATAACTATTAAAAAAGAAAGTAACCAAAGAAAAAATAAATTTTCACCAATATTATATTAAATTTATAATTTTATATATTATATATAATATCTATCTTAACCTTAAATACTAACATATTTATTATACTCAAGTTTTCAGAAAAAGTCTACTTTTTATTTAAATATTTTTAATAAATTTTAAAAATAATTTATAACTTACTGATAATCAATATATATTTAACTTAATTTATACAAATTCTAAATAATATTATTAATTTTATAAAATTTTAAATAAAAATCTAACTTTCCTACTTTAAATATCTTAACCTCTCAAAATACCAGTATTTATTTTACTTACTTTTGTGAAAAAAGTCTACATTATTTTAAATTATTTTTTAATTATTTTTAATGTAATTTTAACTAATAAAATAGACTTTTAATTAAGACTTTAATATAATTATGCTATATAAATATAAGAAGAGAAAATTATACATATATAAAAGTAAAATGAAAGTTGATATAACATTTGACAACAAATGGTTTGTTGTCAGTTCAAATTATCTATTTGAACTTAATGTTATACGCAGAGCTTTTACAAGAGAAATTCCAAATGCGTGGATGTTAAAGAAGATTACTGACATACAAATTACTGATAGAGAATTCATGAACAAATATAATATGATTTCTACTAATTTGTGGTTAGAAATTATTAAGGTTGCTAAAAAGTTCAATATAGCAATGGAAATGACTCCAGCTGCACAGAATTATTTAAATTAGTTTACATTAAAGTTTGAAGATTTTAAGAGTTATATAGATGATATTTTTGAAGGTGCAGAAACAGATGAAGGAAAAGAATTTAGACCATATGATTATCAAATAAAAGCGGCGTATACATTATTAAAATATAAAAAATGTTGTGGAGAAATTTCTACTTCAGGTGGAAAAACATTAATTTCATTCATGATATTTAAATATTTAATTGATACACAAGGTATAGATAATATTCTATATATTGTTCCATCAGTTGACTTAGCTAACCAATCAGCTGAACAATATGAACGATATGAGTCTTACCTTAAGAAACATAATCATAATTGGGAAATAGGAATTCTTAGGTCTGGTTTAACAAAGAAACAAAAAGAAAAAGTCGAATCATGTAACATATTGTTTGGAACTTTTCAAAGTCTTTGTAAACGTAAAAAAGAGTTTTTTGATAGATTTAAAGCCTGTATTTGTGATGAGTGCCATCATGCGGGTGGAGCAGTTTCTGTAAAGAATATATTATATAATATGTCAAATCTTATATATTCTATAGGTGTAACTGGAACTTTTCCTAAAGAAAGTATGTATGAGAATTTATATATACAATCTATTATAGGACCTGTAATATATAAGTTAACAGCAAATCAATTAATTAATACAGAGAAAAGAGGAACACCTATATATGCAGTAATTCAATATCTTAAATGGGCAGATCAAAAAACAAAGGAAACAATGTATATCTATAGAGCAAATAAAAATCCTATGAATATAGGCGCAGGTAGTAAGGTTCTGAAGATCGAAAGGAAAACGGTTAATGAATCATATACAAGATTAAAGTATATTTGTGATCAAGTTATCAAGACAAAGAAAAATGCTTTGGTACTATTTGGCGATATTAAATATGGATATGGTAGAAAAGTATATGATTATATAAAAGATAATTCAGATAAAAATGTTTATTATACAGATGGAAATACGCCAAATAAAACAAGAGATTATTATAAAGCAGAAATGGAAAAAGATATTTCTGGAAATACAGTGATAGTAGCGTCTATCAATACATTTGGTGAAGGTATCGATATTAAAAATCTTTGGTCTATTTTCTTGGTTGATACAGCAAAGTCCGAAAGATTAGTAAGACAAATATGTGGTCGTGGAATTCGTTTGTATCCAGGAAAAGATAAAGTTGTTATTTTTGATTTCGTAGATGATTTGAGATATTCTGCAGATCCAAATAAGAGATATAAAGATAATTATTTATGGAAACATGGTCAAGAGAGAAAGAAAATTTATCTTGAACAACATTTCCCTGTATATGAGCAGAAGATAGATTTTAAATAATTTAAGAAATTATCGTTTAAAGAATAAATAATTAAACGATAATTTTAAATTTTTATTATGTTGTTAAGTGAAGTCTTATATATAGCAAAAAATATAAATAAATATAAATCTCTTAATGAATCACTTAAGTCTAATATATTATCTGATATATTTCATAAGTTTGATTATTCTAATATAACTATTGAACCTGTTAATAAAAACTATTATATTGGTTATACTGATAAGGGCGTTTCATTTTTTGATGTCAAATTTGAATATCAAAGGTTAGCAGAAAGAAATTAGTTAACACAAGATATGTGTGATACAGTGGAAGGAAGATAGAAAATTATTAATTGTGATTATAAAAAGAAAAAACGTAAGAAATTATGGAATGGAACTTATGAAGATAATGGAATAATATATATGATTATGGAAGCTATCAAAAATAAGTCAACACATAAAATCGGTTTATCTGATATAACAGATTCAGAATTAATAACTATATCACCAATAGACGCAAAGAAAAAAATATATAAAACCGGATTACAATTTTGGGTTGATTATGATAATAATCTTAGGGCTGTAGTAATAGATAATACAATAATATTATATATTTAGCAATTAAACCAATATAATTCATGGTTGAAACCAAATCCAGATTATCACGAGAAAACAGATTTCTCTACATTTGCTGATAATAGGAATGATGAGTATTTAGAAAATTTTATAAATAAAGCATTTATTAAAATACCAGTTTATAATATATTAACATCTAATGTAGAATTAAAGAAAGAATTAGGTGCAAATAATGTTAAATCATTATAGAATGTTCCAGGAATATCAAAAGTATATGTGGTAAATACAGAAGGTATGGAAAATTCCAATATAGAGGAAAAACTAAAAACAAGAAGAGATTATAAAATATTTTTAGAGAGTCAAATAGATCTTAATAAGAAAAATATTGAAAGATATTAGAATGAATTAAAAATTAGGCGTTCGCAAGGTGTTGATTCTAAAATTATAAATAAGATTTATGATTTCCTTGATGTTTGTATGGATACAACAATAGAATTATAGAATTTAGATAATGATGTATTGACAAATAAATCCGCCGATGATTTTATAGGAGATACCTATAGGCATTCTGCACCATTAGATTATGTATATTCATCTGCTTTAAAACGAATATATCCAGATAGAAGTTTTTTTGATTCAAAAGTAAGAAATATGTATGGTAGAGGAACACATATGGAAACTAATTGGTCTTTTAATTCTATAGGAGATTGCTTGGTTGTGGCTAATTTAAAAGTTGAAAAATGTATAGAATATTCATAGTCTATAATTGATAGATATGACAAATATAATAATATAAAGAATAAAGCTGATATTTCTTAGGATGAAATATTATATGAGTTGAATATATTAAAATCAAAGTATAAAGAATTAGAAGATTTTCTATCTTATAACTCATCTGTATATAATGAAATAAGAAGGCAATTAGATAAAGCTAATATAGATCTTGATAAGATAATGACAAAAATAGATAATTTTCAATTTTAATATAATAAAGGGATAAGAAATAAATCTTACCCCTTTTTATTTTTTATAAACAATTAAAGGTAATTGTTGAATACCGTTGAATGAATGTTGTACAGGAGGTTTTGAATAAATTTTCTTATTCTTATTTTTTGATTTCTTTCCTATACCACCATTAAATCTATCACCAGAACCAAAAGTTCCCATACCAGCAGGAACTGGATCACCTATTCCTATTGTATTCATAGGCGTATTATAAACTACTCCTTCACACATAATTATCTTAAACCATTGTTATTTTTAGGTAATGAAACTCCTATACCATTAGGTGCTCTTCTAGATAAAGACTATAAAGCATTTATTTTATGTTTAACTGAAATACCAGGATGCTACTTACTTTCATATTTAGGACTATCTAAATCTAAGTATTCACTGTTTCCATCCTTATATGGATCATATTCCTTAGATATTAATTCTCTTTCACCATTAGCATTTCTTATATATACATCATAATAGTTATAAACAAAAGACCATGTAAATGTATTGAATGTACCCATCCTGGCTGCATAAGACATTGATAAGTCTCCTATACTTGTTGGTGTTAACTATTGATAACAATAACTAACAGTTTCAAATCCACCATCATCCAATAAGGAAACAGTTATATTAGGTAGATATAAAGGTGTTAACTATCCTAACCTTAAATATAAATCATATTGATGTCTAGCGACAAAATAACTAATATAACTTTCTGCAGTTTTAACAGTCAATGTTAATGTTTTCTCTAATAACATGTCTTCCTATTTACCTGGACGTTTCTATATTTTATATTCTCTTCCTTGCTATATAACAGAACCTGAATTTAAGCCTGGAAAATTAATTGATGCAATCTAAGCGTTAAAGAAATCTTCCAATGTTACATAAGGTAAATACATCCTATTTAATATTGGCATCCACTTTTCTGTAACATCTGGATAAAACCAATTGAAATCCAATGCTATTACGAAATTTTGATCTAGATTATTTAATAACATTTTTAATTAAACTATATGATTGTTTGTATATTTATTGAAGATTATTTTTTATTTTCAAATATTTTATGTATCTTTGTGTTGTTAATAAAAAAAATATTGAACACTTAAAATAATAAAATTATGGATATTACATTATATAAAGTAAAAACAGATAGAGGTTTTTTCATAGTGAATGCAATTAATGAATTTAAAGCACGGTCACTTATGGCGAAGAACGGTGAATATGTTCATACATGTGACAAAATCATAATTAAAGAAAATGATATTATACCATATAATTTATTTTAATCATGTATTAAATATTAAATTATGTATTATGAGTAAAAAGAAAACGTATTCAGAGAAAGTAAAAGATTTATGTGATAAATTTTGGAATGATTATCAAGTTACATGTGATATAGAATTTGTTGATAGAACAATAAAATATTATATTGGAAGATTTAAAGCTATCGCAAGGTCTGCAGATAAAGAAATAGAAAAGTTATCTCAAAAATAAAACTTTTTATATATTTAATGTATAATACAAATATAATAGTTAACTGAGTTAATAATCCTCTAATAAAATTAACTTAATTAATAAAGAAAGGAATATTACTATGGGTAAGCAAAAAAGAAGTGAAAATACGTATCAGAAGATTAATACAATCTTTAAGAGAGATGCGAATAATGTAATTATGCCTTATGATGAGTTTGCACTTCCCGAATTGGAATGGATGCGAAATTGTAAGTTTGATGCAGAATCTAAAATCGATGGTACTAATACTCGTATTGAGGTAACTCGTGAATTTATTACATCTGATATTGGTAATAATGAAGGTATTAGATGGAGTGTTGCATATAAGGGTAAAACTGATAATGCACAAATTCCAAAGATGTTGTATACTTATCTTACTACTGTTCTTACAGAAGATAAAGTTCTTAATTCACTAGGACTTACAAAAGAGATGTATGTCAATGATGAGTTGATGAAAGAAAAAGGGTGGTCTGTATTGAATGAACAGTTTAATGTATATGAATTGGATGAAACAAAGATTCCTAAGAGATATACATTGTATGGTGAAGGTTACGGAAATGGAATACAGTCTGGTGGATACTACAGACAAGATAATTCTTTTATCGGATTTGATGTAAAAGTTGATGATATGTATCTCCTTCGAGAAAATCGTGATGAGATCTTTAATAAATTAGGTGTTGATATTGTTCCATTTGTAGGACAACTTACTATTGACGAAGCAATTGAAATGGTAAAGAAAGGATTTAGATCTAAAATTGCAAAAGATGATCATCTTGAAGAAGGATTGGTTCTTCGTACACCTATGGGTTTGAAGAATCGTAGAGGTGAAAGAATTATATTTAAAATTAAAACATGTGATTTCCAGAAATATTTTTCAAAGTATGGAACATATGATAAGGTAGATCAACCAAAGAATGAAAACTTTTAATATATGATAGAAATTATTGAAATATGGTTTCCTATTATTGCATTTATTGCATGTTCATATTTAATATATATGGATAGAAAACATTTTAAGAAAGTTGAAAAAGAATTAGATAAAATAGAAAAAGATATTCATCATGAATAATTTTTTGATTTTATTTTTTTGTTTGAAATAAAATATGTATCTTTGTATTGTTAATAAAAATAATATTAATTAATTTTTAAATAATAAAAAATATGATTACACGTAAGGAACTTGTTGCTAAGTACAAGATTGCAGTTAAGCGAGTAAATGAGTTGGAGAACAAGAAGTATGAGTATAAGACTAATCGACCATGTGCTCCATTTGGTAATGTGAAGAATATGAATATTCCTGACATTATTAGAGCTGGCGCAAATGTGCATGATAGTGATGCTAATGTAACAGAGCGTATTAAGCAGTATGGTATTTTTCCAGAGGATTTGAAGAATGCAAATGATCATTTGTATGAGGGATTTGCAATTTCTACATGGGACCACGATTTTAAACTTCGTGTAGAGCAAATTCACGATGAGAAGAAGTTGAAGACATATAAGGAAGTAATGAATAAGTTGTCTGCTAACTTTACTGATGAGGATCGCTTCATGATTGAGATGGGTGAGATTGATGCACTTGACATCGATTTGGATGATGATGCACCATCAGATGAAGTAAAGTCTGAAGAGTAATATTTGTTACTTAAACAAATATATGTATGGTTAATACTTAACCCAATGTGGTTGGGTATTAACCATTTTTCATTTTTAATTAAATTAAACTAATATGGATGAATTTTTAAAACAACTCATATCTAAATATAAACCAAAGTTTTCTCGTGATAAACTTTTTGGTGGATATGATATTGATGTATATGATAGAGATCAGATAAAGCACGAAACAATTAATTATTTAAATGAACATTTTCAAAATCCTGATATAAAAAGTGAAGAGTATCATGATTATTATAAGAAAATGTTAATAATTAAAGAGTTCGCAGAAACATTTGAAACATATTTTGCAAATTTAAGTTTTAGATTACCAGTACCATCAGGTACAGAAGTTTATTGTTCACAACGAGATTAATATATGAATAGTTTTATTAAGTTAGATAATGGAATAGTTCTTAATATTTCACAAATAGAAACATTCGGACCAATTTGGCCATTTGACTTACTAGAGTTCGATGATTCACAACCTATAGGTGATAATATTGGCGATTCTGTTAAACGTTTATTTCAAGATAAAGAACATAATAATATTGCAAAAGAAATGGTTAGAACTTCATTTGCTACACCATTAAATTGCAATGATAATATGAGAAAATACGGTGAAGGCAAAATACTTAATTATACGGTTCTCTTAAAATCTGGTCATAAGTTTTTTATTACTGAAGCAGAATATAATAATATTTTGGAAGTTATGAATTTATCTGCAAATAATGTATATTCTAATGTAGATAAAAAGTATACTAAATTTGATTTTTAATTATGAATTTTGAATACGAAACAACATGTTATAAATTTACAGACAATGATACATATGTCTCTATTGATGATATATTGGATGAGATTGATAAGCATGCTATAAAAATAGGTTGTAGTACTAATAGACCAAAATCCGCAAATGAAATTATAAATGATAATTTGAAACAATGGAATAATTTTGAGCCTTATTCAAATACATTTAGAAAGAAACATATTTGTTGGTTTCCTGTATATATACAAATTGGTTTAGATAAAGATCTTGCTGATTATTTTGTATTGAAAGATATTAGTAATGATTATCATAGAGCAATTTATTATAAGATTTCGGGTGAATATGCGTTTACATTGTGTTATGATGGTTATATATATATAAGAGAGAATCGTTCTCAGATTATTGTGATTATCTTCCATGTTATGTATTACCGTGTACAGCAAAAGATGTATTAGCACATAATTCATGTTGTAAGTTAAAAGATACTGCATTATTGCTGAAGGAAATTTGGGAAGATGTAAAAAAGAACTATTCTGATGCAATTGAGCAAAACATATGGTTTGAAAATGGTTATTACTACCATACAGAACATTATATAAAAAATAAGTTTATTCATTTTGATTTTTAATTTATTATATGTCAAAACAATACGATAAATTTAATTTGGAAGTTGAACAAGATCCACTTGTTCAACTTCATAAAACTGATTATAATAATTATAGTGATTTGTCACATTTTGTAGATGAATACTATAAAGCGCAAGCACTTATAAAGGAATGTGGTAATTTTTATAAATCTTTTCTTTTAAGTAAACTTTTAACCTATTCTAAACTTACAAATACTTCATACAAAGAAAATGAATATAATTTTTTTAATATTCATATAACAGGAATACCATATAAAGCTGAAACATATTGTCTATATGATATGTTTGATGATTTGGATAATGATTATAAAGGGTATTATAATTATAAGTCATTGAAAGGATATGAAAAACTTGCATATTCACGTGCAGTATTTAAGTTTAAGGAATTTTGTGATAATTCTAAAGATAAGTTATTTACTATAAGAATTGAATGTAACAGAACTTCATATTTTCCAGGAGATAAAGATAAAGAAACAAATTATTATTTTACATTTAATGATTATATTTTTAAATCATGTATGTGTGAACATTATATTTCATCATATAGTTCTATAACATATAATAATAAGTATGATGAGGTAAATAATAAAGATCTTCAATCTAAATTAAAAAAACTGGTTGATAAAGAAAAGAAATCTTTATATGATTATATGAAAGAACTTGATTTTTTATATAAAAAAGAATTTGATACATTCTATAAAGATGAATTAAAAAAATTATTTAAAACTATAAATGTTCCTATTATTTATATAAATATCGATAATGATTTAAAGGATTGTGCATATGCGTCATATAATTCATATAAGAAAAAAGTTAAATCAAAAGATATAGATAAAGATATTAAAGAACTTACAGAAAAGTATAATAATGATGGTGAGCGAACATCATTATATTTAAGTGAAATATTATCTGATGATGAAATTGATAATATGTTTGATTCTTTTGAATATAAAGGTTGGTATAGTATGTATGATTGGATCTTGAAATATATTAATGATAATTATTATAATAAGATTATTGAACTTGTAAAACGTAATATTGCAGATTCTACATATGCATATAGAACTATTATAAGAACATGTTCAGAATATAATAATAATCAAAAATTATATATTATAGGTAAACATAATGAATCACATTATTTTTGTAATCAAAATGATGTAGATAAAATTAAAATAGAACTTATAGAAAGAGAATTAGTATGTACATATATAAAAGTTAATAAACATCTTAAATACAGTTGGCCTTCGAATGCACCAACTGTTGTAAATGAATTGACGCGAACAGTTAAGTTTAATGTAGATACAAATTCTGTAAGTTCTTTTAAAGAATCAACAGATACATATGAAATAGCAAATAAAGATAGATATTAAAATTAATCTGTTACCTAAGTTTTAGGTAACAGATTTTTTTATTTAAAATATTTGATGTATCTTTGTAATATAATAAATAAGTTAGATAATTAAAAAATAAAATTATGATTAAATATATTTTTGCGTTTGTAATGTTCCTTATGGTATTTGGAATTATCTGTTTGCCATTTTATGTAATTTATCAAGGATTCGTATTGGTTGCATCTGGTTCACTATGGGGAATTCTTTCTGTTGCCGTAGGATTGATTATACTTAGGTTGTTTAAACCTATTTCAAATTTGTATGAAAATAAAGATTTTAAAATATTTTAACATATGGTTTACATTGATATTAAAACAGTTTCATATAATGAACTTAAGAATTTGATTAATTCAGAAGCATTTATGTTTGATAATGAAAATGATTCAAATGTAAATCTTACTAAATTGATTCAACCGATGTTTATTAAAATTATGTGCAGAGATACATTACGTATTAACGCATATAAGGATAATATTGGTAAAGTTCATATTATGAATGGAGAGAATGAATTTTCAGCTATTAATGAATTGATAAGTGGAAATATTTGTATTACAGATTTTCCTGAATCATTTAAGCAGTTCAATAATCTTCCATATAATGAATGGCATTCATATAATAAGAAACAAATAGAGATTACACCTGTATTTGAACTTCATATTTTGGAATGTCCTAATGAAGATGAAAAACAGTTTTATTTAAATATGATTAAATAAACATTTTTATTGTTCTTCATTATAAATAGTTGTGAAAGATTAAAATAAAATAATTAATAACTATGGACGATCAGAAACAATATATACAGGATGATAATGAGAATGTATATAAGGTTATGCCAACTCATTATCTTAAATTATCTCCATGGAATGATGGTGAGGATCGTCGTGTAATGGAGAAAGATATAAATGGATATAAGTATATATCATATAAAAACGCATGTATGATTATTAATAATCAATTTGCGAATAAGACAGAAAAATGGACACATAATGGTAAGGAGTACATTGCATCAAAAATAAATGAAGATAAATCTGTAGATGAATATACAGCTTTAATCAGTATGCTACCAAACCATAAAGCTATCCTTCATGATAGCAAGAATCTCATGAAACATTTTAAAGATGAAATGTCTCTTACAATTACATCTGAGGATAATAGTACAGAATTGAAAATGGTTAAACATAAGGGAAAGATTTATTATATTCTTCTTTTAAATAAACCATGTTCTCGAGTAAAAGCATATAATCTTTTTGGAGAATTTGTTCAATGGGTAGGAATTAAAGATTGCAAACCTATTTTTTGTGAAACAACTAAAAAATATATTTAATTATGAAATTACATAACGGCATTTATCATACAAGAAATTCATATAGTAAAGACTGTAAATTTTGGAAAGAAAAGTGTATTCCTTATATTGAATGGTATAAGAAACATCGACTTAGAAATATTCAATTGAGAGAACATAGAATTCCAGATGATTATGATAAGAGAGATGTTATGTCTCATCTTATGCATTGTTATACAGATTTATATATGCAATCACATATTGGACGTGTAAAGAAATCTGTTATACGAAAAATATTTAATTATTGGTATAAACAACCGGGCGCATATCTTAAGAATGATGAATATCTTAATTATGATATTTTAACACCATATCCTATGTATACAGGAGATAGAGATGATGTTAGATTCCCTGTAGGTGAACCGGGTTGTTTTATTCTCTATATTACATTATTTAAAAGAAATAAGAATGCTCTTACGAAGAAACAACAAAAATTATTGAATGAACTTCATTCATATAGAGAAAAATAAATAATTAAAAATAAATTTATTATGAATAATTTTGATGATGCAATAAAAAAGAAATTATTAGAAGATGTTAATAATTTCAATGATATAATTTATAATAGAAAGACTATTAATGAAAGTTCTATTAATAGAATGTTTTATTGGATTAATACATGTGATTGCGCATTTATTACTGCATTTAGATATGAATTAACAAATGTAGTAAATCCTGATAAAACATATTACGGACCTAATAATGATTGGAAAGATAAAAAGATATTCACTCATGAAGAGAATCGCATGAAGAATAAATTGCTTTATGGTGAATTACTTAAATTAAAATATGGTGTTATCAAGGTAAAAGGTGTATATCCAGAAGGTATGGATAAAGAATCATCTGAAGAAAGTTATTTAGTTGTAAATAGATTTAATGATCTTGAATTTTTAAATAATATTTTAAGATTAGGAGAATTTTATAATCAAGACTCTATCTATTATAAGCCGAAGAATAAAACATATGGTTATCTTATAGGCACGAATAATGCATACCCAGGTTATCATAAGAAAGGAGATGAAAGTACATTAAAATTAGGTACTGCTTCAAATTTTATGTCACGACTTGGAAATAAAGCATTCTCATTTATTCCAAAAAATGCTATTAAATTTAATAATAAAGAAGATGCAGTAAATACAGAATCTGAATATCAAAAGTATTGGACAGATTATTCAGGAACGTCATTTAAAGATAGAAAAAAGAACAGAACAATAAATCCTAAATTACAAGAAGCTTTAGAATTTTGGAGAACTAATTTAGGTGGTATTGATATTATTGAAAAAATGCATCCAAAAACAAGATTATGTATGTTTAGTTTTTTAAGAGAAAATTTAAATAATGAATAATAAAGATAATTAGATAATTTCAAAATATATAGAAAATAATTCTATTAAAAAGAATTGTCAATATTGGAATCATATAGATACAGATGATCAAATTTATATTAAAGATAAATTTAAACATATCAAAGATATAAAATTATCAGAATGTCTCTATATGATTCTTCATCATTTAGATAATAGGCCAATTTGTCCTATATGTCATAAAGAAATAAAACTAGAAAGATTCTCATTAGGATACAAAACATTTTGCTCTAATACATGTAAATATTCAGATAAAGGAAAACAACTTATTCATGAAAAACAAAAGGAGACATGTTTAGAAAAATATGGAGTTAATAATCCAATGAAAGATATTTCTATCAAAAATAAATCTATATCTAAATGTAAAGAAACAAATAAACGAAAATACAATGTTGAATATAATTTTCAACGTGAAGATATAAGAAAACAAATTATTCAAACAGTAAAAAATAAAACCGGTTATGAATATGCGTTTTTAAATAAAGAAAAAGTATTATATACATTACATAATAAATATGGCTCTGGTATAGATAATGTATTTCAATTAGATAGCATTAAAGATAAATCGAATAAAACAAAAGAATTAAATAATAGTTTTAATACTTCTAAATATGAAGATTTAACATATGAAATATTAAGAGAACATTATAGTAATGTAATAAGACAATTTAAATCAGAATTATATCCATTTAATTGTGATTTTTATATTGTAGATAAAGATACATATATAGAAATAAATGCAAGTTGGACACATGGCAAACATCCATTTAATGAGGATGATTTAAATGATGTTAAACTTTATAATGAATGGATGAATAAATCAGACTATTATAAGAATTCTGCTTATAATTGGAGATTTAGAGATACAAAGAAAAGGAATATTGCAAAAGAAAATAATTTAAGATATTTTGAAATATTCCCTATAAATATAGAAGATTTAAAAAATAAATTGAAAAAAATTATTCAAAAAATAGACAATTTATAAAATTTCTTCTATAAATAGATAGAATAAAGAAAATTAGGAATAATGCCTAAGAAAGTTTAGTTTGAAGAATTTGAGTAGAGATTAAAAAATAAATTTGGTGATAAGTTTAAATATATTGATTTAAGTTTAATAGATAAAGAAAACTTTAATTATTTAGATAAGTATCCTATTAAATGTTTAATACATAATAAAATAGCATATAAAGAGCCGAAAATCTTTTTAAGATCTACAACATTAAATATATGTAGTAAATGTCAAAGGGAATAGCAAGTTCGTGATTCACATAAAATGCATGAAGGTAAAGAAAGACATTATACATCAGTTGATGAATTTCTAGAGCGTTTATATTAGAAATATAAAGATAAAATAACTATTGATAAAAATGATATTTTATTAAATAAAAATGGTTCAGTAAATTTTTCATAGAAAATGAAATTTATATGTCAAAAACATGGTGAATTTTATTGTAAACCATCCGATATATTTCGTTCAACTCATGGATGCTCAAAATGTGCTAATGAATATATGAAATTAAAAAATATTCAATATGGTGAAGAACGAAGATAGTCATTTATAAATGATGCTATTAAAATTCATGGTAATCAATATGATTATTCAAAGGTTGATATAACAGGTAAACTAAAAAAAGTTGAAATTATATGTAAAGATCACGGTTCATTTTTTATGATGCCATCTTTACATTTAAGAGGTGAAGGTTGTAAACTTTGTAATAAAACAAATTTATTAAATTGTGAACGACGTTTATATCAAATATTAATTGATAATTTTCCTAATGAAGAAATTATTAAATAGTATCATAACTTTTTAGGAAGACAAAGTTTAGATTTTTATTTTCCTAAATATAAAATAGGAATAGAATATCAAGGTAAGCAACATTTTGTTACTAGTGAATATTTACATAATGACACAAGGCATTCATTAAAACATTAGAAAGAACTTGATGAAAAGAAGTTCAATAAATGTAAAGAACATAATGTTACACTTTTATATTTTACATTTGATAAATAGTATGAAAATATTGAATATTACTCAAAACTATATGTAAATATAAAAGACTTAATTGAAAAAATACAATATATAATAAATAATTACAATGTTTGCGTTAATAGTAATACAGACATTGAGCAACAAAAATTAAATACATAATAAATTATGAGCAACAAAAAAGTAGTTGGAATTGATTTAGGTACTGGAAACAGTGCGGTAGCCATCATTGAGAATGGCGTAGCTAAAGTAATTGAAAATGCAGATGGTTATAAGACAACTCCATCTGTTGTGTACATCAAGGGTGATGAAACAAAAATTGGTGCAGCCGCAAAACGTGGTATGGTAATGAATCCAAAGAATACCATTTCATTTGTAAAGCGTTTTATGGGTGCTAAATGGGATGATCCTGATGTACAGAAGATGTTAAAGATGGTAACATATGATGTTATCGATGAAAATGGAAATCCTCGTCTTAAGATTGACGATAAAACATATTCACCAGAGCAAATTTCATCTATGATTCTTAAGAATATGTATGAAGTTGCAAAGGGATTCTATGGAACAGAAGATTGTAAAGACGCTGTTATTACTGTTCCTGCATGGTTTAATGATATTCAGCGTAATGCTACAAAGGTAGCAGGTCAGTTGGCTGGTTTGAATGTTCTTCGTATTATTAATGAGCCAACTGCAGCAGTTCTTTCTTCAAATATTGATACAAAATCAGGAGACAAGATTGTTCTTGTTAATGACCTCGGTTGTAAACATTCTGTTACTGCATCCGCGCTTGCTGCTTAATCACTAAAGCAAGTGTAAAGTTAAAAACCCGTTAATTGCTGAGAGTCCCACGTTAGATATATACTAATGATAAAAATGGTCTTAAATACCGCTATTAGATGGTGACATACTAATTAGCACCAACTTTAATGTGTTGGGTATGGTAAAAAGTTTAAGAATTGGGTGACCGCCGTAAATCTTAAAATATATTAAGATAGAGCATCCAAGTATCTTGGTAACAAGATAAAGGTTCAACGACTAGAAAAAGTAATCCTATTAATTTAGGAAGAAATTTCCACGAATGCGGGTTAGTTTGGAAGTGGTACAAGTGATATAAGATAAATATTAAAAAGAATGTTTATCTTATGATTAATACAGAGTTCTTTGATTTATTGATTAAACATATACTTAAATTATATGATGAAAATAATAATGAAATTAAATTTAATGAAATAACATATAAATTTGAAAAACGAAAATTTTCATCAGTTACAAGTTTAGTTATATATGTAGATAATATATCACTAACATAGAAATAGTATCGTTCATATTTTATATTATATAAATGTAGATGTGGTCGAGAACATAAAATATTATTACAAAAATATTTCTTAAAAAAGAAATTACATTGTATTAATTGCTGTTAGGATAGAAGTTTTGATGATTATGTAATAGCGTATTATAAAGGTAAAATTAAAGAAAATAAACAAATAATATTAAAAGAATTTGATGAATATGATGATTAGTTTAAAGAAAATTATAAAAGAAATCATTTATCAAATGAAGAATTTAAAAAATATTTACCTTATATTTATAAAATTAATAATCATTTAATAACAGAAGATATATTAAATAATATAGTATATTATTATACAGAACATGTTAATAATCAATTTAAATTTACTGTTAATATTTCTTTTGATAATGGTATTACAAAAGAACCTATAAAATAGTTATATTTAAAATGTAATACATGTGGACGTATATTTAAAATACATACAAATAATATAAGATTACAAGATTTATCAAATATTCAATGTAGAAAATGTAAATTAGTAAATACTACATATCCTATTAAAAAATATAAAAATACTAATATAACATATTAGTCAGGAATTGAAAAAGAATTTATTGATTTTTGCTTTTCTAATAATATTGAAATTGAAAATGGTAAAGAAATTATTTATGAATTTGATAATAAAGTAAGAACATATATAACAGATTTTTATTTACCATAGTTTAAATATATTATAGAACTTAAAGCTAAAAATAAGTTTTATAGAGATGATTTAAAATCTGGTAAAATTGAAGCAAAAAATAAGGTATGTATTGATTATTGTAATAAAAATAATTTAGAATTTAAGTTTGTGTTTGATTATGAATTAAATGAATTTAATCAATAGCTTCTAAATGAAAGAGATAGTCTTGAGGAATGAAAGTTCCTCGGTAAGATAAAGAGCTTACAAAGTTAAATAGAAACAAATAGGGTACAGAGGATGTTTCTATTGTTGAGATTTCTGATGGTATGATTGAGGTTCTTGCATCTGATGGTGATGTGTTCCTTGGCGGTCAGAATTATGATAATGCCATTGTTCAGTGGCTTATCGATGAGTTTAAGAAAGATACAGGTATTGATTTGAGTAAGGATAAGATGGCATATGCACGTCTTGTAGAGGCAGCAGAGAAAGCAAAGTGTGAGTTGTCAACTACTACTCAGACAGAGATTAACCTTCCTTATATTACTGTATCTGATGGTGTTCCTCAGATGTTGATTAAGACTCTTAATCGCGCTACATTTGAGAGACTTACAGAAGATCTTACAAATAAGGTTGTAGAGATTGCACATCGTGCTGTAGAGAAGGCAGGTATTACAGAGGATCAGATTAGTGAGATTCTTCTTGTTGGCGGCTCTTCACGTATTCCTTCAGTTCAGGATGCATTGGAGAAGTCATTTAACAAACCTTTGAATAAGACCTGTAATTTTGATGAGGCTGTTGCACTTGGTGCTGCTATTCAGGCAAATACACTTGCAGGTAATGCAACAGAGGATTCAGTACTTCTTTTGGATGTTACACCAATTTCACTTGGTATTGAGGTAAATGGTTGTGAGATGGCTAAGTTGATTGAAGCTAATACAACTATTCCTACACGTAAGTCACAGACATTTACAACTGCAGTAGATAATCAACCAGCTGTAACTATTAAGGTACTTCAGGGTGAACGTCCAATGTCCGCTGATAATAAGGTAATTGGTACATTTAATTTGGAGGGTATTGCACCAGCTCCTAAGGGTGTTCCTCAGATTGAAGTAACATTTGATATTAATGCGGATGGTATTCTTGAAGTAACTGCAAAGGATAAGGGTACAAATAAGGAACAGAAGGTAACAATTCAGTCTCCTAACGCACTTTCTGATGAAGAGATTGCACGTATTAAGGCAGATGCTGAGAAGTTTGCAGAAGCAGATAAGAAGAAGAAAGAGGAAGTTGATAAGTTGAATACTGCAGAACAATATGCAACACAGGTTCAGAAGTATATTGATGATGAGAAAACAGGTGCATCTGTTCCATCTGATAAGAAAGAAACATTGAAGACAAAGATTACTGCAGTTCTTGATGCAGTTTCTAAGAAGGATGTATCAGCAGCAGAGACTGCACGTGCAGATCTTGAAACTGTATTTAAACCTATTGTTGAGGAAATGTATAAGAATGCAGGTGGTGCAACAGCAGGTCAACCTCAGAATGAATCACAGGGAAATCCATTTGCTAATGCAGGATTTGGTGATGCAAATGCTTCAACTTCTGATACTAAGGCAGATGATGACGTTCAAGAGGCAGATTTTGAGGAAGTAAAGTAATAAAAATATAAGGTCTTGAAATATAGACCTTATTCTAAATAAGTTATATATATTATAACAATATACAATTTAGAAATAATGAAAACTATTAAAGGTGAGTAAAAGTATGTAAAGAAGGGACGTTATCATGAGAATTGTATAACGTCCCTTTTTATGTTTAAACATTAATTTATTTGATTTAAATATGACAAAAGACTTGTATGATATATTAGGTATTGAGAAAGGTTGTAATGATCAGAAAAAGATTAAAACTGCATTTAGACAACTTTCTAAGAAATACCATCCAGATATGCAGAGAGGAAAATCAGATGCAGAGGTAAAGGAAGCTGAGGAAAAGTTTAAGGATGTTAACCATGCATATGAAGTTTTGAGTGATCCTCAAAAAAAAGAGAATTATGATAATTTTGGTGATGAAAATGGAAGACCAAATCCATTTGGTGGTTCCGGTGGTTTTAATCCATTTGGTGGTGATTTTGATCCATTTGGAGGATTTAATCCATTTGGAGGATTTGGTGGAAGTTCACGTCAGAAGAAAAATCAGGTTCAACCAGGTAGGGATATTCAGATGAAGATTCCTGTATCTATTGAAGATATATTTAAGGGAGTTAAGAAGAGTGTTAAATTTAAGAGAAACGTAAGGTGTTCTGTATGTCATGGTGCAGGTGGAACTGGTCAGAAGACATGTCCAAAGTGTCATGGAACTGGTAGAATTATTCATCAGCAGCAATTTGCAATGGGGTCATTCTCTATTCATGAAGAAGTTTGTCCATTGTGTCATGGAACTGGTTTTTATGTAGAGAACAAATGTGATAAGTGTGGTGGTTCTGGATTTGATAAGAAAGAAGTAAAACTTGATATTGAATTACCATCTGGAGTACAGAATGGAGAATATCGTGTATATAGTGGTGAAGGATCCGAATCAAAGAATATTTCAGGACCTAATGGTAATTTTATCGCTATTGCAGATTATACGTTTGATACAGATAGGTATCAGGTTGATGGGTTGAATGTAGTTGAACATATTCATGTCCCTTATTATAAATTGTTGCTTGGCTGTTCATATACTCTTAATATTCCTTCTGGTGTAAGTAAGGTTGTTAAGTTGAAGAGTTGTATTAAGGAAGGAACAATTATGAGATTAACCGGCGAAGGACTTAAGAGGTCTGATGGCCAAAAGGGTGATTACTTCATTTGTGTTCATTATCAATTTCCAGAAGACCTTAGTGCGAATGATAGAGCATTGCTTGAAGTTATAGAGAAAAACAATAAATAATATTTATTAAAACAATTTAGCTATTTTTATATATAAATAAAAATAGCTATTTTTATTTTGTAAACCATGGAAGATTTTAGTAAAGTAGAAGGTATTAAGACTAAAGGTGGAAAACCTTATGTGTAGAATAAAGAACTTATGAAAGAGATTGTACTTTCAAAGTAGAGAGATGAACTTACATATAACGCTGTTGTTATGCTTTAGTTAATTGCCGAAAATTTAGCAAAGAAAAAACATTATAAATGTCAAGAGGATAAAGAAGATTGCATACAAACAGCAATGATGGATGTTGCCATGTATTGGAGAAGCTTTGACCCTGAGAGATTTAATAATCCATTTGCTTATTATACAAGTATGTTATGTAATGGATTATCAAAAGGATGGAATAAGATATATGGTAAATTTAAAGCATCTGAGATGACAAGTCTTGACAACAATATACATTCATTTTAAAATTAAATAATATAAATTTATGCCTGCATATGATAGTTATATTGCAGAACATGGAACTGCAATAAGTGATTTAACATTGAAGAAAATGTTAGTTAATAAAAAAGATATTTAGGATAAAATTAATAATACATTTGCATATGAAGATACGCCAGCTGTAATTCCTGGTAAATCTATTGATGATACAATAGATAAACAATTAGATTCTTTGAATGAAGATACTGGTATGAATTCATTGATTACACAAGCAGCAATGATGAAAGCAAAAAGCGAGACTGATAAAAAAGAAGATTTAAAACAAAAAACAGAGCGACGTAAGAATTTCATTGAATCTATGATGTATCAGCAAGGTGAACTTTATTATCAACAACATCATTATTTTATGGATGGTAAGACAAAACGTAGAGTTCGTAAAGCAGTTGAACGTGCATATGATAAAGGTAAGTATAATAAGAGCGGAATTTATTTTGAACAACCACAAACAAAGACTATTATTAGAAAACCAAAGAATACTAATAAGGAACCAGTAAATATGCAAGATATGTTAAAGATGTAAAAATAATATATATGCTCTATTAGATATTTGATTTCTGATAGAGCATTTAATTTATATATGGATAAAGATTTAGATACTATATTAAAAGAAAAGTTTGATATTTGTTATATATTAACTTTAAGTGATAGAGAAGATAGACGTAGTAGAATGCAATATCAATTTCATAAGATGTATTTAGATGATATAGATAGAAGTGATTTTTATCATTATCATTATACTACTAAATTTCCTTATAATAAGTTAATTGCAAATGCGTTTAATGAATCAGGTTTAGGTAGATTTACAAAACCTAATGAGTATGATTGTTCAAGGAATCATTATTCTATTGTAAAGGAATGTTATGATAGAGGATTTAATAATATTTTAATAATGGAAGATGATTTAAAATTCTTAAATAATAATCAGACTTTTACTAATTTTATTGATAATATTCCTGTAGATTATGATATACTTCAATTTGGAGGATTTACTACAGATCCAAAAGCAAAAGGTATATTAGAAAAATATAATGAGAATATTTATTGGGTAAAACATAGAGATATTGGTTTATGGAATGCGTCTATGTATGCTTTATCACGAAAAGGTATGGAATATTACATTGCATTTATGGATAAATTCTTTTGGGTTGCAGATGGACCATTATTTAAAGCTCCGATAAATGATAAGTTGGTAAATACATACGTTTCTACTATACCTTTAGTTATTCAGGAAAATAAAAATATTGTTTTATCAGATATAAGAAATAATGTGAATGATAAAATAGATTATCAGAATGACAATGTATATGAATCACAAGTTAAGTTATCAGACTACTATTAAAAATTAATTTTTGATTTTTGTATAAATAAGAAAATAATTTTATATAATAATCTAAATGACTATGATTAACATGTATGACGAGGCTAATATAGATTTAGAAGAAATGATGTACCTTCAAGATGTTCAGGATGAAATAGAAGGTGATGAAGAACAAATTGAAGACGATGATATTTATGAAGATGATTATGATTTAACTTCTTCTTTTTTAGATAAACAATCTTTATTAAAAGATGATGAGCGTAGACATATAAAAGTTTTACATAAACCAACGGGAAAAATATTTTCTGGAAAGTTATATGGTAAATGCGCTGGTATTCCTGATAAGTATGTATTTTCTATGCGAGAGGTGATAGATAATAAGGAAGTTGAGCCATTGAAGACTAAGATCTTTAAATTGTCAGATCTTGTGAAGAAAAAATAAATATCATAACTAAATTATTAATAAAGGAAACTAATGGTAAAGAAAATGGCACCGCGACGGGTAAAGATTTGTCCAGGATGTCCCTCAAAAGGATTGGATTTTGATGTGACTCCACAATTTAATTTCGTTCCAGAGAAAAAACGAGATACTAAAAAAATTACAATTATCAGTGATGTAAAAAATCATATTAAAGGAAAGATTTCATCATTGTTTTAATAAAATAAGAGATTATAGTTTTTTGTATACTATAATCTCTTATTTTTATAAATCTAAATCATATGTATCTAAATTAATCATCTATAAATGTAATGTATCATGCTCTTTATCGAATTTCTATTCTATTTTCTTTATTCTTCCTTCAATTTGTGACCAATTTTTATTTGCATGATTTATTGTATCTACCATGTGATTAATTACATTTTTTTGTTTAACTACATCATGATGAATATGTTCTAAATCTCTATCCATATCCTATCCATTTTTGAATATAATGTTACCAGCACCTTTTAAATTACCGAATGCAGTAATAGCATTTATACCAATTAATGAGTTTTCATCAAAATAATATGCAACAGCTTGTTCACCAGGGGATAAATGTTTTGACATTAAATTTTGATATGCTTCTTCATAACATACGAATGGATAACGGTTATATGAATTTATATTTGATTTAGCAGTAGGTAATATTTCGTATTGATTGTTATTCATCTTAATTAAAACTAAACTTTATATATTTATTGAAAATCAATAAATAGAATAAAGGTTTAATATCATAAATAATGGAAAAGGATATTATATTAGCTAAAGGTAATATATAGAATGTGCTTAAACGAATAGGCGTATATAAAAGTAATTTATTTTGTATAGGTGAAGATGATATAACAAAATTAGGTGTTATTGTATGTAACGGTGATATTATTTCTTCACGTATATTAGATATTACTATAAAGGCCGGTGGTGCAACTGGTAGTATGTTATCATATAATTAGAATTATATTAATCATATAGATGTAAAATATGTTGATCCTAATGATAAAGATATAAAAACAATGTCATTTAATATACTTGATAATGATGCTTTAATTGAAATTATTAAGTTTATCACAGAAAAATAGCAAGATAAAGAAAACATCGAAAAAATTGAGAAAAACTAGCTAATTTTTGATGAAAAACTTAAAAAATTCTAGCAATTTTTAATCGAAAATAAAACACAGATAGAATGTATTGGAGAATTGAAAAACTAGATTTTAGATATGAATAATAAACTTGATGTTTTACTTACAGAAAGAAGTTTAAGACATTAATTTAATTTTACAATATAATTTATATGATGAAGAAATAGAATAATAAATTTGTATCATTTTATGATTATAAGAAAAGTAATTCATTAAGATATAAATTAATGAATGAAAATATAAAGTATAATTATGAATATACATCCTATAAGAATGAAATGATATAGTTATATGAAGAATATATAAATAGATATTTTTTAAATACAAGTATATTTAATCCATATGATAATTATATTGATTCATTAAATGAAGGATTAATTATGTCATATAATTATGATATATTTGCAGAATATCTTGAGAAATATTCAGGTATAACGGTATTGGATATTAATTATGTTGATAATAATGATGCAGATACAAAAATGTTATATTTTATTACATATGAAGATGAATATAATAAGTATAAAGATAAGTTAAAAACGTATATTAATAAATGCGGTTATTTTATTTCATTATTAAATAAGTATACATATCAAGGATTAAAGCTAGTAGATATATAGGTTGAACCAAAATTTATTGTGGAAGTAACATCAGGTATATATGATAAGTATGATTTAATATATGATAAAGAAAATGATGGTATTAAAAATAAATGTAATGGTATTTTATATCATATAACTTTGGATGCAAAATATAATAAAATAAAAGATAATGGGTTAATACCAAAATCAGGAAATAAAAAATCTATTCATCCTGAAAGAATTTATTTTTATCCATCAAATCTTATAGATAAACCTGATATATCATTAATTTCACAAGCAAAATTTTTATATAAACCTAATGGAAAATATATAAATTCTGTTATGAAATATGTAACGAAAAAAGGGTTAAAAATAGATATATTAAAAATTGATTTATATAAGTATCAAAATATAAAATATAGATTTTTTCAAGATCCTAATCATCCACAAGGAATATTTACATATGAACCTGTACATCCAGAATGTGTAGAATTATATAAATCATTTTATGTTTAAAATATGAGTAAAGAAACAAATATACATTTGAAAGCAATAATATAGGTAATTATATTATTTTTAATTTTAGGAATAATATATTTTATAATAACTTTATAATTCAAAATTAAATCTATTTAAGCATGGATCGTGGTGAACGACGTTATCGTCAAAAGAAAAAGTGGATTTCTCGTTTAAAGAAATTATGGAATTCACATGTATTTTGGAATTATATTTCTCCTGTAAAGAAAAAGAAACCAAAATGTATTAGAGAAATGAAAGAACATAGAGCTACATCATGGCAAGATTTTACGAAGGATCATTTTGGTGTATTAGTTAAAAATACAGGAACTGTTATGACTGATAATAAACGTTTGGATATTACAGAAGAACATAAGAGAAAAATGCAAAACAGAAAACTTACAAAGGAAGATCAAGAAGAAGTTGATGAATATCTTGATAGAAAAGAACATCCATATAGGTTTGAAGATTTTTGTTGTAATTGTGATAATTTTCCTGGAGATAGATTATATGAATCTAGAGAATACGATGGTAAAGATGTTTGTCCATTTGTAGAAAGATTTAAATCTGGTGAATTAAATGGAGATACAGAATGGCAGAAGTTAGGATGTGAAAGTTTTATTGATTAATTAAATATTATTATAGGTGATTAGCAAATTATAGTTAATCACCTATAACTTTTTATATATTTTCTTATATAATCTTTAACTAATAATATTTTTAATTTATGACAATGATGAAAACAGATATTGAAATTTCGCAGAGTGCACAACTTCAAAGTATTGATTATGTATTTGAAAAACTTGTTCCTTATGATGATCGTATAAAAAATGGATATATTGAGCAGTACGGTAATTATATGGGTAAAATTCCATTGACATATTTAAAATCAGGAATGGAATGTGCAAATAAACATCTTATTCTTGTAACTTCAATTAGTCCTACTAAATCTGGTATTGGTAAGACAACTGTAAGTGTAGGATTGAATGATGCACTTAAGAAATTAAAGAAAAATTCCATTGCGGTATTGAGAGAACCTTCTCTTGGACCATGTTTTGGTATGAAAGGAGGCGCATGTGGAGGTGGTTATTCACAAGTAGTACCAATGGATAAGATTAATCTTCATTTCACGGGAGATTTTCATGCAATTACAACAGCAAATAATATGATTGCTTCTGCAATCGATAATTATTTCTATCATAATCCAGAAAAAGAATTAGATATAAAGAAAATTACATTTAGACGCTGTTTAGATATTAATGATAGGTCTCTTAGAACTATTTACACAACACAGCGATATGGAAAACTTATTCAAACAGGATTTGATATTACACCAGCATCAGAAATGATGGCAATTTTTTGCATGGCATATGATATAGATGATTTACGTAAACGTATTGATAAAATTATCATTGCAGAGCGAGAAGATGGTAGTTTTATGTATTGTAAAGAATTAGGAATAACCGGTTCAATTGTTGCATTGTTATCAGATGCGATTAAACCTAATTTAGTACAGAGTCTTTATAATAATCCTGTTATTATTCATGGTGGTCCATTCGCTAATATTGCACATGGTTGTAATTCAGTTATCGCAACACGTATGGGATTGTCATTATGCGATTATGTTGTAACAGAAGCAGGATTCGGTTCAGACCTTGGTGCTGAAAAATTCATTGATATTAAATGTAGAACTGCAGGTTTTTCGCCAGATGTTATTGTATTGGTTGCGACTATTCCAGGTTTGAAAAATCAAGGTGGTTGTAAAGATATAACAAAGGAAGATACAAGATCACTTGAGACAGGACTCAAGAACCTTGATCAACATTTGAATGCACTTAATACATTTGGTTATAAGATTATTGTCACTAATAATGTATATGATACAGATACGCGAAATGAACAGATAATTCTTGAGAATTTCTGTAAGAGTAGAAAGGTAAAGTGTATTAAGAATACATGTTATGTAGATGGTAGAGATGGAGCATTAAATTTAGCACAAGAAGTTATTGATACCATTGATAATACGAAGCATATAGCATTTCCAAATTGGGCATATCAAAAATATGATAATATAAAAGATAAGATTTCAGATCTTTGCGAAAATATTTATGGTATAAATTCAGATAATATACGTTATTCATATAAGGCTGAAAAGTTTATTGAGAAATATGATAAGACATATGAGAATTATAAGGATGAATTAATTCAGGAAATTAGTGAATATCCTATTTGTATGGCAAAGACACAATATTCATTTTCAGATAATCCATCAGTATTTCCAGTACCAACACATGATACTACATTTACTATTGATGAAATTAAAATTAATAGAGGTGCTGGATTTTTAGTTGTTATTGCAGGTAATATGATGCGAATGCCTGGTTTACCAAAAGAACCAGCAGCAAAGAAAATAGATTATGTTGATGGAAAAATTACAGGATTGAATTAATGAATGATAAAATAATAGATATAAATGAGTGGTTGAGATGGGTGATTTCCTTACATCCATCTCAAAAACAAATTAATACCATAAAACCATATTGGAAATGCAACTCTAAGGGAGATTATCTTAAAGTATTTAAAAAAGATATAGGACGATTTGGTAAACCTATACCAAATATTAATGATACAGAATGGATAGATGGTAAATATTCATGGGAGTTAGATAGATTATTTGATATATATAAATTTGTTCCTAATTGTGAACAACTCGCAAAGGTTAATATAGGATATTTTGTATTAAAAGAAACATTAGACAATGATAAATGGAAATATTATATTCAAGTGATAAAACAATATGATAAAGAAGTGAAAGATTATAAAGGTGGTCCATTTACATTTAGAATTATAATGGTAGACTTTGGTATTTTTAAATTATACGCACGTCAAACAAGAGAATTAGAAGGTGACCATAAACATGTAATGTATTCTAATATTAAAAATAAAGAATTAGAGGAACAAAATAAGTTTATTGAATGTTGGAGTGATGATCAATGTATATTCATATCTATACCAGGACTAAAAATCAATAAAGATTTAATAAAAGGTAAATCTCAAAAAATTGAATTACAAAAAGAAAAACGTTTATATTGTTTTAATGATAATAATGGAAACAAATATCAATTACCAGAATTATATTATCCTACAAATATAAGAACATTTATTGATTATTGTATAGATAAAAAAATATTACCATTTTCAAAAACTGTTAGAATTTGGTCTAAAACTGATTATTATGAGATATATTCAGACCCTGAAAATAAATCGTTCAAAGATTATATGTCAGAGGACGAAATGTTATATCGTTATCCATTTCCTATGATGAATATTAAATCAAAAAAAGAAATAAAAGAATATATTAATGATAGGAAGCAAAAACATGCATGGGAAATAAATCGAGGTTTACCAAAAACAGTTACAATAAATTATAATATAAATGATATATTCGTACCTATTGATTCAATTACGCAAGATATATGTAATGAATTTATATATAAGATGAATAATAGTAAATTATATGAAATAATACAATGAATAAGGAATTACAACAATATATACATAAAGCAGATAATTCTCAAAATATAAAGTATTTTGAGAATATGATGAATGCTTTATATAATAAAGCATATGAATATCGTAAATTAAGAGATGAAGCAATTATATCTAATAAAGATTTGAGAGGAAAATATGTAAGGTTATCAAAAGAACGAGATTATGATAATCCAGTATATATGCATGTAGTTAATCAGTTCGTTACAAATGATGGTGGTAGAGATAGATACCAAGTATATCTTGAAGGATTAACATTTAGATATAGTGATGCAACTATATATTTGGATAATATATGGCAAGAAGTAGATGGATGTAGACAAATTCATTATGATATTCATGAATTTGAAAATCTTCAAGTTAAATATTTAACAGAAGGAGAATTCAGAAAGTTATATATGGAAATGGTTAGTAATATGGTATCTATTTATGAACATGCAGAAAAGTTAATAAATAATAAAATTTCATCAAAATAATTTTAGACTTTATTAATATAATTATATATAAAATACATAACGAATGTTAATTATAAGTTAAGTTATTTTAATTATTAAAATTAAAATTAAAAATATTTTAGACTTTTTTAACATTCTTATGTAAAATATACATAAGATTTTAAATGATTGAATTTCTATATAAAGGACAAAAATGTTTTACTAATAATCTTCCGAAGAAATTAAAGAGAATGAAGATTACAGAGAATGATATTGAAATCCTTAGAGAATTTGATGAAACACAGAAGAAAGTAAAACCAGAAGATAATAACAATGAATTTGATAATTGGACTAAAGTTGTATATTGGGATCCTATTACAAATTATACACATATTGGTTTTACACATGGTATGAATAAACCTGATAAAAATGAATTTTTTAAAAATTCTAAATGGAATGAAGAAACAAAAACAGGGTTAAAATATTGTACTAAAGAATGGATTGATAATGTTGTTTTGTTAAATGGAATACCTAAATATCCTATTGTAATAGGTGATGATGGTAAACCTGTGTTAGAAACAAAATATAATTGGTAATTATTAATGTCTAAAGATGATTTAGTAAATATACAAGAACAACCAGGAATTTATATGATTTAGAATGATATAAATAAAAAATGTTATATAGGCTAGAGTATAAATTTACATACAAGATTGTTACATCATATAAATAATTCTATAAATAATCGTTATAATGCACCAATATATAGAGCATTTAAAAAATATGGTATAGAAAATTTTTCTGTATATATTTTAAAAAAATTTGATAATCCTATAACTACATATATTAAAGAATAGTTAGATATTTATGAGAAGAAATATATTAATGAATATAATAGTTATGGAAGCACGGGATATAATCAAACAAAAGGTGGTGATGGAGGTATAGATGGATATAAATTTACTAAAGAACAAAAATTAACAATTTCTAAAAATTCGTATAAAATATAGAATGATGGTAGAAATACAATATATTGTTATGATATAAAAAATAATAAATTTATTGAATCAACATCATTATAGGAATTAAAACGATAGTTAAATGTTAATTTTAGAACAGGATGTATTAGAAATTTATTAATATATAATCAATATATTTTATCACGTTCAAAAGATGATTTATTATAGAAAATTAATAAGTATAATAATAAATTATAGGAGTATAATACAAATGGTTGTAGTAAATTAACTCATGAAATGAAAGATGATATAATTAATAATATATCAGAAAAAGAATTTCTTAGTAAATATAATGTATGTAAATCTACATATTATCATTATAAAGAAAAATTAAATATATCTTAATTGCGTGTATTAAGATATAGTATTGGGGATTAGTATAGTGGTCAGTACAGAGGTCTCTAAAACCTTTAGGCCGAGTTCGAGTCTCGGATCCCCAACAATTAAATGACATAAGTAATATTTTAAAGATTTGATGAATTATGAAGCAGAAGACAATTATTAAGACAGAATATTACGCAGATGATGGTAGAGTATTTAATAATGAGAATGATTGTAAGTTATATGAGGATAAAGTGAAAATTCCAAAGATTGGATTATACTCGGTTATTGATAAGTATGACGCTAAATCAGTTGTTAATTATATAGATTTGATTTTAGGACAATATAATGTTATTGGAGATTCATATATTAGAGATACTAAAATTAAAAATATGTTAACACATCTTCAAAAACAATTTTCTAGTTATTTACCGGATGAAAAGTAATATATAAGATGTCTTATTCTATTAAAAATAATAGTGAGATGATTTAATGAATAAGGAAGATATATTGAAGAATGAATATACAGAAATTGCAGACTTAGCAACAAGAATGATTAATAATGCAAAAGAAGCAGAAGCATTATATAATGAAGTAAAGAGAATTAATAGTATGCAATTAATAGAAGATAATTTATTTAACCTTCAATTTGTAATGAATTGGCAGGATATTTTGAATAAGGTATCTATTACACAGGTTGAAGATTGTTAAGAAATATAAGGTCGAGATTATTTTTTAGTCTCGACTTTTTTAATTAAAATATTTTATGTATCTTTGAATTGTTAAATATAAAAATAGAATTTTATGAAAGTTAAATCATATATATTTGTACATAATAAAGAAAAATCTACATATAATATTCCAGACGAATATTTTGTAGATAATACAAATCTTAGAATAACTCATTTTAATACAGAAAATAGTTATTTTAATATATCTGCATATGGATTTCTTATTAAGAAAGATATTTTTGATAAAGAATGTAAATCATTTTATACATTAAATCCTGTATCTAAATATACAAATGGTAATATTAATGGAAGACGCATTGCATTTGTAAAAATTAATAAAGAATTACCAAAATATGATTTAACAGGAAATGCTATTAAAAGTTCTTTATCTTCAGATAATTGGACAGTTGTAAATGTTATAGATAATACATCAAGATGGACAAGAATTCCAGATGATTGTTATTTACTTACACCAAAGTTTAAATCAAGTGGACTTAAAATTCGGTGTTTTGAAAAAGAAGAAGATGCTATTGCTGAATATAATAAAAATGAAGAGAAAAAATCAGCAAATAAAAAAGCAAAATGGAACGCAATAAATACGGCGCCAAATAATGGTAATATCAATTTAGCAACACTTAAATATAAAGTTGAACGAATTCATATAAAGACAAATTATTTGAAGGATGTTCATGAAGGTGATATTATATATGGCGTTATTTCTGTATTAGAGAATGGTAAGAATAAACTTAATGTATCATCTCATTATGCAAATTATGTAGATGTATATGTTAATGATAAATTATATAAAACAGTTCCCATGAATGTATTTGGAGATTTACTTTCAAAACATTTACAATTATCTGTTTTTGTTTAATTAATAATCTTAAAAATAATTTTAATATGAAATTTTCAACATATATTAATAATATAATAGATGCAATATTTTTTCCGAATTTTCTTATTGAAGAACGGGAAGATAATAAGAAATTAAATGAATCATATGAAAATTATATCAAATCAATTAATGATTATGGTGATTCAGGATGGAAAGAAGCAACTAAATATGCGAAGTTAGTAGATAATTTAAGTTATCAACTAGATGTATTAGCAAGGGATTATAAGAATTTAACAAATATAAATAGAGATTTAAAAAGAAAATTAGAACGGTATTATAAAACAGGAAAAAATTCTAAGAAAAAGTAAACTATTTTATATTTCTTATATATAAATAATATAATTATTAAGGGGATGAATTTGGATTTGCTTATTAATTATGTGGTAATAAATCGTGTAGGAAAGTTAATAGCCTTTTGTAGTAATACAAAGAAACTTAGCAAATAAATTTAAATGACGACGAAATAGAATTTCGTATGGCAGCTTAATCCTGATAGGATTGGTAATATACACCCATTGAAGCATTTGCTCCTTATACGGTAAGTTTGAGCATTGCCACGGAGTTCGTAAGAGTGATAATCTCTGTTAAATAAAACTCTTACATATACTTATTCATTGTCCAATAAGAGTGATTATGACATTAAACTATTTAACTCTAATAACACAGATATAAATGAAAACTAATAAAGACATACGCACGTAGATAGTTTATTATTGACAAGTTAGTAATACGTGGTTTCGAGTACCACCATCTCCACATTTTTAGATTATATTTCATAATATAGAATTTTTAATTGTTTAATTTTGTAAATGAGTTGTATGTTTAGATAAACATATGACTCATTTTTTTGTATAATAATAAATAAGATAATAAAACTAAATATAAGCATAAATATATGCCAACTAAATTTATAGCAAGAAAGTTTAATCCAGGGAAAGCAGATCATAATAAAATAAATACACTTATTAATCTGTCTTCACTTAGTTTAAATTCAGCATAGAGTATTCTTAAAACTTCATTGGCTTTAGGATCTACTCAAACAAGTAATTATTCTGGTGATTCATTAACACCGTTTAATGATATTTTAAATCAAGATTAGAATAAGTTTACATAGTATGCAGATATTACTAAAAATACAAGTTAGTCTTATGCATACTATGATTTGTCATATCAATAGAGAAGAGAATAGTTAAGGTAGTTTGCTTCACAACAAACTATTTCATTTGTTTTAGATACTATTGCAGATGAATCTATTATATTGGATGAAAATAATTATTTTGCATAGTTAGATTTAAATCTTCTTAAATTAAAACTTAATACTAATTATAAAGGTGCAAATGGAGAAACTGCAGATGATTTAATAAAGAATTGTCAGAAAGCATTTAAGATTATATATTCAACATATGGATGGGATAAATCTAATGATGCATGGAATTATTTTAAGAAATTTCTTATAGAAGGTTATCTTGCATTTGAGATTGTTGTTGATAATCTTATGAAACCTACAAGAATCATAGGTATGAGGGAATTGGATCCTGCTACATTGGAACCAGATATTGAAATTGATCCAATGACAAATAAAGAAGTAAAGGTTTGGTATCAATATAAAGGTGACGCATAGTTAGAAAGGAAAATTCCAGATTCTAATATTGTATATATATCATGGTCAACAGGTATGTATGGAGAGTAGTCACGTGTATCATATCTAGAAGGTTTAATAAGATCATATACAATGTTAACATAGTTGGAGACTTCTCGTATGGTATGGAATATCATGAATGCATAGAAAAGAGTTAAAGTTGGTATTCCTGTTGGTAATATTTCTTAGGATAAAGCTCGTGCACGCGTAAATGAAGTTAAAGCAGATTGGAATGAAGAAACAACAGTTGATGAAATATCAGGTGAGATGGTAGTAAATGGACAACCACGATTCTCTTTTTCAAAGACACATTTCTTCCCTGTACGTGATGGTAATTCAATGACTATAGAAGAAATCCCTACAGAAGGATATGATTTAAGTGATATTACTCCATTGAAATATTTCTGGAGGCGTTTCATATTAGAAACTAAAATACCCGCTAATAGATTTATGATTGACCCTGCAGCTGAAGGTGCACATCCATTAGGTGGTGATGATGCAAGTATAACACGAGAGGAATATGCGTTTGGACGTTTTATTAGTCGTGTTAGAAATATATATCGTGAAATTTTGTTAAAACCATTATGGGTACAAATATGTTTAATGATGCCAGAGTTAGCAAGTTCTGAATTATTGAAACAATGTATAGGTATTGTTTTTAATGAAGAAAATATGTTTGTTAAAGCAAAAGAAAGAACTGCGTTAAAACAAGGCGCGGAAATTATAGGTACATTAGCATAGATTCAATTAGGTGAGAATAAACCATTCTTTAGTATGAAATTCTTAATTGAGAAATTCTTAGGTATGTCTGATGAAGATTTTGCACTTAATGAGAAATATAAACAAGGTGAAATTATAGAGCGCTTAGAACAAGCTAAAACTATTAAACAACATCAAGAAATGGGTAAACAAGTTGGTGAACAACAAGGTAATGGAACTCCTGGTGAAATGGATTTCGGCGGAGGTTCTGATGCAGGTGGCGGAAGTTCATTTGACGATTCATTTGGAGGCGGTTCTGATGCAGGCGGTGATTTTTCTGGAGGTGATGAAGTATTCTCTGGTGGTGACACTGGTATGGGATCCGGTGGTTCTGAAATTGCAGATACTGGTGGCGGTGATGAAGGTGGAGGTGACTTCGCTTAATCAAAATATTAAAGGATTAGATATTGAATTATCTAATCCTTTATTCATTTAAAAATAAATATATTAAAATATATTATTATAATAATGAGTGATAAATAGAAACATTTTTATGGATGTTTACCATCTAAATTGGATGGTACAGAACATATAGTAAATGTTGATTCAAAAATAGTATTACCAGATGAATTTTCATTGCGTGATGTAATGCCGCCAGTAAGAGATCAAGGAAACACATAGACATGCGTATGTTAGTCTTTAACTGCAATGTTGGATTTCCTTCATAACAGTAAAGTAGGAACTGATGGTAAATGTAATAATTATTCTATAAATGATTTGTATAGATAGAGATCTAATTATCCATAGGAAGGCATGTCAATTAAAGAAGCTATGAAAATTCTTAAGGATAAAGGCCTAAATGGAGAAAAGATTAATTCATACGCATTAGTTCCATCAGTAGAAGTTATGAAAAGAACTTTAGTTATGTTTGGGCCTTGTTGCGCTGGATTACCTGTGTATTCTGATAATGATCCATATTTTTGGAAGAAAGGTCGTGAATATGCAGGGGGTCATGCGATCTGTATTTGTGGATATAATAAAAGAGGATTTATTATTAGAAATTCGTGGGGAAGTTCATGGGCAGATCATGGATATATAACGATTCCTTATGATGAATATGAAGATTCTGTATTTGAAGCATGGACTGCAATTTTATAATAATATATTAAAGATGATTAGTAATGTTAAATGTTACTAATCATTTTTTTCTTTATATAATAATTATGTATCTTTGAATAAACAATTTTATAATTACTATATATTATAATATATGATAACATTTAATCATCCTTTTAATGAAGATCAATGTATAGAAAGACTTATGAATGAATATCATAAGCATAATAATTTAATAGTTGCATTTGATTTTGATAATACAATTTTTGATTATTATAATGATGGTGGTGATTATTCAGATATTATAAACATTCTGGATTTATGTCATCAGTTAAAATTTACATTGGTATTATATACATGTGAAACAAGTGCAAAAAAATTAGCATGGAAAATAAATTGGTGTAAAGAACATATGGGATTTAAACCAGATTATGTAAATAGTTCTCCTGTATTGAATAATATTACATCTAATGGTAAAATATATTATAATATACTCTTAGATGATCGTGCAGGACTAAATGAAGCATATTCTATACTTGTACATGTTATTTCAAATATAGAAGGCGAAAAAGGTATTTATTTAGAACCACAATGGGATAAAGAAAGATAA